GTCCATAATATAAAAACTGTGTTAAACTACTTTTATTGTAGCTTGACACAGTTTAATTTACACTCTCATTTTTCTCGTTGGCAACCTTCTTATCAAATTCCTCCTTTGTAAGGCGTCCCTTGTCTAATGCAGATTGTAAACAAGAAATTTCTTCCTCAACATCTTCTTCTGATTGCCAACTTCCAAAACGTAAAGCCTTACACTGACTTTCCGTAAGAGCATTCCAATCAATGTCTTTCTTAAATTGTTCTTGAACTTTTTGCCAAGCATTATTGAGACTTTCCTTTTTGAATTCTTCATCCCACTTTTTGTATACTTGGATACACGCAATTTGATTTGCGAGCCAACCCAAAGTTTCACTAACTTTGTCTTCTAATGAAATCTGTTCCATATTACTTTATATTTAATCCTATAAGGACGGTTAGTTACATTGGTTTCTTTGCTAAGAAGTGTGTATCAGATGAAACATGCAGAAATATGTTATCACCATCTGTAGAAGTATTCTTAATATCATAAGAAAAGCCTTCTTTTTTGTCAAATACAAACATTTCACAATCACCACCTGCAGCGTCAATGTAAGATTTTAAATGCTCTATCAACTCACTTGCTTTCATAATTCTATCTATTTATATCCTTTGCAGGATGATTAATCAATCTTCTTGATACTATCAATTTCCATATTCCATAGTACAAACTCTCTATTGGAGCGAGTGCCATTTTTCTTAGCAGGGTTGATTTTTACTTCAATCTCACCATTATAGCCACCGTAACCTCGATTAGGGACGATGCTTGTAATCCAACAAACATCACATCTAGAGCAGCTAACTTTGTCGCCAACCTTGTATGGAAGACTTTCGATGTAATCATTTACGTAAGAACAAATCTCATCGTTAGCATCATTGATAATGCTTAGTTGTTTGTCAACCTTTACTTTTAATTCTTCTTTTGTCATATCTTTAAAATTATGTCCGAAGACGTTAAACATTTAACAATACTCTTTTGAACTTTATTCGCAAATTCTCTTTTAACTCTTTAGCTTCACTCCAAGGTGTATATGTTGTGGTATAAAAATTATAACTACGTTCATCTACACAATGTAAGCCTGTTATGAGTAATTCTAACTCTTCGTTTGATAATACAACATTTTTATCCATACTGCTATTATTTATTCCTGAAGGCGGTTAAACATGTTTGCTAAAATAATGTTCTTTTGTACTTTTTAGATATTCACCACACGTTTCTTTTGTAAGATATTCCGTATCAGAGTAAGCATTAAACTTGCCTTCTTCCACTTTTCTAAAAAGGAATCTAATATTACCCATATCATCAGAATATCCTGTGAATTGCAAATGATTTTGCTGTAATGATAACCATCCCAAGTATATTTCGTAGTCTCTTTTAGAGAATTTGAACCAACGAACATTGTTCTTGCACCATCCAAAGTAACTTGGATCAATTCTAAGAACCCTTGTAACTGGCATACCTTTATATTTACCAAACGTAATTATATTCATACCTACACCTCCATTTCGTGATTAATACCAAGACCGAAGAGAAGGTGCTGGAGTTCGTGGATATAATGTATCTCCATTATAAAGATTCTGTTAATAGCAACGTATATATTTTCGCTAAGCTCTATTGTTAAGCGAATATTGTTAACGTTTTTCTCAAAGAATTTCTCATATAATTTCTCCCATCCATTCTTCTTTAAAATCTCATGAGTGAGAGGAATCGGACGAATAGCATTATTACTAATAGAGTATGTTGTACTACTATCGTTTAACATGATTACCTTAAGAAAGCCACCACTCAATGAAGATATTACTTTGAATATTTTATCTTTAGCAAATTGAAGTGCTGACTCCTTTACCATCACCAAATCACCTGGTATATATTCTAATTTGTTCATTCGCTTTACTTTTTACGATGATTAAACTTCTTGATAGCATCCTTCTTAGAAGCTGCCATGATCTTAACACCTTTGATGGTGAACTCATGCTGCGCCTTTGGCTGACACTTCTGTTTATCAGAAGGAACATTGCCTTTCGGAACATTAAATCTAACACGTGGAAGACAAAAAGGAAAATCACTCATCTGATAATCTATTTCTGTTTTTATTCCAATCATTGATAACAATCCACTCATACGCTTTACTCCTTTACTTCTTTAAAGATTACATTCTTGTGGTCTGAACGTTCTTTGATGCTACAAGGGTATTGCTGCCATACTTCGCAAAACTTCTTGCTATCAAAGAAACAACCTTTACAAGATTCTCTATCAGTCTCTGTAACTTCAAGAGTTACTCTTTCTCCAACTTTAAACTCCTTCATTCTTACCTCCTTTCGTAATAAAATCAAACAACTCATCTACGAATATCCAATTAGACAAATGGAACGTCTTGACTTTCTCTTTCCACATTTCTTGATATGTGTCGCAAGTGGTTTCATCAAGCTCATCGTTCATATCGTAGAGCTTTCTGTAGCCGAACTCTTTTGAGAACGCAAGAACCTTGCCGTTGTCATTACGTGGAACTTCACTAGCAGGGTGAAATAAGTCTTTTAGAAGCTCATTGATAGCCCACTTAGCACCATCCGTAAAATCTTCAATACTTCTAAGCTGAAAATATGCAGTTTCGTTGAGATGCTTGCTAAGTGCTTGTGCCCTTGCTGCAATATCAATTTCTTTATCGTCTATCATAATCTACCCTTTCTTTTTCTAAGTTCTAACATTCTCCTAGTTCTACGGCTTTCCTTGCCACTAGGAGGATTACCAGCGAGTTTAAAATGTGGAATGCAATCATAACCTCTATAGATATGGGCTTCATTGATTGCATTGGTTTCTTCACTAGTCAAGGCTTCTTCAAGTAATACACTAGTTGGTGTTATAATTATCTTTGCATCGTCTCTAATCATTGCTCACCTCCTTCCCAATCATCAGTCGTTCCTAGTAGATGTGCTGTCTCTTCGTTGTAAGGAATACATTGATTCCAACCACAACCATTACAACAATAATAAAAATCGCTATCTTTATAGCCAAACAAGCTTACTTGCCATGCTTGGCTATCAAAGTCTCTGATAAGCACCTTATCAAATGGTTTTAGCTCAACCTTTGGCTTCAAATCAACAATAGCTTTCTTATCACTATCCCATCGTTTGCCTTCCTTTTCGAGAGCTGAGAAGAACTGTTTTTTCTCTTCTTCTGTAGCAAATCTATACTCTTCAGATGATTCCACCTCATCGTCAAACAATAATCCAAACATTTCATTTAGAGAAACATAGAAACAAAGGGTATGCTTATAAATCTTTCGGCATATTGCTACTGATTTTCCATATACCACTATATCCCCATCCTTGAACTCTGGCTGAGCCTTCTCTACTTCAAGGGTCTCACGATTGAGTTTTCCACCCAAACGCTTCTCGATGGTTTTGAGGTAGGTCTGAGCAGCATCTTTACCTGCTTTTTGGAAATCAGAAGTTAGCAATCGTTCGTTTTTACAGAACTGTTCTGTATCATTATTCTCTTTCCAAAGATAATATTTCCCTACGAAAGAGCAATATGTATCATCGGCAAATCTTTCAAAGATAACATGTACATCTCTGTCTTTATTAACCAGCACGTCTCCCTTCTTGAAGAACTTGCGCCAGTCACGCATTTCCTTTGAAGGAAAAATGATACACTCTCCACCAATACAATACTTACCATACTCATCAAGATTAAACTGTACTCCATTTTGGTTTTGGCATTCAATTCCAAAATCTCCAGTGTAATCTTGATAAAAACAATCCCCATAAGTTAAGGAATACAATTTAGTTCCTTGCGATTTACTTTCGAGGATTTCCGCTATATTAATCTTTGCTTTCATAACTAAATCGATTTTTGCATTAAACAATGCTGATAATGGCTCATGCTACAATTAGCGTATTTTGATATTTTTGGCAACTCCCCTTCATAAGGAGTAACTTTCAAACCATCTATAAAATCGGCATTTTCGGTATATACTTCTGTGCCATACTCATTCATATATACTTTCTGTGCTGATATAGAATGGCTTTCTGCTCTCAGCTTACCTAATGAACGCCAAACCTGCTTGCGATGGATAAACAATCCATGCAAAGGAATAGTCTTTACTTCTACTTTTGTACCCATAACCATTAGCTTGCTTTATATAGATTGAACCACACCTTGTTGCTCTGCTTGTCCTTATAAACATTACCTTCAAGGTCGAAATAAACTCGTTTCTTCTGATTGAACTTCTTCATCATTGGCTGATTATCTTTGTATGTCGTTACATCATACTCAACCAATGAAGAACCACGTTCATTCTTTGTTGGAGGATAACCTGATTCTCGTATGAAACGTACCTCAAACTCTTTATTTCCAATTTCAAAATTTGCTGTAGCCATAACCTTTATTTTATGCTTTATACATCTATTCTCTATCTAATAAACTCCTCGCCATAATACCCACATTCCTCCTCTTATCTTTAATTCATTTAAACGAGCAGCTTTATTAAGCTTAATATATAGCTTATCTTTAAGATGTTGAATAAATTCGACAACAGAATATTCTTTCTTTTCCATACCCTTAACCATTTAAAGATGATAATAACTATTTGATACCCTTGCGCCCAAATCGAAGCAGCCCACAGCATCCGGCTTTAAGAAGCGTTTCTCTAACTTCTCCAAAGCCACTTTATACTTCTGCTCCATGTGCTTGCAATGTAGTCTCTGAGCTAATTTAAGTTGCTCAACAACACCCTTGCGAGCAACTCTATATTGTTTATCGGACATCATAGCCTTATTCGTTCACATAGTTGATTACTTGCTCTTGACCTTGCTCATGCAAGTTATCGAAAGCGTCTTCTATAACTTTAGCTACTTGGTCGCCATTTAGGTTCTCCAGCATTTCGCTTACTACCTCTATCTGCTGGTCTGTTGCTAAAGAGCAAAACTTGTCAATAAGAAAACTCTTCTGTGCATGGACGAGCATATCATCGAATAAATCCGATACATCTACACTAACTTTATAATATGCCATAATTTGAAATTTTAAAAGTAATTAGTTGTACCACACATCATTTGGTATAAGAGCCAATTTCCATCCATACTCTAGTTCATACCTTAATATTTCAAGGTCGTGACTCATTACAGATGAAAGACCTACAAACTTATTTTCGTACTCCATATCCAAACCATTTAGTTACCATACTTGTAATGCAAATAATTATCCTCTGAGCCGAAATAAAGCTCGGTATCGCTCATATTTGCCTCCATCAAGTCATTCTCTACATCTTTATAAGAAGGCACGCAATCCTTAACTCTTTGGCAGAACAAAGGATATTTTGAAGACACGTCTTCTCCGTCTTCATTATAGATATTAATCTTATCTACATTGTAATATGGATAAGAAGAAATATTTCCATATGAATGGATAACCTTTCTACTCTTAACGGACACCACGATTTCAGCAGGTTTGTTAATAGCATCAAACTCGCAAGTAAAATCATCAAGCTGCGCCTCAAAAGCCGCATCATTAAACTTTTCAGATAAGTTTTCAAAAAACTTTTTCATTTTCTTATTACAGTTTTTGTGGTGTGTCTCACCATTTTTAATTAGTAACCTTTATTTCTTAATTACGATGCAAAGATACAAAGAATATTCGAAATATGCAAATTATTTAATGTATTTCCTATAGCTTTTAACACTCTATAATAATATAAACAAATAATTTGCTGACGTTAACAAAGAAATCCCCACCACTACATTATTATATATAGTGATGGGGTAAACACCAAATGGTATTTTGCCTTTGGGCTATTTTTCTTCCTTATCTACGATTTCAACGAAATCTCCAATTCCCAAACGAGCCTTATTGATACATGATGCTATCCAACCTATCAGATAGGCAGATGGTTCTCCACCATGTTTCATTTCAATATTACCCTCGATAGCATCACAAGCGTGACTAGCCTCATGACAAATTACATTCATACGCATAGCCTTACTGCTACTGAATAAAACAAGAACGCACTTTCTTCTTGTTTCTCTTATGTGAAGTCCGTAATAAGTAAATCCATCACCATTTAAAAAATCGTACTTTTCAATATCCGTACCATCATTATTCAAGAATGCTTTCTTTGCATCCTCAAACTGCAACCCAACCCCAACACACAATAAGTGTGGGTAAATGGGCTGGTCGTATTCGTAATATCCTTTCTTCTTCATACCTCATCGTTTTTATGTTTCTCCCACCCTGCTTTTGAAAAGGCATACCAAGTATCACAAATGTCAAGAGCGAGCATGTTGCCTTGGTTAATACAAAAATCGCTATCAAAGCCTTCGATATGAACATACATCAGTGCTATAGTATCATAAGGAACGCTACGACCTTCAAGACAAGGGTTTTTAAAATTCTTAGTCTTGTATAAACTTGTAACAATTGGCACTTGAAGAACGTCTGAAATATTCTTAGTGCTAATCTCTATCGACTTCTTAAACTTCTTCATATTCTCAACTATTTAAATTTCTCAAAGTAGAACACAATTTGTCTATCAAAGTGCTCTTCGATTAAACCATAAGCAAGCGACATCTTTACTTGGAAAGAAGCCTTACCATTAAGCAATCCTTTAGCCTGTCTAGTAATCTCTGAACGAAATTGTTCCAAACTCATATCACGCTTACGAAGATTACAAGACCTGCAAGATGGCATATAGTTCTCCATGGAATCATCGCCATGGAATACGACAAATTTTCCCTCCTTGTCGCTCCACCGAGAGTAACAACCTCGATTTTTCGGAACAAGATGGTCAACCTGCATATCCTTATACTCTATACTCTTGCCGCAATAAGCACAATGCCCATCGTATTTGCGATATATTTTAAGTCTATCTTCTTTTTTCATAATCGTTAATTATGTAACCTACCAATATGCCACTTTGAGCAAACCTTGCATAAGTAAGGATGCCAGCCGGAAGCCTTCAACTTCGAATTCTGATTTAGAAACTCCCAAGCATCATCCTCGCTTTCATAAGCTACCTTCGCCTTCCAAGATTGACCCTTTCTAACCCAATGCTCAGGATCTGGATGCAAATGACGAGGAATACATTTATTTCTTTTCTTCATAACTTCTTCAGAAATTTAAGTTGAAACCCTTCTGCCTTTTTTATTCCTGGGTATAGCTTCGTTAGAACCTCCCATGCTCTTGTCTTGTGCCGATGCCACATCGTAACCGGATGCACACGCTCACCACTTGGTAACACATAGAAATCTGCCTTAATGGTATCAATATGCTCATAGTTTGCAGCTTTATATATAGTTCCCTTGTTACCTATGGACGTATCGGCATAAGATATAAGGTACTTGATTTCCTTATGTGTTGCCCTAATATACTTATGCAAGAGAGATAGGCAAATCGTCTCGCTAAACTTTGGCATATCATCAGACAACCACATTCTGTCAAATTCCCTCACTTGATGGTAATCCAACACTTCGCCCTTTTCAGTCTTGATGTGCGGTCGGATTCCATACCCTATTTGCATTGCGCCCCTTATCTTATCCTTATACAATACCAAAAGATTCAAGCAACTATTCTTCGTTACCTTGTGTGAAAAGTGATGAGGAACTATGATTGCATCTGCTTGCGCCTTATCGCACTCCATCAGCTTTATTCCCTTTTCCTTGCACTCGTAACCGATAACAAATCCGCAGAAGCCTAGCACTGGAGACTTGTTCAACTTTCTTCTTCTCATATCAATGATACCTCCAAAAATAACGTTTGAAATTATCTAGCAAATGCTCTATACAAGCTTTGATTTCGCCCTCTCTTATGAATTGGTTGCAAAAATCTATCAATTCATCACGTACCAACCCTCGTTTTAAGGCTTCGTCTCTCATAGCTCTTATAAGAGCATCCGTTGTTTCTTTATTCCCATTTCTTACAACAGGATTGCAACAAAACACCTTGCACATATCCATAGTTTCAAAACAGACTTAACTGCCTACTCATATTCTTTAATTCGTTATTGGCAAAATCTACTTGACGCTGGTCTATTTCAAAGCCTATATACTTTCTTTCAAGGTTTACGCAAGCTCTTGCTGTTGTGCCACTCCCCATAAATGGGTCAAGAATAACATCACCTACATTTGTTGAGTTTCTGATTAGAATCTCCATCAACTTAACTGGTTTTTCGGTCTGATTGATCAATCCTTCTTTATCCCTGCGTTTGTTGGTTGGAATAGGAACACTCAGAATGTCAGATGTGCCAAACTCATTTATTGGCTTTCCACCTCCCTTACGAAGCATAATGATATACTCCTTTTGATTCATATAATACGTTCCACACACCTTAGTGCATTTATCCCATATTAAACACTTTGTAAAGTGAAACTCACTCCGTCCTATCTCATCTAGAAAGTGCATCAGATTATAGTCGTTACACATAAGATAGCAATGAGTCTTATCCTTTAGTACTCGATATAGTTCGTTGATATACTCCGAAATATCTATGTCATTACTCTTGAATATCTTACCTTTTCTAGTTTGAGAATCCGTCCAATATCCACTCATGCTACTGCGCCCACCTCTAGCTTGTACCGGATAAGCAACATCAGAGCATACTAGGTCTATACATTCATCGTCTAGCTGCTTTAGAAGCTTTCGGCAATCACCTTGATAAATTCTATTTAGCTCCATCATATCACCCACTAACTTTCATTTCAAAATAAACTGTCTTGCTTTATCATTAATTCATTTTCTATTCTCTTGTTTGCTTTATCGTAAAACTCTCTATTAGTTTCAAAACCTATAAAATTACGATTTTCTTGAATACACGCAATAGCCGTAGTTCCACTACCTATACAGCAGTCTAGTACAATATCTCCTTTGCAGGAATGCTTGTTTATAATGCTTCTGAAAAGACTAACAGGCTTCTGGGTAGGATGAAATCTCCCCTTATCACAACAGATTGGAAAGCTATATACTCCATTGTCATATTCACTATTAAAGATAGGATTTTTACCTTTCACCCCACACACAGCGACCTCTCTTGCGTTTGTGAGATAGTTTGTCTTACTATTTATTGGAACAGGATTTGTTTTTATCCATTCTATAAATCTAATTTGTTTAAATCCGACTTTAATCATCGCATCCTTTACGACCCCAATCTTCCACAAATCATAGAAACAAACTATATATCCACCATCTTTCAAGCACCTGTAGGATTCTTTTATCATAGAGCCTATATCAAATGCTTCCTGTTTATCCCAGTCTCCAAAGTCGATAGATATGCGAAATCTATCGGTATCTTTACCAATAGGAGCGGACTTTGCATAATTGGAATCCCTTGAAATTTCATATGGAGGGTCTGTGAGTATAAGCGAGACGGACTTGTCATCAATCTTGCTCATACCATCCAGACAATCAACTTGATAAATCTTATCTATCTCCAGCATATCCAAACATATCTTTTTGATTAAACATTTCTTCTTTGATTCTTTTTTGTGCTACCTTGAAATATTCCCCGTCTAACTCAAAGCCAAGGAAATTCCTGTTTGTTCGCATACAAGCCAGAGCAGTACTTGCTGAACCCATAAAACCATCAAATACCAAATCTCCTTCGTCCGATGATTTCAAGATGCATTGCATAAGCAAGGGGATTGGTTTCTCGTTCTGATGTACCAACTTATCTGATGGAACTCTATCAAAGTCCCACACGTCCTCCAAACGTTTGCCGTTTATGATTCGTCTGCCTTTATTCAAGTACAGGATTGGCTCGTAACATTGACCATATTGCGCATCTAAATCTCCAGCCGTATGGTTGTTCTTTCGCCAAATGAGCACATTCTTAATGGTAAACCCTGCGTTCCTCGCTTGTTGCATAAAAAAGTCCAAGGTCTTGGCACTACAGAAGATATAAGCAGCACTATCATCCTTCAAAATCCGGTAGCATTCGCTCATATAATCAATAATCAATTGCTCATTATCGTCATTGAGTATTTCCTTCGAAAAACGATGGTCGTCTGCTCTCCATCCGGTCTTATAGGAGATACAATATGGTGGGTCAGTAACAATTAAATCTACTTTCCCGCTCTCTATTTGTTTCATTCCTTCTATGCAGTCGGAATTGTATATTCTATCAAATTCAAGCATATCAAATCTCTTTTATAGCGTTAACATAAGCTTCATGAGCCTCTTCTTGCGTATCAAAGCAACCTATATATATTTTCTTTTTACCTATCTGATACTGCGCTTGCCATTTTCTTACACTCTTATTCCAAGTCACACCCAAGTATTCGGAAGAGGTTTTCTTTGCTATAGCAGAATAAATCACATTGTATCTTGCGGTGCAATACTCCAAGTTGTCTACATCGTTATTCGTCTTATCGAAATCCTTATGATTCACCATTGGAAACGCTTCTGGATTCTCCAAGAAAGCCTGAGCTACCAAACGATGTATATAAAACATCTTGCGCTTTCCGTTCTTGTAAAGCCATACCTTCAGATAACCTTTTGGTGTCTTGCAAGGTGCGATTTCCTTTAATTGAGACGTTCTCCCAATAGTAAAAACATGTCCCAGCTTGCTAACATAATACCTTTCGTAATTCTTTATAGGCTTTATATCACCAAGAAACCTTGTTATACTTTTATCTTTCATTGTTACCTCCTTTTTCAAAGAAACTTGAATATATGGCTTGCGCCTCCTTTGTATCTAGCAAATCAATATCATTGTAAAACCTTCTGTACACAACGCACAACCTTTCGTCATTTCCGGTGTCTCTTGCTTTAGCTATTTGCTGACAAGATTCCATGAGAAATGCACTTATCTTCTCGTAACTTCGCTTCTGTGTCTTCTTTAGCATATCCATGCTTACAAAGGTTTTGTAGTGGATGATATGCTTTTCTTGCTCGTATTCTGTGAGTATAAGCCCTTCCGGAATAGCAAATACCACTCTTCTTGTCTTGTCATCACTATAGAGCTGAACTGCACCCGTAAACGATGTATATATCTTTTGCAATATCTTGGCAATCGGTAAGTCTTTTTTCAAAAACCTTTCTGCAAATCTCTTCAGAAAATGAACGCTCATAGCAAAACAATCTTCGCTATACCCCTCGTTTCTACTCATAGGAATATACTCGTTGGTTTCCTTCAGATAAATGAACAAACCGGAAGCAAAAACATCGCCATGTTTTACACCTACAACGATGAGATAATCGGCATTCGGTGTAGCAAGCTCAAAGGTCTTTGTTATTTGTCGTACGTTCTGCTTTCTCATTTCACGTTTAAGCTCATTAGCTTTTCGCATCTGAAACTCATAGATTCTTGTTTCATCTAAGTTTCGTACTCTACGCATCTCACCCGAAGTCATACTTGCTGTTATCATGCGCATTCCTCCTTTTTAATCTTTGACAACCAACAATCCCAGATTCTTGTAGCTACATTAGCCATCATAACAGGAGGAACACACATTCCGCAAGCAAACCAAGGTTTCATGCCATTAAAGTCATAATCCATCGGAAATGTTGATGCTAAAATCGTATCATGTGCTGAAAGATAACTTGGATTATCATAATACACAAGTCTATCCTCCATTGCTGATATGGTATTGCATACCTTGTTCTTTTTGAGAAACATGTTATTGAACATAGAAAGACGATTATCCATCCGCTTGACAATATCACCGATAGAATTATCTTTCTCATTTCTATGCTCCCAATACTTCATCATTCCTTTAGGAATTTGCCTTCCACAATAGTCAGAGAACTCATCCAAGACAATTTCTTTCTCGTTGAAGTCCATATCTATCTTAGGCACTCGCTCGAACAAATCCTTTTGAACCATAAACGGCTCGCAAAGGTCTTTACGTAACCCAATAAAGAATACCCTAGGTCTGTTTTGAGGAACACCCATGTTACGTGCATTGAGAAGCCAATGCTGCAAGATATATCCGGCATCATTCATCTGTCTATAAATCTCCTTTACGTACTCGATGGCTTCACCTTGTAATAAACCTTGAACATTCTCAAAAACTACTACCTTTGGCTTTAGTTCTTTAGCGAGGTCGATTGAGTAGAAAGCCAAATCGTCAAGCCTTTGCGCCTTCTGACCTTCTCGGAATACTTTTTCCTTTCCCCAAGCCTTTTGGCGGTCACCTGCAATACTGAATACCGAACAAGGGAAACTAGCATCCAATATATCCAAATTATGAAGCTCTTCTTTCATAATATGCCCCCCCATATTGATATTGGTAATCAACTCACGAATATCACAATTGAAAGCGTACTTGACATCGTGATTTTTCAAGTACATCTTCATAACCTTTGGGTCTATCTCATTACAGGCTACAACATCGTAGCCAGCTAGTTTGTAGCCAAAGGAACTTCCACCTCCACAACAAAAGCAAGACATCACCTTACCTTTGTCTTTTGTGAAATTAGCATCTTTTTTAGTCCATCTATAAGGGAACTTGTGCTCGTTTTTATACATTTATCTACCATAAAAAACAATCGTTAATAAAAACCGATGTATAAAAATAACCACAAGTAATATGGTTGTAAAAAGGGCTTCTAACCCTTGAATTTAGATTCTGTTTTCTTCGGCAATGCGTCTTAAATAATCATCCGCAGCGTTATCGTCTATTTTCGACTTAAGAGACATTCCTGTATTATATCCTATCATTAAGGACACATTCTTGCTCTTTTTCTTGTTCTTTCCATATCGCCAGCTAAAGACCTTTCCTAGCCAAGCTATACCAACAATGCCATCTGATACAACTATTGTCGGCAACAAAACAAATACTTTATATATCATCGCTATCTAATTGAGAGTTAAAAATATATCTATTCTGATTCAGCCAAAGCTCCACGTAGTCAGCCTTGATTTTCAGAAATTCTTCGTATGTGTAGCATTTCTGCTGCTTACCACCTTTGTTCCAATAATAGGCAACTCCTCCCAAAGAAAAGAAGTCTATCAAGTCCATTTCCTTTCGCTCCGGTTCTTCACGCTTTTTCTTTTGCCTATATCTACTTACAGCAAGCAATATGAGACAAACGCAAAGCAACACGGAAACCAGTATCTCGAATATTAACCTTACGTCTTGCATCTTTTCTTAAAAACAAAAACACGAAACTACCGATTGCAAAGTCAAAGGAATAGTGACTCGGACTGCCTTTCGGTATAGTCCATCGGGTTTCGTGTCTCTAATATCTTATTCAATATCTTAAATCGCTATTTATCCTTTTTGTTCTGCGCTTGCAAAGATAAATAATATTCCTCTAACTTGCAAACGTTTTAGTGCTTTTAATGTTTTATTTGCATAATTTTAAACTTATCCTTTTTTGAAGTTCATTCCAAACTCTTCTTCCGTTACCTCATACATTACATCACCATATGCTACTCTTTGCTTGTCTTTTGCCATCAGCAATAAGTTTCTATAAGGTATCTCTTTCACGACTTCTTGGTAAGATAAGTGCAGACTATCCATAAAAGATGCAATCTGCCCTAAGAGTGTATCGTTACCTATGGTCGTGGTTTTGCTATCATCCTTGCCGCACTCTTCGCCAAAATTGATAGCGTCTGAAAATCCTTTATAGAGATTAAGGAATAAGCCGTTTGTAAGCCATTGACAACCTCTTCAAACGTTCCTTTAGATAATTCATCACTAATGGATTCATCGCCTTGTATGAATACAGACAACGCCTTACAAGTATCATCCAAATTCTTAAGCATGCCTAAGACTTCCGCTAAGGTCTTGCCCTCTTCAAAACTATCAAGGTATTTAGCCGCCTTGACCAATTTTATAATTGTAGGTGGTGAAATATAATAAGTCTTTCCATTCACCATTATTGTTACGAAATCCTCCCCAAGAATAGCACCCGCAACTAATTTACTTGCCTTACTCATAGTTCTTAATATAAAAAAGGGAACGGCAGTAATACCATCCCCCTCTATCATTTGTCGTTTATACCTTATTCCTGTTCCACAACTGCAGAACCTTCCCATTGGTACTCGCCAGCCACACCATCGGTCTCACTTTCCATGGCAACGGCAGAAATACCCAAAGTGATATTCTTGTCCTGCTGGTCTCCCTTGGCTACGATAGCCGCATTTGAGAAAACGATGTAGTTTCCTGTCTTGGTCTGAGCAACAATACACTTGTTGATGTTTTCCAAATCTTGACTAGAAGACCAACCTACTGCGTTCGCCTCCGTTGTAGTCGCTGCTCCGGTTGAATCGTACATCTTACCACCTTGAAGGTCAACCTTGTTCTTCCATGAGAAGACACCAATAGAGAATGTAATAGTCTTAGCACCCTCATCGGTCTTGTCACGATAGTAAACCTGTCCGTTCAGCTCGTTCTTGTACTCGGTAACACTAGGGTCATCCTGAGAATATCCCCATGTTCCCTCATGGCTGTTCAAGACCTCTGTAGCGGTTTTCAACCATGTAGCCAACTTAGCAGGTGTATTTGCCTCGGTAAGAGGAGCACCATACCAAATTCTCTTGATTCCAATAAATGGTTTCATCTTATCTTACGTTTAATGTTTCAAAATCAATAGTAATGTTTGCGTAATGGCAACTCAACCTACTCTCTTGCTCTATGCCGTGGGAGCGGATAGAATAACGATACCATACATCCTCTGCTTTTCCGACTTCATTGTCGGACAGGATTTCAATAGCCTTCTTTAAAAGCTCGTTCAACTGAGGATTAGCCTCGCCCTCTATATCTTTGAGCAATATATTTACCTCTATAGTACAATCATTGAAATATGTCTTGTCTGCACTCATACGCTTAGGGATGATGACTATCATGCCATCATCGGGAATCTTCTCACCGACCATAGGTTCTTCCCCATCAAGTCCACCCTTTTTCAGATGTCCTTTCAGTCTTCGTTCCATTCCCATAAGCTCCAAGTCATCATAGATTACATGACCTGCATCTATTTCTGTTATCATCGCATATCCTCGATTTCTTTCTTGATATACTGAATACCCGAATCTATAACATCATATCCTCTAGAGGAAACATCTGACGCATATTCCGCTTTGTTGCCAAGGGTCAAGGTGTGGTCATGTACTTTACTATAGTTAGACCTTCTGAGATTACCTGTGCGGTTTCGGTAGTTTCCGTTAGCCTTATCAAGCTCAACAGCAGTTTTACCTAACCTATCAAGAAATTCATCTACTTCCCTTTCTCCCTGTGCAAAGAAAGCGTCTATCTCATCCTTTATAACATCAGACATAGATACTCATATAACCAAGATAATTGCACTTAGGGGCATTATAGACCTTTCCACCTCCTCGGTAGCTTCCATCATCGGAATAGACCTGGACTTCATCACCTTCGGAAATCTGGCACTTGTCACAAACAATATGATATTTCGGTGTATATATGCTACCATTCTCGGTAGTGAAATGCTCGGTAGAGTTGTCATCGCACCGACAACGCCCCATTTCTTTCCATTCCTCAGAAGAGCTAATGACCTCGTTGTACTTGTTGACAACCTTATTCACGAACTTCTTCTTTAATATATGAGGGGAATATAACATAACCTAGACATTTACCAAATATCAGACTTATCCGTGATAGTGGAAAGCCCTAAAGCTGCCACCACTTCATTATCCGGAGCAACACCATATTTTCGGCAAAGCCACATATAGTATTGTCCTATCTTAGAGTAGTCCCAAGAGACAGAGAATCCATTTTCGTTCACATTGCTCATATATGGAGCAAGCATCAGTTCCTCGATTACGGAAATCATCGCCTTGCCTACAACCTGCGAATTATCAGACGTATATTCTTCGTCAAGGTCTATACCTGACGATATATCTTCCAATTGGGCATCGGTAATGTTCCAAGCACGCAACTTCTGTGAAATGTATTCTCTTATCTTCATGTGACATCCTTATTTCTGAGCCTGACTCATAGCCTCAGCGATTTTCTTTGCAGCCTCCTGCTCGCTCTTAGTCTTTTCGTCAAGTTCTTCTTCTACATTCTCCTTTTGGGAATTCTCTTCGGTTGACTCGGCAGCATCCTTTTTTGAGGTTTTCTCCTTTTTAGGCTTGCTCTCCTTTTTCTCCTTCAAGACTTCCTTCTTAGGTGTCTCTTCTGACTTCTTTTCTTCTTCCTTTATAGGATTTTCTTTTCCATCATTCAAGACTTCCTTTTTAGGAGTATCTTTAATTTCCTTATCGTCTTTTAGAGGTGCAGAATGGTTATCATCCTGCACCTCCAACATCTTGCAAAGCTTACGTTCGATAAGGGAGTTCATGCGTTCTTCGTCAAAGTCCAAGATTGCACCAACTTCATAGATGGTGTTAAAATGGAACTTATCACGGAACGGACTAATTACCTCACCTCTCATAAGCCTAACCTACCGCTTGTGTTGAGTCCAAAGAGTAGATGGCATCAACGTTATTCAAGATAGGAACAACCATTGCTTGTGAGCTAGTGAACTCACGGAGTGGGTCGTTAGTAGAATAACGGCTAGCCAAGATATACTCATCGGCTGACTGATAAGTAACACCTGCAACTGGTCTTGTAGCTTCGGCTACATTAGTCCAGAACAAATCACCAAGGTTATCATAGCATGTAAAGGTCATGTGACCCTTAGCCCAAGGGTTGTGTGTTCCCTTCTTGCCGTTAATCTCGGTCTTGATTGTACGGGCTACACGTACCAAGTTGGTCTGCCACTTATTTCTAAAGATAGACGCAATCTGCTCAAAGCTCAAAATAGGAATGTTGCTGTTATCCCCACTAAGTGCAATGCCTTGATTGAAGGCAAACTGAGCACGAACCTGCTTGTTCTTGCCAAGCAACTTGATCGTGTAATCATCAAGATAACAAGTAGTGATGGTGTTTTGGTCGTCCATCGCCTTGTCGTAAACCAATTGGATGTCATCAAGTGGGGTTGCATCCTCTGCGTCCCAAGCCTTAGCACCGTGACCGAACTTGTTCTTCTCGGCAAAACCTACATCAACTCGGACACCAGTACCACCGGAACGAGTCGCCAAAGCAACACCTGTTGACAGCTCACTGAGGAACATATCTTCAATACGCTCGTAAACCGCCTGAATACAACGAGGAAGGTCTGCAAACAAGTTACGCAAAATCTGTGGCTGAGGCAAACGTTGCGCAATCATGTTATCCAAATCCTTAAGCTGCTTCTCTGACATGTAAAGCTTCATACCAACCTTTGGGATTTGACCCTCAGCGGTTGAAACCTTGTCACGGCTCTTCAATGGAAGTTCCGCATCCATTGATACAACATCAGCAGCAACTCGTGTGTATTCCGCAGTAATTGATGCCCAGCGTCCGTCCTGACTATATGTGTTAGTCAAGTGGTCTCGGTACATATAGGTCAATGCAGTCTGATTCTTGCCGTTCAACTTCTCTACTACACTTGCAACAAGTTGTGGGAAGTATTTATTGACCAACTGAAAATAAAGTGATTTTTCCATCTGTTATCCTCCTTCTTTTAGTCTTTGTCCATGGTTGCATCAGACTCATCGAACTTGTTTGCATCCTCATCGCTAACCAAAGCAATCTTTGGCATAGCTGTAAGGAACGCATCCGGATAGTCTGCACCATTTGCAGCCTTAGCTGCTACCTTGTTAACTTGTCCAGCAGTCATAATTGCCGCTGGCTCACCGTTCAGAATGGAACGATAGAGAACACCCGCATACTTGTAATGCTCCAATGGGTCACTGGCAGTACCCAAAGCCTTATAATTGTCTGTTTCAATAGGCAATGGCTTGTAAGTTCCCTTACCATCTGTCACGATAACACGACCTGCGTAAAGAACTTCATCTTTTACGCCTATCCAATCCAAAGCACGACCGCCCTTGATGTCGCCTTCCCATTTCTGGATAATGACGGAATCCTCACCAAAGACAATTTGCTTTTTTGTAGTCTTCAATTCCTGATTCATGTTTTTCAATTTTTAAAGTGACTGAACTAATGATGCGGCTACATTGTCAACGTCCTCCTTTGTTGGCTCGCCCTCGCTAGCACGATAGCTGCCCCCGAATTGTGGTTGTTGCAACGCCTTGTAGTTGTTCGCTACCTTGGAGAGGTATGTTTCGATAGCTTCATCTGTAGCATCATCGCTCAAGGTGAAACCCTCGTTGATACGACTTTCGGGAATGCCCAACTCCTTAGCCTTTGATAAAATCTTCGCATCGTGGTCTGCCTTTGCCTTTGCCTTTGCAGCAGCCTCTTCCTTAGCCTTAGCCTCCTCAGCTTGCTTTTGGATAGTTTCTTGCAATTCCTTAATGGTCTTGCTTTGCGCCTCCATCTGTTCGTTGTAAGTCTTGGCTTGGTCTGTGTTCTTCTGAGTCAAGGTCTCAACGAGTTTCTTGAACTCTTCACGTTCCTTGGTTCTTGCTTCATCTGAAGCTTTCTTCTCTGCTGCCTGCTCTTCAAAGTATTTTTTGAGATAATCCGGCATTTCGTTTTCCTTTGCCAATTCCTCCAAGCGTTTCTTTTCGGCTTCTTCAGCGGCTTTCTTGGCTTCTTCGTCAGCTTTCTTCTTGGCTTCTTCTTCAGCAGCCTTGCGTTCAGCATCTTCTTTAGCCTTCTGTGCCTCCTCGAACTTTTTCTTGGCATCGGTAACTCTGCGGTCATTGTCCTTTTGCAAGGACTCCAAAAAACTCTTTTGACTAGCAACCACTGTCTCGATGTTGTCATCAGTAACAAGCCCCATCTTATCAAGCATTTCGGCATGTGCCTGAAGAACTTCATCACCTAACCCAAGAGACTTATACTCTTGTTTTAGTAACTGGAAAATTTTATCTTTCATTCTTTCGATATATTTGTTAAAACTAGTGCAAAGATAATACGAAAAGAATAATTAACACACTAATCCATTTGCAAGTATCTCACTTTTGCTTAAAAGTGAGTAATAACGGCATTTTTAAGCGATTTAAGGCTATTTTGTCACATATACGAATAATTTATAGCAACACAAAAAAAACACCTTATATAACAAAAAAACGCCAAATATCCTCACGGACATCTGACGCTTGTCGAATAAAAAGAACCTAAACATTAATCTTCTAAAAGTTTATTACATTTCTCATATAACCCAAATGATTCAAATTAGAATAGAACCGTCCATCACGCTCTATGAATTTACCGGACTTCACAATCTCACTATTATGCAACATTGCAAACTTAGAACCATGAGCTGTCCATTTGTTCATTTCTTTCATATGTTCACCAGAACCCCAACCATATTTCTTGATAGTAGGATAAATGAAACGTTCAAAACAAATCTGACTATCCGTTTTATCATGCTCGGAGCAGATCGGGAGCACCCCATTATGGGCGAACCAATAACCAGCCTTGTAGAACGGATGGCAATTCTTGACACAGACAGAACCATGAGTAGCAAATCTAAAATGTATGATTACATTCTCATTTATATCTCGCTTCATTAATCTACGTATAAATGTAGAGAAATGCAAGCTCTTATAATGGTCAGACTCGCTCACAAATCCGCAACCATCGGGATTTCTCATATACGCTGCCTTCAGCTCATCTACGGATGGCAAAGCAACACCTTTCGGACATACAATAATAACACACATATCTTTACCCTTTCTTTTTCTTAATAATACTTTGATTTATTTGTGCCCTAGGGATTTAACCCTAGGACTGCATCAATTAATCGTTATTGGCTGCAAATGCATCCTTACGGCTCTGGAAGAAAGCCTTCTCTTCTTTATTCAAGAAAGGTATATCTTCGATGTTCATAACCTCACTAGTGAAGACATTGTTACGAGACCAACCGACAAGCTTTGCGCAGAACTTAACCCACATTTCAATCTTCTTGTAATTAGTTGAACCTTGATGCTGGCGAAACTCTATAGTCTTGTGACGTGTATAGCTCTCAGCATTTACCTTGTAATATCTGTCTCCATAAAAAACACTACGTCTTATATCGTAATTGTCGTGGCAATTAGAGAAATCCTTGTCAAGCAAGCTGGCTGCCCAACGGCAATTACCTCTTCTTGAAGGAGCCATAAAACTATCAATCAATCTTTCAAGCTTCTGATAATTCTTGAAGACGTTAACATACTGCTCGCCTGTCAACTTAGCTGCACCAATATGAACGTGAAGACCACAAGTAGAATTTACTCTTGCACCTACGGCATCCAAAGACTTGATAGCCTTCTTCAAAGTTGCCATACCATTTGTATTGCCATTCAATACCGGACTAACAACCTCGTTAGGGTCAACATCACCCCCAACTGAAGCATCACTAACAATCTTGAAATAACTCTTGTTGTCGGTGTGGTTATAGCCCTCAGAATGAATATCAACACCATTCTGATGACCTGCCTCTATCAAGGCATTGCGCTCGGCATGAACACATTCTATCTCAACACCGAATGTATAAACAAATCTCGTTGAAGTAGAACCGCTAGGTACATAGACCTTCAACATATCGGAGATTTCTTTCTCACGAAGACCGCAAGCCTTCAATGCAACAATCTTTTCGTTGCGAGGCATCTTAGACTTCTTGATTTCGTCAATAGTCTCGATTAATGACTTCTTTGAACTTGCGAATGAAAAACCAGTCTGCTTAGACATAATCAATTGTGCTAGTTGTTTCGGGTCTTACCCCTTGGTGTCGCTCTCACCTTATTGAGTGAAACTTGTCACTCGGCAAATCAACCAACTTATCTTGATTGACGATGCAAAGATACGAATAAGTTTTGAAATATGCAAGTTATTTAATGTTTTTCTTTTGTATTTTAACCTTATGTAACTGTTATTTGGGTCTTGTTAACATTTCAGCTTTTATTTTACCTTATTATATATGTAAAAGGCTTCGATGTTCACACACCAAAGCCTAAAAAACTTTACTAACTAATTACCAATTTTTATCGACTATCTTTTTAAATCATCACCAATATCTTCTTCTACTCCCAAATCCGGTAGTCTGTCATACGCTTTTTGGTCATCACCTCCTTCAGACTTAACACCTAGTAGGTAACCATTCCGAAAAGCATAATATACCAGCTTTTCCATATCTTTAGCCGTTGCGTTATCTGTCAAATGCAGCGTGGCGTACAATCCCATCAAGAACTTTCGTACATCTTTTGGATATACCTTGTTGTTCATTTCTAAAGCGACTGCCATTCTTAACGGACTTTTCATATTCTTCAATTTTTCGTTAAACCATCAAATGAAGCACAATAGAGAGCCATTCCGCTTGTTCACCTAGTTCATAGACTTATTCACAACTTTATTCGTCTCATCTGCTTCCTACGTTTACCCGTTGACAGATGTCCGAGATTCCAACAAAACAAACATCACGGCTCTCTTCTTGTGTCTCATTGTGCCAACGGAAGGATTCGAACCTTCGACCCTAGGATTAAAAATCCTATGCTCTGCCACTGAGCTACGAAAGCGTAAAGGAATGATTGGATTCGCACCAACGCCCCCTTAGTTACCAAGCCAAGTGCTCTACTACTGAGCTACATTCCTCGTATTATGCAAAAAATTCTCGTGGTGCAAGGGAGATTCGAACTCACCGAACCCACAATGGGAATAGATTTACAGTCTATCTTCTTTAACCGCTTGAATATCGCACCTTTTGTGGAACATATACCAATTCCACCTTGTTGCCCCAAGCGGATTCGAACCACTAATGACAGAACCAAAACCTGTAGTGTTGCCATTACACCATAGGGCAATTTAGTACTGCATAAAGGATTCGAACCTTTGAATACCAGCGTGAAAAGCTGGCGACTTAACCACTTGTCTAATGCAGCAACTAGGGTCTCTCACCCTTATAAGAGTTTCCTTGTTATAGTCTAGCTGAGCTGGGGAACTTGGGAACCCTGCCGTAAACTCCTAAGTCTTGACTTATTATGGTAGAAGCGACCTCTCAGAAGGCCATCTGTTTCAAACACGATGCAAAGATAAGCATTTTTTCTTATTCTTGCAAGCGTTTTAGTGTTTATTTATATTCTTTTGATGTATTTTACATCATTTATCCTTTCGAAGAATACCACAAAGGGTTTCTACAAGTTTCTTTGCGTCATCACCTTTGATTTCGATAACATTTGAAAATCCATCAGGAGCATCCTCGCCTTTCTGTTCCTTATCCAAACGCTTACGGAGAGCCAAATCTGGATTCTCTACCAAGATAGAGTCCAAAGCATAATTGCAAATGCGGCTTGCAAGTTCCTCGTTACCATTCGCATCACGCACAAACTCATTCTTTCCTTCAAGAATATCCATAATCTCGTTGTACTCTTCAGCATTCTCACAATTACGTGAAAGCATACCAATTACCTTGTAGCGGTCAATCTCAAAGCTGACCTTTAATTTGTCTTTATTCATTCTTTCTATTTTTTTAATAATTAAACATTATACCAAAAACCCCTTTCATAATAAAGTCCTCCCTTTACCTCATATCGGATAGCATATGACTCTTTGCAAAGCTGACGGATTCGTATATACAAACGTTTGTCCAACTCTTCTTCAAACAAAAGAGACAATTCCTTCCAATTGTCAACAACAGGAGCAAACCAAGGATATTGCTTCTTTACAACCTGTAGCTCATCCAAGGTTACGTGTCCGTATTCTACCATGTCATAGCATCTACGGAAGTCACTATTGTCTTTAGGAATATCCAAATCTTTCTTTCTTTTTACCCCCATCAATGCACTCCACATAGTCATTGAAGAGATACCAGTATCACAAGTGGCTATCCACTCTATCATTCTTTGCTTGTTCATCTTCTTTTATATAAATCACGCTAAATCGCTTTATTAACTCTTCACATGCTTCTTTAGTTATGATACATTTCTTTGAATCTTTAATGCCAGTAACCTTTTCACGAATAGCAGCATTCGTGTCGTACACTTCTTGTAGTTTTTTCTGAAACTCAATTACGTCTTCGTTGGTGAGTTTACCTTTCTTCTCAACAATCTTGTTTGTTATATCCTTATAAACACATTCGAGTTCAACATATAAACGAGCTTCTAACTTCACCATTATTGCGTGTACAAAAGTATCATAAAGTCTTTCCATCTTGTATTTCCTCCAAAAGTCTTTTGATTTCCTCGTTTTCTTTATTATCTATGCGAGCCTTTAAGATACTCTTGAATGCGGCATCCATTGCATCGTATCTACTGGAATATTCCTTACCATCCGTATGACACAAGCCTTCCTCTACACACCATGATGTAGTTTGCCAACAGAACTTATCTTTCGAAATGTTTGCAACACAAATATAGTAACCGAAATGCTCTAAAAGCCAATCAAGCACCATATCATAGCTTGGAGCGGATATTGCCGGATGCTTACTATTCAACTTTAAGGCAGCAGAAAACTCAATATTGGATTTCTCCCACTCGGAATTGGAGTAAGCAATATAACTGCCGTAATGCTCATTATATTTTCCACCCTTACGAATGCCACCCTTTGCTGTCCAAGGACTAGCATAAGCCCAAAATTCTGCTATCTTCTCATCGTAACCAACCTCCTTCAGAAGTTTGGCTATCTCAAAGGGAACTACCTTTGGTTTTATCGTCTGCTTATTTGCCATTTTCCACCCTTTTTAAACTGAACCCGAATCAGACTTATCTAATTCATCAATTGCCTGTCTAAGCAAAGGAAGAACCTTGTCCAAGTCTTCGAAATCCGGTACGACTTCATTCACTCGCAAGATTGCTTGACCTAACAAGCTCTTAATCTTTTCTCTGTCCATTGCTCTTCTCGGTTTGTTTCTCTAAGTCTTTTAAATCTACCTTCTCAAATCGAGGAACTGGCTTACCATCAATCTCAACATTACCAAAGAACATTTCCTTTGGTCGCACCCAAACTTCATGCTGTCCGCACACTGCTTGATACGCAACCTTAGCTTCAGAAGTCTCGCTATCAGTAACCTCACCAAGGTACTCATAGAAATTGCCCTTATAGTGTCGGTAAATCGGCTTACTGAATCCACCATGCAGCCAATCGGCTTTGCCGTTGATTTTCACGTACTCCCTTACCGCATCGCACTTACAGGACTTATTCAGCTCTTCTACCCAATCAAAGAAAGCTTGTTTGTCCTTTATCTCTTCACTTGATACCATGAAGAGATAAGTGCAAAGAAGCATCTTACCTGCATCAGTATCATATTTCTTGTTCACCTCTTCAGCTAATTGCATCATAGGTGTATCTAAGCGATAATTCCAACTCATAATCTACCCTTTCTTACTTTTTAAATTTGCCAAATCCTCTTTCAAACGTAGATGGAAATTATCTTCTCCATCATCACCGGAAAGAAGCCAATCAATTCTTTGGGCATAAACCTGAGCTTTCTTCAGAAGTTCAATACCCTTTTTGAATTCCTTGATAGTCTCTTTAGATAAGCCATATCTGTTAGGCATCGTATGATGATGTTTTCTAACATACTTGTCTTCATCCTCTTCTAACCATCGGTCTTCGAGAAAGCATCTTTCGTCTTCCTCATCCAATGGATGACCATCAACATAATCTTCTATCTTTGTATATATGTCAGCAATCCGATACTGAGCATAATCAAAACGTCCACCACTCATTGACTTTTAACTTCAAACTTGAACTTACTTCAATGCACTCAACCTCGCTTCTAGCTGTTGGATTATGTTATCTATAGTCTTTCCCCTATAATCAATAGCAATATCTTCCAGCACCTCAATCTGAGCCGCAATTTTTAATCTTTCTCTTACTACTGTCATAATCAAACTTGTTTATTATGATGCCGTGCTTGCAAAGTTGTAATGCACGATATAAACATAACCGCCATACATCTTTCCGATTGTTACTTCAACGAAATCAAAGATAATGTCGCCATCCATCTTGTAAGAAATCAAAGGTTCAGTTGGGAATGCATGGTGTTCTGTGTTGAAACGATACACTTCTTGTGATAGTAACTGCTTGAATACATCAACCTCACCATCCTTTGAAAAAACACCTTTAAACTCATCTTCATTGTCAATTGCAACAACTACTCCAAGTTCACTTCTGACACATACACCTTCATTTCTACCACTTTGTTCATTATACAAGACAGGTAATGTGTAAACACCTCTTGATTCTTCCATATGCTAATTCTTAATTTTGTATTTTGTTTTTATCCTTCAAGTTGCTTACATTGAGCTAAGTCTATTGCATACGCCCAACGCTTAGGAACAAAAGACATCGTAGGTACGAATCTATCTGCACGCTCAACGCATACATCTTGCGTCCGGTAAATCAATCCGTCAGAGCCTTTTACCTGCAACTCAACTAAAATAGTATGGTCTAGCATCGGGAATTTATCAATATCATGCCAGACTTCACCGCCTTCAATGAAGGAAGGTTTAATATGATTAATCTTTTTTGCCATCACTTACCACATATAAAAGGGTTTGACTTATATTCTCTAGTTATGGTCTCACGGCTACCAAAGCACCATAAGTCCTTGGATTGCTCCTTGTGTAACCTAGAAGACTTGATGTAATAGCCATTATTGACATCGTAATGCTTACGTACCATAATGTTGTCGTTAACCACTCCGACCTCATCATCCGTAATTACATAGAACATTCGACCATCACTAAATGCATTTAAGCCTTTGTACACCCCATTAGGGACAACCATCTTTTCATAGCCATTCGTTCGCCAATTGGCACAATGCCAGATGGTTCCCAAATCATCATCATTCAGAAGATTATTATCAATAATAACCTTGCCGATAACCTTGAATTTGCCATCATGCATCATAGCCTCAACGACAAATTCATCGGCAGCGTTGAAATCGCTAATCTCTATGATTTTCATAATACTTGTGTTTTATATTCTCGTAAACCACCCTCTTTGCAGCCTTTGCTCTTCTGTTATTATCAGAAAAAACATCATCATACAAAGACATATCTTCACTCTCAAAAGCCACATGCTCACCTTTGTAGCAAGCATCAAAGCGGCATCCTTTTTCGGACTTAGCCGCAGTAAACTTTATTTTGCCAAACTTAATCTGCATAAGCCCTATCCTAGAAAATAAATTAATGATACTATTTCAAGAGCAAATAAAAACGCTAACGCATTCTCAATTGTGAATACCTTTTTCATTGTTTCAATACAGTTTTACGTGTGTCTCACGTTCTAAATTTATATTGTAAGGGGATTTCATATCCCCTTTGTTGTTCTTACTTCAAAACTCGATAAGTTTTATCGAAATCATTAAAACTCTTCAAGTAACCTTTCTCTGTCAAAGAGTTTAAGATTTCTTTCAACTCATCCTTGGTATTATCCAAATCGAAATCATACAACTCAGCAAATGTAAAGTACTTGTTACCACCAATTACATCAGCCATCACTTCGATATTGCCATAAACCATTGTTTCTTTCTTACTCAATCTAGTATTCATAACGAATCACAGTTTTTACGGTGTGTCTCACCTTTTTAATTAGTAACCTTGTTTCTTAATTACGATGCAAAGATACAAAGAATATTCGAAATATGCAAGTTATTTAATGTATTTCTTCTATATTTTAACGCTTATTATATATGTAGGCACGAAATTAACTTTCTGTAGCAGAAAAAAGCCAAAGAATCCACCATTTCGTTATACATATTACCTCTATGAGCCTTAACCCAATGGTATCTTATCACCTTGCCTTTCGCTACCTTATTATATATAGGCTGTAAGTCTCCTAACTTGCAAGCCTGAATTCTCTCTATAGCCACTTGGCAATCCACATATACATCAACAGAACACAAGAGAGGGCAATCACCCAATGCTTGGATAATCGCCCTTATTTCGGCTTTCACCGAATCGTTCACTTTGGCTGTGATAAATGTATATTTCCCACTTTTGATAATCGCTCCCTTATGAAGCACAAGCCAACCGCAACCACACTTGTTGTTCTTACTAGAGCCATCAGCATACACTTCATAGCGCACACTTTTAGCCTCATCAACAATCATCTGAGCAACAACCTCCAAAGAGTCATTGCTCATCACATTGGCTATTTGCTTGGCTTTCTTCTTCATAAGCGATTAAATCAACCCTCGTTCCTTGAACTCATTCATCAATGGGGTTGCCAAGACCTCAATATCTGGATGAGGCTTTCCGGTAGTTCCCTTTGATCGCAAATCGAAGAAATGAAGCCAATCACTCACGAATGCGGTATGAATCAGCTCCGTGTTAGTATCAAGAGGAAGTATCGTTCTCGCATCCTGTGGCTTAAGACCATCATCCTTGACCAAAGACAAATACATCATTTCGCATACTCTATTGGCAAACCACCATTTTTCTACTGAACTCCAATGTTCATAACTACCGATGTTCTTTGATAGGTCAACAAATGTTCCACCATCAAAAGACAATGGATTAACCGCATCATCATCGCTAACCCACTTTGGCTTGTTGATAGCAATCTCGCCTCCGAACTTATCCTTGCTATAGTTGCAATATCGGGTGCTTTGTTCCGCTATGGAATCTACACGATGTCTGTTAGCCTCTCTACTTACCGCTATCTGAGTTGTAAAGCGGACGGTTATTCGCTTCTCATGCCATTCCGTAGGCTCGCAGATATAGTCCAAATCATCAAACCATTCATTCTCTACTATAACTCTGTAGTTGGTCGTAATATAGTAATCGTTACCTATCTGCATCACCTTGGAATACTTGTTCTCACGATAGTGTTTGACCAGTAGAGACTCCGGAACAAAGAAGTCATTATCGTAAGCAACATGGAGATAAATTGTTCCATGCTCACACATGGCAAGATGATTGCTGCTTACCATACGCTCAACGAAAGGTTTTGCGCTGTCTTTATCTATCTTCATACTTGACGCATAACATGTGCGACCGCACAACTCTATCTGTTTATAAACTCCATCCATGCCCTCACCTTGGAATAGGATTTCATATCTCGGTTCTAATATCTTCATGTCCTTATAAGTTTTGAAATTCGACCACAAAGATAACTATTATATTCCACTCTACCAAAAATTAGCACTCAGTTTAACAACACTTATCTATATTGTGAAAAACAAAAACTTTCACCATAAAAAAGAGGAGAGTGCATCACGCATTCCCCTCATACTCGATTATATATCAATATTATTACTACAGTTTAATTGTGTGCCTCACCGCTTGCAAACATATCCGTCTGCTCTGATGATTTATATCCGATGATTTCCAACACCTCCCCAAACTTGTTGTCATACCACTTTGGAATGGTTTGCCCAGGCACATCCTTGTAGATGTCATTCAAAGCATACACCAAACCTTTCTCGGTGACAGAATAGTACTTGTGAACCTTGCCATTTGTACCCTTTCGGGTCTTCTCTTCCAATAAGCCAGCAGCCAATGCCAGCTTATTGAACTTGATAGCAGACAAGACAACTCCACGTTCTTTCAACAATTCACTGACTGCGTGCGAAGCACCATTCGGAGCGTGGACGTAATCGGGAACCGGAACACCATAAGGCTTTGCTATCTGGCTCACCAACTGCAAGCGAGCAGCATCACTATATCGCAACGAGTCCATTACCCAATTGGCAACCGTCAACTTGTCTTGCAAGAAACTTTGCTGAGGCTTCACTTGCTCGGCTTGCATTTTGGCTTGTGCTTGCTCACGATGCTTGATTTCCAACTCCTCCCAACGCAAAATCAACTTCGCTCTTGCCTCATCATTAAACTTAGTCGCAATGTAAAGACTCTCACGTTTGGTAAGGGAATAACAAGGTCTTGTCTCTCCCTTTTGGTCTTGGTAATTAACGAGCTTAAAACCTAGCCCGTTAACCTTTACCCATGCTACCTCCATCTTACGAATAGACTGCATAACATTCTTATGCAACTTATTTGTCATAGTTGCAATTTCTAACGAGGTGATTCTTTCTTCATTACCACCTGCTTCGCCAGCATTAACACTGCTCGATGGGAACACTGGCGGATTCACCATCATCCGGTTTACATTTTCTGTCATAGTAACTCCAAATTTAAATTGTTAATAATTATATTTGGCTGTGGTGGAAACGAAAAGCCCCATCCGCTAATGTGGTAAGAGCGGACAGGACTTGTGTCAACCGTCCACTTATGTAAGGCGATGAACGGAATGACGATGCTCCACGCTTGGAGCAAATGAAACTATTTATTTTGTAAAATTATTCAAATGTCAGTCAGTCGTGCGCCTTACTTCACAACCATTATTACTTTCGGCTGCAAAGTTAATGCTATTTTCTTTAACTTGCAAACGCTTTAGTGTTTAATTTAAAAAGTTAACGTTTGTTTTACTTTGGAGGACTTCTGCCCTCATCAGCACGACCAACTCTTATGGCACGTTGCTGCACATTACTTCTTCTTCTTTCCATTGCTCACGGAATTTAATTATTAACCCTCAAAGATAATGTGCAGTTGTTCGGGTGTGCCTCACCTTATATATTGTTACGCTACCATTAATAGTATTTCTTTTGATTGCATCTGAATCCATTGGCAAGCATCCTTGCGGAAAAAGATGTCAGAATCGAACCGCTTGCCATCCACGATAATGTGGCTACCTTTGCATTCGAACTTATGGTTTCGGGTTAGTGGTATCAAAAGGTATGTATCACCCTCTTTCTTGTCGTACACAAGCGTCAAATCCGTGCCGATAACCTGTGATACCACCTTGTACTCATCTGAGCTTAAAACGCCAATCTTGCCATCATGCTCAACGTAAAGAGCATTCATCAAATTCTTATCCATATCTCTTAAATATTTAATGTCCAAAGTCCGGTGCAGTTTAGCGTGTGCCTCACGAAATCTATTACAAATCACACTCGTATGAGTATTGCTTTTTCAGCTTGTTCAATGCATTCTCGGTAACGTAGTAGATGTTATCGAAATATTCGCTTTTCTTGATGCTTCGGCTTTCTTTCAGCTCTACCTTGTGATTGAATGTCACTTCGTAGCGGTTTGCGATGCTTGTAATCAAGAAATCAACCTCACGCTTGCGTTTGTCCAGATCGGTCTCTTTATACTCACCACGCTTGATAAATGCGTCCTTGTTCGTCTCTTCGATGGTTGCAACCATGTTGCCTTGCATCACGATAATCTTTGCGCTCATATCTAGTTTCTTTTTAAATCCTTAATAACCTTGTTAAGCAACTCTAATCAAGTTGTAGTTCTTGAATTGTCTCCACTCGCCCTTGACTTCATCCCAATACTTTGTGCAGTCCTTGCAAGCGTAACCCTTGCCATTTGGAGTGTAGTCAATATGACTCTCCATCAAAGTGCCGAAAGCCTGACGAATCTCACCATTCATTTTCTGAAAGTAGAACTCAACGACCTGCTTCTTCATGCGAGCCTTCAGTTTGATAACCTGCCAAGCTTGCTTCAAGCATTCTGCCCAACTCATATAAGCACCTTTAAGCTGAAAGGCTCTGTGTGCCATATTCATCACTTCTCTCATCATATTCTTAAATGTAGTAGCCATAATCTTTCAATTTTAAACGTTAAACTTAAATTACTTACTTTGCAAGTCCGATGCTCTCACGCAAGAAGCTCTTAGCCTCATCGTTGTTCATATTGAGCTTTATTGTTATCATATTCAACATTCTATCAACATCTTTTTGGGTGTTCATTCTGTTGCTTACGAACTCAACCATCACGAACTTCTGTATCAAGTTTCTTCTCATCATTGAAGTAGTCATATTGCTATACCGTTTTACGTGTGCCGAACACGGAGGCGCAGCCTCAACTAAATTAGTAACCTTGTTTCTTAATCACGATGCAAAGATACGAATATTTTCGTAATCTGCCAAACAAAAGTACAACTTTCTTTGTACTTTTAACTTTCGTTTGTACAAATACGCTTTTATCTATTGCTTATTTACATTTATTAGTACTATTTTCTTTGTACTTTGTGTTTTTTGCCGTATCTTTGCATACGAATAAGTTTGTATTAATATATAATAAGGTATAATATGTATAGACTAGAAAGTATTTTAAAACAAAAAGACATCTCGAAAACAGAGTTTGCCAAGATGTTGGGGATTTCAAAGCAAGCTATTACAAACCTCATCAATGGCAACCCTACAAAAGCGAGATTGGAAGAAATGGCAAAACTTCTTGGCGTTCCGACATGGCAGCTATTCGTTGACCCAGAGGACATATATTGCGAGGTGTCCCCAAGTGAGCCGGACTTCATCGCCCTCATCAAGAACGGCAAGGAGACCTATTCCGCATTGTCCGTTGACGAGGCTATTGGGATATTGGAGAAATTGAAGAAGTAACAATTAATAATTATATGGTATGAAAAGATTTACGATTATACTTTTCTTCTTGTGCCTATGGGTAATCTCATTCGCACAGAATATTAGTTTTATGGGCATTCCTCTTGGAACAAGCCTAAATGACTTCAAGGGGAAATTAGCAGGTAAGGGATATACTTATGATGATTACATATCAAACAAAGGTGATTCCCATGATACTTATTATTTTGACGGTGTGTTTGCAGGTTCTGTCGTTACCTTATCTGTGACGACCACCCCAAAATCAAAACTTGTATCTGCCATTTCTGTAGGTTTCAAGGACTACACAACCGAAAAGGAAGGTGTTACGGAGAGTTCTATCAATTCCAAGTATAAGGAAATAGAGCAATCGTTAAAGGACAAATACACAAATGCAAAAGTTGATAAGTGGAGTAATGGAAGTATAATAAAAGCAACATCATTCAAGGGTAAAGGATGGGGTATCAACCTGTCTATCCAAATGCAATCCGATGGTATATACAAAGGTATCTGTCTATTGTATTCCGATTTTGACACATTTTCGAAGGCAGAGAAAGAATTTGAAGAAGACTATTAATAAAGAAGAGGAGCGCATCATACGTTCCTCTTCTTTGTTTTGATACCTTAACCTTGAATGCAAGATTCAGCCACATGGCGAAGTCTATAAACATAAGTGCATCCAAGTTTCGCCCGAATTTCCTCTAGAAGTCAAATAGAGAGAATTACCACCATTTAGATTTTCCTATTCCTTTGTATGTCCTTTCTCATCGAAACCAAAAGGCAAGTCCAACTGACCTTGCTCCCTTGCCTTTACCTTTTGGAAGTTATACCAGAATTGCTCCATGTTGTCCGATATTAGGAATAGAGTTACGACCTTGTTAATCTGACGTTCCAAATTTGGCTCTCCTATATCTGTTGTCAGATGTTGGTGGTATCTCTCCAATCGGTTTCCCTGCGTATTCTTCGGGGTTCTCTTCTTCAACTCCTCCAACACTCCATTTGGCAATTCCTCATAGATTATCCTATTAGTCCACTTGCCTATAACGCTAGGTCGCTTGTTAATGCCATTCACGGAATAATCCCAACCATTAAGACGAAATAGCTCCTTATAGAACACATCGGGAAATCTCTTCTGCCAAGGAAGCAACTTATCCGAGATATACAATTGGAGTATCTTTTGCAATTCCTCACGCTCACGACTATATTGATACCCTGTAGCCTCATCAACCAAGGCTATAATGCCAACCCTCGCAAATGCTCGCATCAAAGTCTCACATTGACTAGCGATTACCTCTTGTCTTGGAGATAACTGAATGTTCTTACGCGCCTCCAAGAAAGCATCACAAATATCAGCCAAAGCCTCAGCTCTATAGCCATAAATAACATGGCCACCATCCATACATTTTAGAGGAACAAAGTGGTCCACACCTAAGTATTTAGAAATAAAAGGTTTAAGCGATTTTTGGTTCAAATATCGCACTAATCTGGTCCCCGATGTTTTTCTTCCTTCGTCTGCTTCAACCATTTTCAACGACTCTTGCATTCCACGACCAGACAACACACGAACTCCATTGTCTAAAACATAACAAGGAATCTGCATTCCTCCTAAATCCATCACTCCTTTAAACAATACTTTGTTTTCCATTATTTTTCTTCTTCAGTTTTTAACGTGTGTCTCACGCTCTAAAAATTAAGCTATTATTCCTATAATGTGGAAATCGGATGCAAAGATACGACTTTTTAGTGTAACTTGCAAGTGTATTAATGTAATAAAGATTATTGTAACAAAATATAACAGATAGTATAATGATAGTTAAATATAAAGACGAACAATGGCGGTTTCGTATAAAAGATGTACTTTTGCATACTAGTATTCCGCATCATCCATAGTTGGAGCTAGGGCTTTGCTTGACAAGCTGGAAAGTAATTAGGTGAGCGTTCCTCTCAAGTATTGATAATTAAAACAATTAGATTATGAAGAAAGATTTGTTAGTTGCCGTAATAATAATGCTTGCATTGCCATCTAAGGCACAAGAATATATCAAGGCGATGCCTGTAGTTCCCAAGAAAGGATTTCAGACATTTGGGCAGTATATAGAGACACATGATGTATCTGAAATGGATGGTGATACCGTAACGTTGGCAAATGTCTATGGAACTATAGGTTATGCCGTGATGGATAGGTATGTAGGGCGTATTGATAGAAGTTTCTTTTTAATGATGCAGGATGCTATATATGAAGATGACAAGAATGTAGATTCCAAGAAGATGCTTTATGTTCCTATATCACCTAGTAAATATGAGCTGACAGAAATCAATACCAATGTTATTAAGAAGAAGTTAAAGGAGGATTTCATACTCACCCAGAATAATAGCTTTTTCTTTAGGAATGATAAGTTTGTGGTTAAGGCAGAATGGTATTATGGAAGAAAACGTGTAACGTTTCATTGCCTAACATATCCTAAGCATTATATTCTTGCAATTGGTGAAGAAAAGGAAGAAAAGAAAGTTTTTGTTCCACCAATAGATAGAAAAAGTTTAATAGAGAATCCACAAATGTAGGATGCAACCAACGCAGATTTGCGTCCGTTCCACAATCCAAATGTGATTTGTGGTTGCATTTCAAAGGATAAATAGGACGGATATTCTGTCCTATTGAACCTTTGAAGACAACACCAATCATTCAACGAGCTAGAAAACAAGCCCGATGGTTTTCACCCAAATGGGGGAAAACGTTCCTATTAGGTCACTCCTGTTTTTACTGGACATCTTAGGTTTTTGCCAATTTTGTCTAAAACCTACATTCATATAGCCAAATGGGGTGTCGTGATTTGCGACACCCATACTTACTGATAAATAATATAGACTAATAGGATTTTTGTATCTTTGCCTATTTTTACCACTTTTTGGTAAATTTGATACCCTTACTATGAATACTTTTTCTAGAGATATGCCCTGCATACGTTTTTCACAACTTTAGGAAAAACCTTACCATTTGCTTTCAATGGGGTAAATGATGCTTAACCCCTCATCTAATAATTTTATTAAGCGAGCATCTTCTTACTTTTTCATTTCACAAATTTAGGAAATGAACCCTCGGGGAAATTTTTCCCTCGGCTACTTTCAAGGTGTGAAGACCTGCATCTGGACGCATATCTGCGCTTAGTTGCATTTCTCCACACCTTTATAGCTTTTACAATCTACTCATCTTATCTTTCAATTCGTGTATATCATTGAATGCTTGCAACATAGGCTTATGCCATCGCTCTTGTCTCTCATCAATCGACTGCAAGTACATCAAGCTTTGTGCAAGAATGGTTCTTCCCTCATCAACGGCAACCCATATATTACCTACATTACCCATAATGGTATTCACGCTAGCCGTTAATAAGCTACCCTCTGTGCCACCATCACGAGCCGCAATAGCATCCAACTTGGTATGTATGAGCTTTGCTTCCTCATACGTTCCCTCTGTGGCAATTTGTACCGCAGTGAAACGACCATTCAACTCTTCTCCTGTATCTTGGCTCATTGATTCAAAAGAACCGGAAGAAGCGGACTGCTCGTAAGATTGCTTGTAACCCGTAATATCAGCAATATTATCACGAATAGCCAAACCCTCTTGAACTATCTTATCATACTCTTCTTTAAGATTATTCAATTCGGTTGGCGTGAGCTGCCTTCCTCCATTCTCCTTCATCTTGTTTGCCCAGCTCTCATAAAGAGGCTTAAGCTTTTTATTCATAAGGTCTCCCAAAGCGAAGTTGAGCATCGACTGGTTGAGCATTGTAGTGAAGTCATTAGAAAAATCCTTTGCGGACTTGCTCATATCCATAAGATTGTTTATGAAGTCACTCTTCATCGAATCAAAGGTTGTTTGAGTCAAATTCTCATTGATTTGCTCCGTCAACTCCTCTAGTTTGCCCGCCAGTTCAGTATATTGCTCCCAATATTCCGTCTTATCATACTTGCCTTGGTCGGTCATATTCTTCCATACATCCGCATTATGTGTACGAATGTCAGCCATCTGCTCTGGAGTGAGCTTGTATATATCCTCCAAGGAATTGACCTTGTTTATCGAAGAATTAGTATAACCACCCCTTATCTTACTTTGCTCAGCCAAAGTCTTATTGATTGCCGCATAATCTTGTGCAGAAAGATTCCAATAAGAAGCATTTGAATGGTGTGCCCCATGATACCCCATCTGTGTTTTGAGAATATCCATCGTTTGGGTATTAACCTGCTTTTGGGCATCATAAGCAGCATTATAATTGCTGACTGCCGTATAACCGGAAGACTTGTCAATAGACTCTTTTAACTTATCTATGGAATACATCAATCTGTCATTGCTCTCGGTCAGCTCTTCTGTTTTCTTCGCAACTTCTGCACCATTACCTCCACCAATACCGAACATCTTGCCCAACGAGCCAATGGTTTTTATTCCATTCATAGCCGCACCTATGTAGTTTCCGCTTGCAAAATCAGAAAAGGCTTGTGTTCCACTGTTCAATGCATCCATTCCGTTATTCACAGCTTTACCAAAGCCTGTGTTTCCGAGACCCAAAGCATCGACTAACCCAGGAAGGTCTTTCAGTTTCTCTTGGATTTTCCTCAAACCCTCAGCCCATTCCTCGATAGTATCGTGCAAGCTCTTCTTTGCGGCATTCTGCTTTACCTTGGCTTCTTCCTGTGCCTTTCCGACTTCCTTTGTAGCCTTTCCAACCTTAACCTCTGAAACCGCCAAATCATCAAAAAGCTTACGTAACTTCTCTGTTTGGCTTGCACTGAGATTCTTGGTAGAACCCATTAGTTTGTCCTTATTGGCAGAAGTGATATTACTAGTATCTATGTTAACCCCACTTTCAGCAAACACGCCTTGGATTTTTCTCCTTTGGCTCATATTATCAGCCTTGGCATCAAACTCCCCCTTCCTAGCTTGTGCCAATCGGTCTTGCGCATCCTTCGCCTCATCAATAAGCCTACGGTGTTCACGGACTGCATCATTAACCAATCCCCATCTATCCTTCTGCTCGGAAATCGCATCATCAATCTTGTAGATTTGGTCAGATACGGTTTTCATGTCATCAATTTCCAACATACCCGAACCAAGCAACTCCTTCATCTTCTTGCGAAGGTCTTCAAGATAAGGAATACTCAATCGGTTCATATCCTGAAAGACAACATCCCAATTGATAGAATCCTTGAAATCCGTAAAATTCAACTTCTTCAACTGGTCGTTCATCTCCATTTCCGCACTCGCTGCGCCAAAAGTATCACCTTTCTCTCTAGCAAGGTCTATCTTGTCCGTGTATTCTTTCAGAATAGCATAACGTTGTTGCTCTAAGCTGCCATATTGCTTCATGAAATCCAACATGTCCTTTATCTCTGCTTGCTGGATTTCCTTCAGCTTTAATTGCCTCTGTTTCTCAATCAAGGCAATTTGGTCTTCTGAGTTCTGCCCAATGGTCTTCCCAAGATGATTACCCTTGTCGTCAACCATTTGTGTGCCCAATACCTCTTTGCGGTATTCCGCATCGGACTTACCCTGTTTCCACATGTTGGCTTTACGACCTTTTCCCGAATTTACCCAAACGATCTGGTCTTTCTTCTTCTTAGCCTCAACGAGTTTGTCAATCGAATCCTCTATAGCCTTTTTCTCCTTGTCTGAAGACATGTTGATTTGAGCAATCTCCTTTTCGGTCTCATTCTTAATCAATTCCGTTCTTCGCTTTGACAACTCATCGCTGGCTTTCTCCGAATAGGATGAAATAGACTTGGAATAGTCCTCCTCAGCCTTCTTGCGTTCATACGCTCTTGCTTGTGGGTCATCCGTTGTACCTGTTTTCTTTGGAGTAGTATGGGTTGTATTTGATTTTGTTGTTGTACTACTCTTTGGTGTACGTGATTGAATTATAGATTTCGCCATTGCGACATCCGTTTGGTTTTCCGTTCTTGACCTAAACTTACCTCCTGAACGTGTTACCAACTTATGCCCAGTTTTCTTTTCGTGATTTTCCTGTTGTAAAATATCCGCCTCTCTCCTTGAAATTAAATTACGCAACTCCTTCGTTGTCATAGATTTCATCCAATTTGGAATTTCCGAATCATCATAATGAATTTTTAAATTCAACCCGTATTCTTTATTCCATAAATTGATAAGATTATCAGTTTGCTCTACCAATTCTTGGATTGATTGCTTGTTCTTGTTAACTATCCAACGAGCCTTTGCTTGGGAGTTATTCCAATCAACAGTCGCTGTGCTTCCTTTATATATTGCGTCCTCTGCCTTTTTGTAACTTTCATTCAAAGAGTTTATACTATCTATATGCTTTAATATCGAACTTCGCAAACTTGCCATCACGAAACTATTGTACCCCATCTTCTTACCCCATTCCTCAAAAGGAACTAACAGGTTGCGAAGAGCAGCATCGTATTCTTGTGCAGCATTAGCATATTCCAATGTTCCTTTCTTTGCGGAATCCATTTTCTGCCTTAAAGAGTCTATCTTAGTCAACACATCATCAGAAACAAGGGAATTAAACATCATCTGTACTGCTGGTATGTCTTCTTTATCAATATGTTGTCCGAAATCAAGCCAACTGCCACCTAGTGAATCAGAAAAATCCTTATCTAGGTTTTTCCTTGCTTCCTCATATTGAGAAGATATAGACATCAAAGCGTTAGCTTTTTCTCGTTCAGAATTTTCTAATTGTAAAGAAGCAATAAAAGCGTCATGCTTATTTTTCAACGTTTCCAAATTATCCTTTTCATTGTCGCATTTTATTCCATATTGTTCATATACCCCAATAAGTTCATCTTTTGCTTTTTTATGTGCATCAGTACTTTCATTCGTATTTCTCAACACATTCATCAATGTCTCAACCTTTTTACTGGTCAAACTTGTTGTTTCCCCAAAATGTGTTGTATCTGCCGAAATTTCTTCAGTCTCGTCTCCAAACATAGAAAATACGGAATACAAAGTTGTTCCCAGTGTTATCAATGCACCTATTGGATTGGCAGCCATTGCCGCCCATAAACTCTTTAAGGCATTTCCACTACTTCTTACCGCACTAGAAAAAAGATTAACTACCGTAGTCGTATATTTTGTACCTGCTGCATAAAGCGCATTTTTGATAGTGGCTGTTGTTGTCGCCAATATCCCAGCTTTCTTTGCAGTGGTATTGGAAGCTTGAGAAACAGTGTTAATATTATTTTGTATCGTAGCCTGTTGCTTACTTAAATTCTCCTTTGTTTGAGCAATCGTCTTACGTTCGCTTTCAATGGTCGAAATCTTTGTTTGAGCAGCATTCACTTGCTTTGTTGTCGTTTCCAAACGTTCTTTTGCTTCTAGCGCATTCACGGCATTACCCTCTGCATCAAAAGCTAAGTTTGCGCCACCAGCAGTTTCCTCAACCAATTTTTGAGCCTCAGCAAAGGCATCTTGGGCATCTTGCAAATCATTCAAGGCTGATGTATATTGTCTAGCCAACTCTACATCCCTATCATCAAGATTTGATATTTTCTCCGTAGTAGACTTCAAATCATCTTTAAGAGACTCTATTTTTTGTTGACGCAGTTCCTCGGTCTTCCTCTTTTCTTCATCAAGTTCTATCTGGCTTTGTGCTGTTGCTTGTTGTTGAGCCTGTAAAAGTTCACGTTTCGTCTCTAGTTGGGAACGCATTTGTGCCGAAATAACGCCCTCTTGCTCGGCTGCATCTAACCTTGCCTTTACAAAGTCATCGGACACAGCAGTATCTCCAACAATACTTGCCAAGTCTTGTTGTTTGCTTACTCGCTCTTGCTTTTTGTCCTTACCCAGCGACTTGTAGTTTGAGTTCTCTAGGTCTTGCAAACGCTTGATTTCAGCATCAATTCCCTTCATCATATCATCGGCTTGTTGCGCTTCCTCAGCTTTGCGAATAGAAGCAGCCGCCATTAACGATGCACGATAAGAACCAACAGCTATTGTAGCTACACCAATAACTTTTATTACCTCTTGCCAATTCTCTACCATAGCAGAAATAATTGACAATCCACTAGAGAACACGCCCTCGGATTTTTTGCCGATTTCGTTGAACGCTTGCTGGATGGAATCGCCAATGTTACTCCACTGACCCTCCAACGTCTTTGATTGTTGCTCCATCAAGCCTCCGAAGCGTCCACCTGCTTGCGTCATGTTGGCGATAGCTTCCTTGAAGATGTCTGATGTCACTTTACCCTTGGAAACAGACTCTTGAACCTCCGTTGTGTTTTGGTGTAAGATTTTACCCAATTCTTCTGCTAATGGGACACCTCTACCCATGAACTGACGCAAATCCATTGTGAACATTCTTCCTTGCGAAACGGTCGTTCCATAAAGATAAACAAGGTCTCCAAGCGGAATGTTCAAGCCCGAAGCAATGTCACCTAGCTGAACAAGAGTTTTATTAACATCTTTCGCTTCCGTTCCGTATGCCAAAAGTTGTTTTGCTCCGCTCGTAATACTGGACATGTCAAAAGGCGTATGAGCTGCCGTTTGGATAAGTTCATCCATCAATTGTTTAGACTTATCCGCACTACCAAGCATGGTATTGAAAGATATTTCAAGTTGTTGGAATTGAGAACGAGTATTAAAGATACTACCTGCCAGTTGCTCAAATCCTAAACCACCAAGTAATGTTGCCGAAAGCATGTGAGCATCACCCGTTACCCTTTGGAACAAGCTAGACATGCCCTCTCCGGCAGTTGGAGCGGACTTCATACGTTCTATCATTTGGCTCATGCTATCGGTCAACATATTTGTTGCCTCTTTTGCCGGATTTGCTGAACCTGCATACAAAACATACTCATTCCGCATATTCTCCAAGGTCTGACGAGCACCGACAGCACCCCCTTCTAAGTTCTTCAACTGAGCTGTTTGACCTGCCAAAGAGCCTTTCAAATAGTCAATATTCTTCTGTAAAGAATCTATGGATGACTTATCCGTTGTAACTCCTAGAGTTAATCTCTTGTTCGTGATTTGCTGTTGGATTTTCTCTATTCGGTCTTTGGTAGCTTGCATTTGAAGTTCATAGCTATAAACTTCCCTTGCGGCTGCTTGCATCTTCTTATTAAACTCGGAAGACATCACGTAAGCGGCTCTTGAAGCAGCTTGTGTCAAGTCCTTTAAGCGATTGCTAGCATCCGCATATTTTTCCGTCAAATCCGCAACAATAGCTGGGTCGGTTGACTTATTGGTCTTCAACAACTCAGCCCTCAACTTTTCACACTCGGAACGAAGTTTCGTAACCTCCTCAAAATTTGCTTTGACATCGAATCTTAATTCTGCCATATTTTATAATTTTATTGGCAAAATTAGCTAATATTCAAAGGAATAACGAAAGAATTAATGTGTGCTATTTCACAAAAAATTTAAGTGCAAAGATTAAGGTTGGGTACAAAAAAAGAGCCTTCCACATTCACATGCAGAAGGCTCGGTTGTTTACTTATTTTTCTTCTATATATAAAGACCGTCAAATCACGACAGCCTGTAATTCTTTTGAAATTCCATGTAAGCAATCAAGAATTTGCTGCTTACGTTTTTTGCTAGGCTCATGGATTCCCATTGCATACTGACGCATCAGAGAAGCATTAATGCCAGCTTTCTTTGCGACACCATTTATATTCAGATATGAAAAATAATCGAAGAAAGAACCTATATCATACCGGAACTCAAACACCAATTCAGGCATTTGTTTTCCCTCTTCTTCAAGAAGCTCTTTAATCTCTTCCTTTGCTACAAAAATATCATCCATCGCTTGTTTTGCAGAGTTGCCAAATCCGACTAGATGGAAGTCTGGAAATTTATCCACCATATAGCAAGAAAAATTCTTTTCTTCTTTACACTTTTCTACTTGTATAATTACCTTTGTTGCCATAATCCCGATTCTAAACTTTAAAAAGAGGTCTTAAACCCATATCAACGTCTTGCTATATAAGCGAAAAATTGCTGGGCTTAAAGCCCAAGCAATCTTTCAAGAATACTGTCGTAAGTCTTTCGAGAAACTTCACGACTGCCGTGCCGTGGCACAGGACATTTAAGTTTTGTTGTTGGACTAAACCAAATGTCGTGATTACCACCATGCCGAACCACATAGCAACCTGCTTGGGTCAGCTTTCTCACTAATTGACTAGTCTTCATCATATATAGAAGAAATTAATAAATAAGTAAAAGACCTCTTTTGTCCTTAAGACAATGCAAAGATATAACTTTTTTGTTATATACGCAAATAAAAGGATAACATTTTTGCTATATTAACCACAATTAACAAAAAAGAGCCACCCCGAAGGATGGCTCGCTAAACTTTACTACACTAATCTGTTCTATACTATGCTGTACTGTTCTAGACTGGACATTGCTGCACAAGACTATACTGCGCTGTACTGGACAACACTTAACAAAACTGCCCTTTATTTAAAATTAACAAATACATCACGAACCTTTGCAAGTTTCGCCAATGTATCGTAATACTTAGATTGTTCTTCCATAGGCAAAGGTCGTACATTGTTTATAATGTCTGAACCTAGCTTTAATGACTTCTTGATGTCGCTCATCATTTGGTCGTAGCCATAACTGGCTTGTTCGTTGCTAGGAACAATCACATAACCATTGCCCCAAACATTACGAAGGCAACATTGCTTATTTTTCAACAAGTCCTCACGCAATTTATCAACCATTGCCATGTACGTGAATTGCTGCAACTGGATAGCCTCGATATAAGCATCTACATCCTTACCGTAGTCTTCAAAAGTAAGTTTCGGTAAACCAAACTTCTCTTTTAACCACTTATGAGAAATAAGTTGGTCTTCATCAAAATTGGCAACCAACTCTTCTTCAAACTGACCCAAAACTTCACTAGTTAACTCCTTTACACTTTCCATCTTTATTCTCCTTTAATTTAAAACTTTGTTCTCTGCCAAGGAATCGAACCTTGATGAATACCATACAGAGCAACCATTTACTTAACACTACTTTACTTAACTTCAGTGTACTGAACATTACTTTACTAATCTGAACTTTACTTTACTTGACTGCACTAAAAACAAGCTCCCCATAGAAGAATCGAACTTCTACTAGCACCATGTGGGGATAACCAACTTATTTCATCACCTTTGCTTCAAACTTTCCATACATTGCTCGGAATGTACCTAAGTGGTATCTAAGACCAGCAACCTCGAACAATTTAACAATTTGGTCTCGGTCTAATTGACTTTCATCATACCAACAAGTGCATTCTGTACTCCACTCTGGGAATATCGCACGAGTGGCAAGAACCTTTGCGCCTCGAATACCAACGGCACGGCAATCTACATAAATGCCAAGCTCATAAAGTTGCTCAGGAGTTTTGTCCGCATCCTTGAACTTCAACAAACCATCATCCATAACACCAAAAGAACGCTCAACCTTAGCACCAAGACGAATCTCTTTGGCAGCACATTTAACGGCTTGCATGATGTGTGAACTAGGAATAATGTATTCACCCTTTGAATTCTGATACAAAGATGCCAAGAACTTCAATCGGCATATCTCCAATTGGTCTTCTTCCGTCTTTTTTCGCTTGCTAGTCAGACCAGCAATCTGCTTTGTGTAAGCATCAAATGGAGAGACTGTTCTCGGATTATTCAACATCAATGGACTAACACCAACCAACTTAAAACTAATTGTCTTCATACTTTTCTTTACTTTTAAAATTAGACACGGCAGTTTTACAGGTATGCCTCTTACCTTTGGGGCAAAACAAAAGCCCCGCCCGCTAATGTGGAAAGTGCGAACGAGGCTAAAAGTATAGAAAAGTCCGAAGACTCTTAAATTTCTTCTTATCTCAGTAACCATGCTTTCCACTTCACGGCTAAACCATTTCTGATTTCGTTTGCAAAGGTAAGCATAATTTCTGAAACACGCAAATTATTTAGTGTATTTCTTTATTCTTTTAAACTTTATTTTCTTTTAAAAACCTATTTTTAAAATTACACTTTATTATATTAGCAGTCTTGTAATGTGGCAAACAAACCATTTCTAAACTAAAACTGTTAATATCCTAAGTTTACGACACTCCAAGAGCCATCACTATTCTTCTTGACAACACCATGCAAATCAACAAATTTTTTCTGACCACTATAGGTAGAGCGCAAAGAATAAGAAACAGTTACCTCATTTCCACTAACACTTTCTTTTTTGACCTTGAAGACATTTGAACTTTCTGCACCTACTGAACTCATCGCATTACTTACATTCCATTCTCTTTGCAAAGCATCCTCGATTGCGGATAAGTCTTCATCAGAAACATATATATCACTTTCTGAATTGCTCGTTGTAATTGCCTTCTCATATTCCTCTACATTTTCTTCACTCCCATTTCTTATTACATAAACGTAATGTTGTGTTTTTATATCCTTAACACGAAATTCCGTAAGCGTCCAATCTAGTGGATTTTCTATAGAAACCGTAATATCTATATGATATTCATATTTTCCCTTTGCTCCATTTATTGTGCCATCTAAGACTCCATCGTCCATAAAAAATCCCCAATTATAATTGCTGTCATAATTGTTAATTTTACTTTTGGCTAAAGTATAGTTTGAACCGAAATATTTCTTTAAAACTACATCACGTTTTGCCTTACATGAATCATTACACATAATCTTGTCTATATATTTGTTACGTGCAATCTGCTCCTCGATAGTAGGTTGTTTGTTCTTATTTCCACATCCACTGCACACCATCAACAAGGGAATTGCTGCGATGATGGCAATTATTAATTTCTTCTTCATAATCACATTTATCTAAATTGTTAATATACTAACTTTACAACACTAAACCTGTTAATTCGTTTATTTTCCAATTGGATGTATTCCTATGATGCGTTCGACATCTTTATCGAAGAAGACCTCATACCTTGTACATTTTCTATTTTTGTCAATATACGCACCATTAATCTTATCAGGAGAGATAACAACATAATAACCACATAATTCTGTGTGATTATTAATCATGCCAATCTCATCAGCTTTTTCCAACAGATTTTTTGCATTTTGCTCTTGTCTTTGTATCTCATTACAAACATAATTGATATTACTACTAGACAAATACATATTCCTAGACAGCGAGTCGTTGCGCCACAAACTATTATAAGCGACCATAACCATTTCGGCAGAAGCAGGATTGCATTGAAATTCCTCTAACTTCTCTACATTGGCGCACTCAAACCCTCTTGCCTTAATAAGGGCATCTGCTTTGTTTTCCTTTGATGTACAACTAGTCAACAAAAGCACAACAAAAGAAATAAAATATAAGACCTTCTTCATATTCTAGATATTTAATAATATATTTACATTTACTTCTTATCTAACTCTTAGAAGAACAAACACTTTTGCGCTAATTTCCAATGACTTGTATTTTTATTACAAAAGTTTCGTTATTTTACATTTCGGCTTCATTATACTCATAATCCCAGAGGAACAACTTGCCTTTGACGTTTCTAATCGGCTCATCGAACAATTTAGCATTCTTCAAGAACCAGTGATACTGAAAATCTTCAGCAAACGCATCCGGATAAGCCTCATGGAATTGAATATCATCCAACTCTACGCTGCCGATAATGGCTGACGTTGGCAAGTCTTTGAAGTCTGGAATAACAATACCATGCTCTTGGCAATATTTCTTCATTGCGCTCTCCTGCCATCCGTCAAGTTTTTCGGGTTTGGCTTGGCTAGCATGAATAAGGAAACGACCACGGAACTTTCTATTCCAGGTTCTGTTTTCAATGGTCTTGCAGCCGATAGCGATTAACCAAGCATACGGCTGGCGAATAGATAATACTTTCATAAGCTCATTGTTTTGTTGTTTACATTCGCAAAGGTAATAAAAACCTTCGAGAAATGCAAGAAAACTCTAATTTATTTTCATCTTTTCTAAAAATAATCTTGAAATAATTTGCATTCTCAGATATTTCAACACACTTTTGCTTGATGTATTCAGATAAATAACCATCAAGTATGTTTCTTCTGTACTTACATACGAAAGTTAAATGGCATTTAAGCAAGAACTAAAAGCGGTAAGAGGTTAGATTCTCTTCCGTCTTTTCTTTCTGATTCTGTCCCAATCCGGTTTAAGCACATCCATTGAGCCGACCATCGCCTTGTACTTGTCGCCAAGTTCGCCCTCATTCATAGAGGAACGGAAAGTGTACATCTTGTATCGTTCATGCTCAGGTACATACACCCCCACCATCAAGGAACGGACTCCATCCACCTCCTGCTCCGGTGCTATCAATACAAGCCCCTCGTTCATGCTTTCCAACTTGAAAATCTTTGAGGTGACAACCTCATAATAGTCTAGTACATTCATATTCTTGTCTCCTATAATTAGTTTGTACGTTCAAACACTTCAATATACTGGATAGAGCTACAATCAATATATTTACGTGTAAACACTACTGTACTTCCACTTCCAATCATAAGTGTTCTGTTCTTTGTATTGCAATTGAAAGAGGTTTCACCACCAACACTATTGAAGTCGAAACTTATTTTTGCTCCACCTACCAAGTTGATACTTCCTCTAAGACCTTTGTCCTCGGCTTCGCCTAATATCACATTCACATGACCTGCATCCATATTCTCCTATAATTAATTGTTAAACACCTTCTCTAATAAAGATACGTATGATAGAGTCACTATCAATGTAATCTCTGTTTCCGTTCTCACCAAGTATAGTTATCAAATGCTTTTTTTTGTTATAAAGAACATCGGCAGTAAAATCAAATAACTTTGATTTGCTAAAGTTTGCATGAGGTAACTGCCCATTAGAGAGTGAAATTCCTGCAATGCAACCGCACTCCTTTGCATCATCTAAGATGTCTTTGATAATCTTAATATCCATAGTCTTATTACTTTACTTCTCGTTCTACAATATCAAAATTATCCCACGTCTCTCCTTCGCTGTCTGAGATATGAAAGAAAGAATCTGAGATATTGTATAGATAATCATCGCAATTCAAAACTCGCTTGTAATTCTCCAAAGTGTTCATTCCTTTGTGCCTTATCGCCTTTCTAGCCTTATCTCTGGTATCGAAGACTTCTGCATCAGTTTCTACAGCTTCACCTAATCCATGTTGGTATGAAGAAATTACTACATATACTTTCATAGCTTAAACTCCTTATTTATTACGCAACCTTAGATAATGTTTCTTCATCAATCTCAATCCATTGGCAAGCATCCTTGCGGAAAAATACCTTGCTAGGGATAATCTTGCCATCAACCTCCAAGCTATCGCCATTGCACTTGAAAGTATGGTTCTTTGTCAATGGTACAAGAAGGTACGTTTTGCCCTCTCTTTTGCGTTCTACAAGCGTTTTGTCCGTCCCAAGGATAATTGATACCCTTTCTTCCTTATCGTCCTTTAGAACGCCTATTTTATCTGTATGCTCGATATAGAGCACATTCAGAAAATTCTCATCCATTTTCTTATGCATTAATCATTTTGTTATACTTCTTCTTATTAACACCTCGTTTAACGGCTTCATAGAGCAAAGTCAAAGCTAATGCTTCATCCTTGACTTTCAAAGCCTTCAAGGTATCTCTTTTGACGTAGCGGCTCTCATCGACCTCACACAATGGTACGTAGCCTTTGTGCTTGAAATTTCTTCGACCAATCGCCCAAATCTCATAGCCATCCGGAAACTCGTTTGTTATCTCGAATACATAATTGCCATCATTAAACTTTTCCATAATCAATTGTATTAAGTTCTTTACCTTATCTTTTCTTACTCCTCCCATCGGAAAGCGTTAGGGTCTTTTACGACCTTCTTGCTGGCTTCGTCCCACATATAGCCATCATTAAACCACTTAGGGGCTTTACCATTGATTACTCGTTTTGCATCGGCTATGCTAGCATAGTCTGGTTCAACAACATTATCAATGCGAACGGCAACCTGACCGAATACGTCCTCCACCTTGGTAATATGATGCCCTTTGTAGAACACTTCTTTCAAACACTTAGCAATTGTCTCCATATCTCAAATACTTTAAAAGTCCTAAACTAAAGGGGTGTTTAAAGGCACACCCCCTATTAAGCCTCGCCAAACACCTTAGAACGTGAATATATCTTTATGCAACTCGCAAGAAGTTGTAAGCCTTGAATTGTCTCCATTCTCCCTTGACCTCATCCCAATACTTGGTGCAGTCCTTGCAAGCGTAACCCTTGCCGTTTGGAGTGTAGTCAATGTGACTCTCCATCAATGTGCCGAAAGCCTGACGAATCTCACCATTCATTTTCTGAAAATAGAACTCAACGACCTGCTTCTTCATCGCTGACTCAAGCTTTACAACCTGCCAAGCCTGTTTCAAGCACTCAACCCAAGACATTGAACTTGATTTCAACTGATAGGCTCTATGTGCTAACTGCATTACCTTTCTCATCTTGTTCTTAATTGAAGTAGTCATATCCTCAAACCGTTTTACGAGTGCCGACTCGGCTGCATAGCAGCAATTAATAGTTAAACTTTAAAGCCTTTATCTCTTAAAGACATTGCAAAGATAGTAGTTTTTTCTAATATTACCAAATATTTCTATAAGAAATTTCTAATATTACCACTTATTTAACACTTATAAGCTATTTCTAAACATTTATTCACTAATTATTAGCTAATTCTAATATTTAACTCTTTTTCTTTGGCAGTTAAAAAAAAATAAGCTATCTTTGCAGCATAATAAATATTAGTATTCACTTATATATAATAAGGTATGGACTTAAAGAAAATAATTAGGAGTCATGGGCAAACCATTTCATCTGTAGCTGAAAAGTTAGGTATTACCCAATCAGCTTTATCGCAACAAATCAATAATGGCTCAATTTCATTTGCGAAAGTAGAACAAATAGCTAGTATTTGTGGTTGCTCGCCATCTAGTTTCCTTGCTATTGATGGTGAAACCTTATCGCATCCGGCTATCATCTGCCCCCATTGCGGCAAGCCTATCGAGCTGGAGATTAGGGCAAAGGAGGGGAAATGATATTCCTCTCCTTTTACTCTTCTATTCTTTCTCCTTCAAAAAGCCTATACCTGCATGAACATTACCCAACTTATACCAAGACTGGCTTAAAGTCATAACATAACTATTGAAGGATTCTTCCCCAATATCAAGGGTGAAGTCTTCATCTACATCAGGCTCTCCATGTCTTACGTACCCCTTATTCGGGGTGTATAGCAATCTATGATATGAGCCGTTCTCACAAATATAAAGTCCGCTATTACGCCAATCGGAACTCCAAAATTCCGGTTTATTCACGTAACAAAGCATTACATCACCATCGTAAATAGGAATACTATGACTTCGCTCATCCTTTTCTCCAACAAATTTTTCGCTATCAACATTGTCAGACTGACGGATAACAGATACGATGGAGTAACCATTTCCAATAAAGTCCGCTATATCAACATATGTTCTTTGCTCTCTAAGGTCAAATTCTTGTTGGCTTCTTACGCCATCTTTCTCAAATATTACAAGTATTCTTGTGTACTTATCACCAAAATTGACCATACTTAGAATCAAGCCGTTGTTCATGTAAGACGCATAAGCTTCTTTGGCTAGTGTTAATACACGCTCTAGATATTCCAATGGCTTGTATCTAACTAGCCAAGACTGACCTTTATGCATCTTTTGCAAGTACGAATACATGTTCATCGCCTCGCATTCATCTATTCCATGCTTCTTGCAGACCAACTTGAACTTATCCGGATAAACACTAGTTACAAGTCTATCCAATTCGTCCATAGCTTGCATGGCTTTCAAATAATCATTTGCTTCCATTTTACTAATCTTTAAGTTTCTCAATTATATAACCACGACCTGTATAGGTACAAGACAAGCCAATATACACTAGCTGATGTAAAAGCCACCATTCCTCAGTGAACGGCAATCTATCACACTTCACGAACTCATCTTCATCCTCAAAATCGGATGCCTTTTCCAATATTTCTTCCTTTGTCATTGCTTATATTATTTATTCTAAAATCTATTAAATACACCATCCGCAACTACCTACGCATAGTTTGCATTCCAATTCGTTGCAGATGTTATAATATTCTTCTTCCGTTATATTATAGCGGTTTAGTACTTCCTTTGTTGGAGGCTTTGGGTCAAAGTGCATATCGGCACAAGCATAAGGCTCTGCATCTTCATGATGATGGTCATATGTATCACCAAAATCATTTTGTTCAGCACTTTTTCCATTGATAGTGAATACCTCTGTACGGCAAGGTAACGCATGATGCGTTTTTATCTTTAATTCCATATCTTAATATATATAAACTACTATTCAAAACTAAAAATTATACAATGCCCTCTTAAGTTTAATCCTAAGTTCTTCCTTCATTTGCGACACTTTGTCATATGAATCGTAATATCGTCCGTAATTATTATAATTAGACCTATTTACGCAATGAAGCCCGATAATAAGCAAATCTAACTCATCATCAGTCAAGGAAACTTTTTTCATAAGCTTACTTCTTTTGATTAAAATACTTTTCCAACTCTCGAAGAATGAACAGCCCTCCTATCTTGAAAGACTGCTCTATCACCACTCGATGCTCCTTAAATACGTTTTGACTTCTTGCAAACCGAAACGCTTCATTCTCTAGCATAAGCACAAACTTATTAAATTCTGCATCGGTCATTTGCATTCACCTCCTTCCTTTGAGAATAAATCATCAATATAGAGCCACCCGTCTATAGGCATATTCTCAACAAATCCTTTCCAAGACTTGAATTCTTTGACTTGGGCTAATGAATAATAGTTGCCTACACTATAGTGCAGCAATGTCCATTCATCATATCCTTCTGGCTCTTTATTTGTTTGATGCCACAAGTCCTTCAAGAATTCATTGATAGCCCAGCGAGCACCTTCCATGAAACTATCAGAAGCAGTAGGCTCTTCGTGGTTACTACTGAGCCATCTACTGTGTTGCATTGCTGCTTCTTTTACTTTCTTATCGTCTATCATAACTATTGTTGTATTAAAAATGTAAATATGAACGTTCAAGAAAACTAAGTAAAACAGCATGTTCTTTATATGCGAAAGAATCTGTTCTTCCCATTCTCTCAAAGCGTTGCATTTGCCTTTTACAATGCTCTATAAGTTCTTTCTTAAAAGCTTCGTCCATAACTTACCTCCACATCTTTAGTTGTACCTAACAATGATTCGTTGCCTTCGTAAGGGATGCAGAACTCCCATCTACCATTAACACATACATAGTCAAGATATTCATCTGTCTTATCTGTATGGCTAAATATATTTGCACGCCATTCCTCAGTTTTTTGATGTCTAACCAACACATTATCGAATGGTTTCAGCTCTACCTTTGGCATCAAATCCACAATCTGTTTCTTCTCAGCATCCCAAGCCTTGCCTTCTTTGGCTAGAGCATCAAAGAGTTGCTGCTTCTCGGAGTCAGTGGCAAAATTCATTTTGCCCTCAAAAAATGTCCACGCACGAGGCAATGTAGTATAACAATCCATTACACCTGTATTATTTGTTTGGATTGCATGGAAAGCGTAATAATAGAAAGAACCTTCAGCTTTCAGTCTACTAAAAATGGAAACTATATCACAGTTTTCCTTATGCATAGTTACTATATCCCCATCCTTGAACTCAGGCTGAGCCTTCTCAATTTCCAAAGTTTCAAGGTTTAACTTACCGCCACATCTTTTCTCAATATCTCTGATATAACCATAGGCAATATTGTTATCTAACTTGCTATACTTAGCCGTTTCTGTATTTGGCGTGGCATCAAAATAACATCCGTTGAACTTTGTATAGTCATCAGATGCCCATTCTTTGAAAATGCACATAAATCCACAATCACTGATAAGAACATCGCCCTTCTTCCAAGAGAATTTTTCCCAATCACGCATTGATTTGCTAGGATAGATGCACAAAACTCCTTCCTTGTACAATTTACCGTCTTTATCGAACCATGGATCTTTATTATGATGCTTAACTTGAAAAGCATCACATGCATCAGTAACGACATATAACGTAACACTTCCAAACATATCAGTCCAGAGTTTCGTACCTTCTGGCTTATCCTTGAGGATTTCCGCTATATTAATCTCAGTTTCCATATCTGACTTTTTTATATTCATTTATTCTTCACTAAAATATTTCTTAACAAACGCTCGTTCGGTGAGCCATTTTCCAAACCCCACTCTAAAGTAACGCTTTGATTTACCTTTCGCAAACCCATATTCATCACGAGGTGTGTTAACACTTAGGTGTATCTTAGGAACATGGTTCACCGATACGTATGCAGTTATATATTCATCCGAGAATGCCAAATGCTGAACTTCACGGAACTTTACATTCTTAAAAAACATTTCCTTCATAAGCCTTAGTCCTTATAGATTGCATCAAGAATGCTTCTGAAATTCGGATTATCAATAACGGCTTGGGCATCTTCTTTGTTCTTGAAGTAAATAGCACCTTCGTTATAATTACCACAAGAAGTAATACCATATTCGCTGGTTCGCATGATATTATGCTTATATTCTTGAGAATTCCAGTCCGGTTTCCAATCTCCATTATAGTACTTAGCTATAGTCATTAACCTAGCTAATGCGATTATCTTTCCAGCAATCATTTCAGGAACTTTTATATCGGCAGGACAAACACCTTTACCAGCTAAAGCAGATAAAACATCCGCATAGCTGATTTCCTTCTTCTTAAATGCTATAATGCCAGCTTTCAAATCACTTTTTTCAACGTCCACTTCCATTCCTTTAGGAATATCTATGACTAACTTATTATCTAGCATTTTCATTTTTCTTATGTTTCATTTCCAAAATATATTTTTTATTCACAACCAACTCGAAGAACTTATATTTAGCATGCATGTAGTTGCGACCTAAATCAACTCCACCGACAAATTCTTCTCTATACCAAGAGATTGCCGTATATTTTACAATATCATGCTCTTCCGGATGATTCACACGACCATTCCACACATTTGTGCGAACCAGATCGCAATACCCATCAGGTAATTTGGCACGTATCATCCTCGTATTCTCCGCATCAATATAGACGTTTTTGTATTCCAAATCTACGCCTAAAATTTCCTGATTAAGCTTTGCTACATCCATATCTTTTCAATCTTAAAACACTACGTTGAAGACCCCTCAGTTTGAACGGATTCTTCTCCAGTATTTTATTCACATCATTTCGTATCTTGCGGCTTTCCCACTTCTTTGTAAGACGCATAGCCTTTAACAAACGATGGTCTCCGGCTAGCTTTCCAACATCCGTTTTGCCACAATAATAGCCTTGTCTATAAGCCCAATATCGGGTTTTATAGACTTGCTTCATTATCTTCTTTGCTTGTCTTATTTTCATGTCAGCCTCACTTTCTGCGGAAAAACGTTCCATGACACCAATCACTGCTTTCAACATTCTCATGCAGCTTAGTACATTCTCCTGCAAATATACCATTGAAATATTTACAACGACCGCACTCCTTTGAAATTCTCAAAATTGAACGAAACAAACTAACGTTGGCACTCGGCATATTTACCTTATTCCATCTGATAGTTGCTTTCTGATAGAGATTCTTTAATCTAGGAATGAATCTACTCTCTTTCTTGAATGTATATTTTGAATCGAAGTAACGTGTGTCCGTTCCTCTCTCCATCATATTCAAGATTTTCTTAGCTTGTCTTATCTTCATATACTACTTGTTTTTATAAATATTACATGTCCCCTCATAAATTGTGCTATTTGTATAGATGTCTTTATATTGCGAAATGGAAACCAATCCATTTGCCTTTATTTCCCTAAGAATGTCATCATACACACTTTCTATTGCTCTTCTCTTCAATTGCTCCATGCCAGATTTGTCTCGGCAATAGTATTGCATTTCAAAGTTTGACATTGTAACTCTTGAATGAAGCTTAATAACTTGTGGCTTTATATATCTAACCTCTATCTTTGGTTTGATACCTAGTTTATCAGCTAACCATTGTTTCCATTTTGGCTTAACATCCTCTCCATCTAAGCAAGCAAGTAATATATAAATAAGACTAATACTTATATATAAAATTACAATTTCCATATGCTACTTATTTTTATCTCCAAATAATACGTGTCTTCGATAAGGGATTTCATTTTTTATTTAATTTATGAGCAGTACTATTAGTATGCTCTATATGTTCATTATTACAACAATATGGATAGAAATATTTATCTGCTCCATACATAAGTTCTTCTATAATATTATCGTCACTATCATTGCACTTAGAATCAATAGTAACTCTAATATTTACTTCGAATATTCTTTCCATAACTATTCTTCTTTAAGTTCTAACTCTTGCTTGATTAGTTTTAGAAAACTTCTAGCGTGAACTACAAGAACTTTCTTATTTCCTGCGTTCATCATTCTAGTATAGTTTTCAATCATATCATCAATAATTGTTAGTGCCGATACTTTACTCATATTTTTTCATATTTAAATCTTTAAGTCTATCCTTATAGAAGGCAGGAACTCTACTAATCTGCCACCAAGAATAGCATTCGTCACTCCAAGGTTCAATCCACACTGGTTCTTTTGTGTCTTTATCTTGGCAGTATACAATTCCACGTACTTCATCATTAAGCAAGAAAGCCTCTACATCAAAATCCAAATCGTCTAATGTTGCATAAGTCTTGCAATACTCATTACGTTCCCTAGTGCCTTCCCTTACGAACAACTCAAAATCATTGAATAAATCTATTTTTAGTATCTCTAAGTTATTGCTTTTAACAACATCTAGAAGAGACTTTTTGACGTTCATTTTGCTCATTTCCTATCCCTCTTTTTTTTAGTCATTGCAATCCATAGGAATATGGTCTGCTAACTCTTGCCAATAACACCTATTATCATAATAACAAGTTTGACATTTTTGAATCTTTTCATTCATTACTTATTCTCCTTTAAGTTCGACAGGCTCATCTTTCCAAGACAATTCTTTTCCGATGAGCTTCTTAATGCTTCCTTTAGGAAGGTAACAGCAACCGGTATTTGCGTACCTCTGCCCATATAAATATACGACAGAGCAAATCCATAATGTATTACTTTCATTTCTGCAAGGTTTTTCTGCAAAAAAATGTTCACAGCCACCTTTATCTACTGCTAACCATGACATAACTAATACTATATTTTTTTAATTAATAAATTACTTTTCTTATCAAATGGTTTATAACCACTACTGAGATACCAATCTAGAACAAATCTATCAGATTCATCTTTAACAAATTCCAATCCGATTGTCTTCACTCCATTTAACTTAGCCTGTTGTTCTGCGAGTTGTAACAGGCGTTGTGCAACACCATTTCTTCTATAAACAACATCAACCCAAAGAGCGTATATTAGAGCATCAGCCTTGCCGAAAATATCGCTAACATATAATGGAATAGATATTTGAACAGAGCCATGATTTTCTTCATCAGTTATTAAAATTCTGATTTCATCCTTCCATGTCTGTTTTTGTATCATATTCTATCCTCCAACTCTTTAAGTGCCAAGACTAACTCATTTTGAATATGAATTATAGTGCCTTCACTTAATTTTATTCTTTTTAAGCCAATCATCTTGGAAACATTATTAATGTGAACTATCGCTTTATCTTTGCTCATTTTCTATTTTTTTTAAAAGGGTCATAAAAACCCCACAGAAAAATTATTCCAACATACGAACAAAATAATAATACGATTGCTACAATGCCTCCTACGACATATAGTAGCCACATTGGTATTGTTATAGTCATTGCTTATCCTCCTTAGCTTTTTTAAGATAAAATTCTCTCCAATCTTCAAAAGTCCAATCTCTTGTGTTATGAGTAAGATTGAAAACTTCCGTATCTTTCTCTAACTGGAATAACAGCCAAGCGTAATCTTCATATACCAGTTCCTAGATGATTCTTTTCTGATATGTTATTCACGTTGATAGGAGATAACTTTACAAAGAAATGCTCCTTATCAAACCATTTTTTCAGCTTTTCCGCATCAAAATCGGAAGTGTCAACAAGTGTAAGATTGATTGTAGTCTTTAGATTGCTTTCTGTGCGAATCTGTCCCAACTCCTTAATTGTCATTTTGTTCTTATAAGGAATCAACCAATTTCGCTTGTCATCATCAAATGAATGCAAACTAATCTGCAATGTGATATTTCCCTTAACGAAAGAGAAATCGCTCCCCTTGATGCCAATCGTTGATACGTAATGATGAGTATTAGGGTATTTCTCCGTAATAATACGGATAGCTTCCTTGACGGCATCAATATTAAGAAATGGCTCGCCCATACGAGTATAGTTAATTTTAAACTCTTTTGCTTTGCTTGGGTCAGCACCTGCCTTATTGATGGCAAATTCAACCTGCTCTACAATTTCTTCTGCCGTAAGATTGCGATAACGTTTCATGTTGCCTGTAGCGCAAAATTTGCATCTTACTGGACACCCACTCATTGTAGATACTCCAATCATCCAACGTTCTGTACGGTCGCCAAGCTCATTGTTATCAAGCTTGTTTTGATGTCTGCCTATTGCATCTTTGGTGTAATAAGGTAAGAACGTGTCTGTAGTTTCAACTAGAAAGCCATCTTCTAATTGAAGGCAATACACGACACCATTTTTAAATGTTTTCTTTCTTAATTCCTTCATATTCCTTATATTTATATCCCATAAAGGATGGTTGGTTACTCTGGTGTCTTCGTTGTGTATTTATCAGATGAAATGTGCAGAAACACATAATCGCCATCACTGGTAGTCTCGTTAATATCACAAGAAACACCTTCTGCTTTGTCAAATACAAGCATTTCACAATCTCCACCCGTGATATCAATGTAAGATTTTAAATGCTCTATCAACTCACTTGCTTTCATATTACTATCTGTTAATATCCTTTCCTCAATCTTATACAATAATCAATAGCTTTGATTGCTAACCAAATAGCATGCTTCTGCTTATCGTCAATAAGATTTTTTCTAATCTCAAATAGTTTCTTCTTTGCTTCTGTTGCATTCATATTACTATTTATTTATGCCCGAAGGCGTTAACCACCTAACATATCGCTAATGTTTAAATACTTCTCTCCATCACCTAAGTTTCTTACATCACAGAAACCTGCTTCTGAAACGGTACTATCATCGTCATATATCTTTTTGACGTGTATTTTCTTTATAGGACAGCAGTCATCATCACTTACCTCAAAAGCAATAGGCAAGTCTCCGTGTTTTGCCTTTATTTTCTCTAAACTTTTAACCAAATCACTTATTTTCATACTAATATCTTTTATGCCCGAAGGCGGTTAAATGCTTATTATTCTCATTATTGCTAACGCCCTATATTTTTGTACTAAGATGCGTGTAATGTAACAACTATCACATTTCCCTTCTCGTAGCACACGTTTTAGTTCGTAGCAGATGACCCTATATTCTTCTTCCGTTATGTTATATTTGTCAAGTATTTCCTTTGTTATAAACTTGAACTCTAATTGCATATCAGAACAGGTATCAGTCTCTGCGTTCTCTATGTCATGGTCATACGCATAAACAAAATCATTCTGGTTAGCATTCTTTCCATTAATGGCAAATACCTCCAAACGGCAAGGTAGCGTATTCATTGGTTCGATAACTAGCTTCATACACCTACACCTCCATTTCTAAGTTGATTTTAAAAGCAAATAGGATATGCTGTAACTCGTGAACGTAATTGATATACCCTCCCATAATATCATTATTTATTGAAACAGACCAACTAATACCGCCGTCTGTGCAAAGTTTAATTCTTGGAATACGACTATGCCTAAAGTATATTTGTCCCTTACTCCATCCATTCTTTTCCAATATGGCAATAGTAAGACTTACTGGCTTTATCTCATTAACATCAACAAGACAATATACTAACCCTTCTTTAGGGCAAGACAAGTCAAAGTGACTTTCGTCTCTAGGCTCTTTAACAACCATGATTTTGTTGTGATACATAACAACATCACCAACTATATATTTCTGTTCCATTCGCTTTAATCTTTGCTATTAATGAAATCCTCATACTCACCTATCGTGATTTCCTTGAAATCAGAGTTGTGCTTCTCGGCTCGGATGCTGTCATCAAAGTAAACGAAAATGCGGTCTTTGTGACGGAGGAGCTGAGTAATAGAGAAACGGCTAACTTGAGGGACTTCTATATTCAGTTCCTTCATTACCTTGAAATGGTTAGCAACTGATTTATAGGAGAGAAGAACGGAGGCTATTGCCTTGCCTTGCTTACAACGCTTGTTAGGCGCAATAGCTACATAGTAACCGTCTTCCAATTTTACACCGTCTATCTTCTTCCACACCTTCTTATCTAGCGTATCGTAACGCTCAGAAAGAACCCATATAGCGGTAATCTCGTACACTCTTGTGAGAGTTCTGTTAGGCTGATAGCCCTGATATTTTTCAAACTCGAAGCCTACGGCTTCTTCCACTCTTTTCATGTAGGCTTGATACTCTTTCTCTTCAGCATCGAGAATACCTTTAATGTATTCATAAGCGTTACTTCCCTGTTTTGTTTCGTATAACATATCTCTTTACTCCTTAACTTCTTTAAAAATTACATTTTTATGGTCTGAGCGTTCTTTGATGCTACAAGGGTATAGCTGCCATACTTCACAAAACTTCTTACTATCAAAGAAGCACCCTTTGCAAGATTCTTTATCAGTCTCAGTAACTTCAAGAGTTACTCTTTCTCCAACTTCAAACTCTTTCATAATCAAAACACTATTCTATAGTCCTTTCCTCTCAAAGTGGGTCTCTTTTTGAGGATGAACTTTGTTAAATCTTCAAAATCTATCGGGAAGAGCGCACAATATTTATACTTCAATGTGCAGACAAATCTTCCGTTGAGCATAACATCAAATACAAAAGATTTCATTGATTACCTCCTTCCTTTGGAAGTAAATCATCAATATAGAGCCATCCCTTAAAATATCTTTTAAAATCTTTAGGAGTCATATCATCACATACCCATCCTTCTGGATTACGGAAATATACACATAATTCCGTACTTCCGTTTTTGAACTTAACCAAACATGTAACGTAACATTCTCCTTGCTTAATGTTTGGCTTTTCGCTAGCAGTATGCCATAAGTCCTTAAGGAACTCTTCCTTAGTTAATCTCTTTTCCATTTTTTAGTCTCCTTCACATAAAGTTTCGTTAACCTCGTCATTGTATGTATGAGTAACCGGATTGTACTCAGAATGGGTTGCATCTACCCTACCTTTCCGGTTAGTGAAATAGATAGCATTTCCTTGGTCATAAAACCTGTACACTGTTATACTATCAACAACAAACAATTTCTCGACATTGAATTTGTCAACAGAATCCGAGATTTGGACTCTTGTACCCTTACCTTTGCAACCTACCAAAATGGCGGCAACGGCTATTATCATTATTACCTTTTTCATATCAACTTCTTTTCTTCTTGAAGAATACGTCATTCATCGTACCCTAATATACTAAAGAACTCATCCATTTTTGGATTTAGATTGTTTGCCATTAACATATATGCCGGAACGGAGCGACCGATGTTGCACTCTAACTTCAATGCATGTATCATTACTGAAGCTTGATGGCTTGAAATCTTAACCCTATCCAATCTGGAAAGTATTTCGCTCTGCGAATCTGCATTACGAAACACTTTCTTGATAAGAGTTTCTATGTACTTACGCTGCTTGTCCGTCATTGCTCTTATTGTGCTCAAGAGACTCAACCAAAGCCTTCAGACCATTGAAAGTAGCATCCACCAACTCCTTGCTATCGGAAGCATCAAAATACCAATTTCCAATAATCTTGCTATTATTTTCAGCAAACATCGTAATACTCGTATGAGTATTTGAAGACGACATCTGGATAGACTCCTTTGTTCTACCCATGAGGCTGGCAATCTTTGCCAACACCTCTACATATACATTATTCTTTTCCACTTTCTTCTTACAGTTTTTATGGTGTGTCTCACCTTTTTAAAATTAGTAACCTTGTTTCTTAATTACATTGCAAAGATACAAAGAATATCTGAAATATGCAAACTTTTTAATGTGTTTCTTTTATTCTTTAATATATTATAACACATAACACCAATAATTTACTGACGTTAACACAAAAATCCCCACCACTACATTATTATATATAGTGATGGGGCAAACATTTAAAACAAAATAGCATTATGGATTTCTACGATTACTATCAAACTAAATCGTCCACATAAGCCCATTTATAGATGGCGTTTGATTTCGTGAACCTATTCCACCATTCCTCGCCTAAGAAATTCAGATGCTTGAAACGCTTGCGAACCTTGGTCAGACCGACAATGCGTCTGTTATACTCAGGCAGCTCTTCAACAGAATGCCAAGCACCTTCTTTTTGATATTTCATTCCCAACTCCAAGGCTTGCTTGGCTACCTGCCTTGCACCTTGACTAAAGTCTATCTTATCAATCAACAATTCTAAGTCCATAATCAAATAACTTTTATGTTAACTTTGTCTTCAAAAAAAGCTTCTAGCACTTCCTTGGCTTTTGCATCTGCTTCATCCAAGTCTTTGCATTTGACTACTTGAACACCATAACCTATAGGGTTACGCAATTCATAAATACCATCAGCCTTTACCAAGCGAAGGAAAATATCTCCACCTTTGAAGCGGTACGAATATCCTCCTGTTGCCTCGTTCCATTGTCTAACTATGTTCCTCACCGCCATAATATCTTTGCACTTTTTCCAATGTAGCATTAGCACCCTCAATGTAGGCTGCGATAATGACATTTCTATATAGCTCACTATTTTCCTTATCAATTCCAACCAAGCCTTCTGTTGATTTCAAAGGCTCAATTGTAAATTTATAAGCCTCCTCTACTATCCAGCTAGGAACACCATTTGAAATCAAATTCTTACAATACTCATTCATGATTTTACCTTTTAAAATTAGTGGATGACAAGGGATTTAAACCCTTGTTGGTGTCAACACCTCCCCAGTGACCTGGTACACGGAATGTTTAATCAGAAAATCCGCTCCAAGTTTGCGAGGGTCGCATTGCTTTCAGTTGCCAATGCCACTCATCCGTTTGTCAGCGACAGATGCGAATTTGAAGATTGTGCACCATTCCCAACCTTGCCCAAGGGTTTCTGCCGCTGACTAATAGGCATTTGCCAATGGTTGTCGGCAAATTTTAAGTGTTCACATCTTACGATGCGGTATTAACTATCTCCCTGCCCAAGGGAACAACCATTAGCGATAGGCTATTTGTAGTTATGAAACATTCAAATAAAGCCGTGCGACTCCTAGTTTATCATCATGCCCCCACGCAAGGCATCACACGGCTTTGGCACGTGGGTATTTGGTAGATTATGGCTTTCCTACCTCGTCTTTCTTATATCATTCCGCTGCCATCCTGCCGCCCAGTCTACCGGAGCTGCATTACAGCAGTGAAAAGATGTATTCACATTATATAAGGCTGCTCTGAACTCATCCAATTCTTCTGCCGAGAACGGACAATCCTTGTTTACCCGCCTTTTCATAATTTCACTACCTTATAGCCAAGCCGACTTGCAAGATCAAGAAAAATATTAAAGTATTCCTGTGCAACTTCTGTTCCTGATACTACGACATTTTCAAACGTGAAGTAACGCTTTGTATTGTAAAGCGTATCTTCCAAGCAATAAGTTTCTTTCATTTCTTCTTTCTAATCAATTGTAAACAACCTTTCGACTGGTCTCTTTGTTATATTCGGGTTAAGAGAGTTTGTTACTTCCTTTTCCCAAACACATCTGAACTCTTGGGGCATCTGATACTCGCTGATAAATACCTTATGACCTCTTCTAGCCATTTCCATGCACCATATATAGAATCTTTCGTAATCGAAATTCTTTGATACATCATACTTTTTCGTAGCTTTGTAAGGCAAATCGCAATACACTATACTCCTATCCGGTATCACAAGTTCATCATAACTGCCGCTATAAAACTCGACACCTTTGAGAAGAGGCACATCACGCATTGTATTTTCTATCTGCTCCCTTATGTAATCTCTTGCCTTTCCGTTCTTGCCGACAACATTATGTCCGCTATAGCCACCATCAAAGAAACGTCCATTAAAGCTCGCCATAAAGCCAATTAGTCCGACACCTGCTTCTGTGAAGAATTTATTCTTTCCGTGATAGCAGTCTCTTGCAAAGTTATACAACGTCTTACTAATATGGTTGAAGACAAACCCATCATTCTGAAGATACTTCCACATTTCGATAAGATACCTATTCTTATCGTTGGCAATCCTTCGATACGTGTCCGGAACGTTCTCAATAACGCTACAGCCACCACAGAAAGCATCTACAAACGTATCATGTTCTTTATCAAGCATAATCGGCAATATTTCATGCACGATTCTAGCCTTGCTACCCATATACTTCATTGCAATAGTTTCTTTATCATTTTAACCCCTCGCTTGCCAAATTTTCGCTCGACAACCGCATTGTAACTCACTCCATCAATGGAACACTCATCCGGATAGCACTCTTCAAGCCAATCTGTGAACTTCAGCAGATTGAAGACTAACTCTTTTCTCGCTAAAAGAAACCGCATATCTATGAATTTTCCAAAGCTTATTCCAAAGATTTTCTGAAACTCATTACCTATCGGCAAGAACTCACTTGGTTCTATTTTCATCAGCTTGCTTTCTTAGATGTCACACTATCCAGAGGATAGTCACTCTTCATAAAGTCACTAATTCCTATGTAAGTTCGCTGTAAATCTTTCTCATCGTCCTTCAGGTCTTCCGTTGCGTTGATAGCCGCCTCATTCAAAGTCTGTTCGTCAAAGACACCTTTTCTTACCTTATCGAAATAAGAAAGAATTTCTTTTGTCATCAAATGGTCAGCCAATCTCTTGAAATCCTTATCCATCACTAATGCCATGAAGTCATAAGAGTTTTCAAAGGCCAAGATAGGAGCAAAATCCTTGAACGCTTGCATTAAGTTTACATGCAAATCTTCATACAGCTTACGGATGATATTCTCATAAGTTCCCAAACAAAGGTTGGTCAGATTGTACAGAATGATTGCATTCGCATAAACTCCCGATTTTTCACCAATCCCTAAGTTCTGTAATCTTAAAGCAAGCTTATCTCGCAACTTATACAAGTCTCCACTAATCTTGTCATAGAACGTCATTGCGAATTCTTCATTAAAATCTGCATTAGGAACATAAGCGTCATAATACTTAACCACCTTTCGAAGGTTCTTCTTGCAGTCCACCCACTTCTTCTTAACTTCAAACCTAACGCATTTCTTCTTCAGAATACTTTTTTCGATTTTCTGCATAAAGCACTCTGCTAAGACCATTTCGACATATACATACTGCTGAAGATAAGCCCTAGTAACGACCATAACCTTATTCACTTCGGTTTCGGTCATTCCATTCGGAACACTGATAATTATCTTCTTGCCACCTACGTTCAACAAGACTCTTCTGAAACAATTAACACTAGGCATGATGCTTTCTGTTTGAATATTCTACTACCTTATTATAGCACTCCGTTCTCACCAAATCCTCGACCCGATTCAATGTGCAAGCCTCATGAGTATCATTCATATTGACTTGTGGACAGCAAATCTGATAAAAAAACTTTGTTCTGATGGTAAAACCAAAGAACTTGATTTGCTCCTTGAATACCCGACCGGACACCACCTTATCAAGTTTCTTCTTGCCATCGAAGAGATTCAAACTCTCTTCTCTACGATATACAATATCGGTCTTAACCGAAAAAATCTTTCCGAACATAACTATTCCTCCAAATTCCTAAGCGTTTCCAAACTCTCATCATTATCAACATCATAGCCGATACGATATTCGTTACCAATTCTTGCACCAATGTATACCTCTTCGGCATCCAAGATATAACGGGACATCTGTTCACGAACCTTTATCTGTTCTTCATTCAACCCAAGTACATCAAAGCACTCTTCCTGCAATGACTTATATGGTTTCGTTCCCATATATGAGACATAAGCCAGCTTGCCTTCCTGATGCAATGGCTCCCACTTCTCCCACCAATGGTTGCGATACTCCAAGATACCTCTTTCTACTCCATCGGCACAAACATATTTAACTATTCGTATTCTCATTATCAACCTTTTTTAAAACAACTTTAACTGTCTTTCATTGGCACTTGAACACACGAGACTTAATCTTGTATGTAAGATTGTTAATTACGACTTTATCCCCTACACAAGGCATAAAATGGAAATCGTAATTTTTCAAAATGATACTGCCTTCATACTCGAATTCAACCATTTTTCTGCTCTCCTAATGTTTCCCTATATTTATCTAACATTATTGAATTAATCTCAGACCAAAAAGTTACAAATACGTCCTTGTAATCAATATTATGATTCTGTGCTATAAAATTTCCTGCACTGACAAAATCAAAATAGCCTTCAATCGTCTCTTGTGTACCTGTACATGTACATGTTATGCCATTCTTGACATACTTAGCCACAAAATAATAGCATTTCTTCATCGCAACAACTCCCTAATAAATTCGTTACGCATCGGCTCAACGATGCTTGTATACAAACTCTGCTTATCTTCGGGAATATCATCCGGTGTAATAGAGAACATCAACAAATAAGACATCGGAATCTCCAATACCTTGCATATTGCATCAATCTTACTCTTACGTGGAAACGTTCTTCCGGTCTCCATAAACAACATATTTGTCTCACTACAACCGATAGCCTTACCAAGTTGTCGTTGGGTCAAGCCCTTGCTTACCCTCATTGTCTTAATCGCCTTTCCTAAATCCATTTAACCTCCTATTTTAAATTTTCAAATCTATTCTTAATTGCAATCATGGCATCATTGACACCATCCTTATATCCAACAGAATACAAGGAACAATCCTCTTCGCTCGGTTTTCCGGTTTTTGATTTCAAAAACTCTTCTATCTCACGGAAACCATACTCCAAGAATCTGAGAAACATAGCGTTCTTCGTGATAGCTGGTCGTAGAACATCTTTAACCCAATCCCAGCCATCACCATAACCCAAAGTGAAATTAGAATTATTACAATATCTCACTTTCGGCTCATCCAACCATTGTTTTATTATTTCCTTTTTTGTCATCATTCCCAGTTTTTATGGTGTGTCTCACCTTTTCAAATTAATAACCTTTATTTCTTAATTGCAATGCAAAGATACAAAGAATATTCAAAATATGCAAGCATTTTAATGTGTTTCTTTATTTTATTAATGTATTTTAATTGTTTAATATAGTTTCTACCATTTATTTTAAACTTTTTACATTTTTCTCTTTCTCAAACACTCTTTCTACTATCACCTTTATCCTTAATTTCGTCTTACTATGTTCTTTAACGTGTGCCTTACGCTTTGTAGTTTTTGCACCTTGCAGCAATTTCTGTCAGTCTCTTCCCTTGTACTTTCGTAGTGCTACCTTTCTTGCATTTCAAGACATTTCCTGTACTTGTATTTTGTATTTCCAAGAAATGGATGCAACAAAAGTAACTTCTAAAATTCTTATCCATTTGCCATTTCCTTTTTAAGTTTCTTTCTTTGAGCCAAGAACATAACAATCTCCTCGAAATCATCGCAATTCAAGAGCATTTGTCCAACCTGCCATTCCGCTGCTTTCTGCTTGGCATCCTCCATGCCCTTTGCTAAGAATGTGATTTTCTTGTCTTGGCTTCGATTCTCTACAGTAACTTCAAGTGTACCATATTCAAGTTCGGTAGTCTTCATACTGAGACCTTCATCAAATATCCTCAACAAATGATTAAAAAGATTACTTCTTTCCATGTTTCAACCTTTCATTTTCTTGTTTCAACAAGTCCTCAAATTCCTTGCGCTTTGCTCGCATAATCTCGAACCATTTACTTGGTGTTATAGGACACCCCATAAGCCAATGGTCGAAGTTTGGAACAGGCAAATTGAACTCTCTAGCTTCAATAGTATAATCGTACCACTTCAACAACTCTTCTTCGGGAGCTTCCTTTTCAATATCTGTTACAATAGTAGCCATATCGAAAGTCAAATCGCCACAATTAGCTATTCCTCCAACTTGGTCACCTATCCAAAATGTCTCCGGATTATCTAATCCGTAAAATTCATGCTTCTCACAGAATGCCTTCAAGTAAGCATTGCAAGCATTCTCGTAATCATTCTTTAATTTCTCCTTATCCATATCACATATCCTTAAAAAGTTTTTTAATCTTGCTCTTCTCCACCTTTGGATGGGAGCACATCACAACTTGCGTACTTGGGTCATGTCTTACCTGCCATTCGCAAGTATTACACCCCAAATCACCAACTTTATTAATTGCATTGGTGTATCTGCCTTTCTCACCATAGGGGCAATCGGTAACAAAATCCTTTCGTCCCCAGATGTACTCATCTATCTTGTATGAGATAGCATTTGCTTTCTCCTTTTTCTCGTTAATATTTAAAAACATCATATCGTCAATATTTAAAATAAGCATAGCTGACCATCATCAGCGACCTTAACATTACTCTCAGAAAACCAAAGTTCCTTGAATATTCTCTCCATGCATGCTACGACTATAGAATTTCCAGCAGCCTTTTGAAGACTTGACTTCGACACTCCACTTTCAAGCATCTTGTCTATATATTCTTCGTCAACGTTCATTAAGCGGAAGAGTTCTCTCGGAGTCAAACGCCTAATGCGCAACCTTGTCTCTCCAAGCACAACCAAGGAGTCCTTGCTCGCAGATGTAATGGTATTGGCTATATTCTTTCCAAGCTCGACCTTTGGACTATGTATTTCGCCTTTTATCCACTTCCCTTCAGAGCGAGTTCTTATAGCTGCACTCATAGGCTCTTTCCATTCATTTGACACAAATTTCTCTTTACATAGCAGAGCATCGCTCATAAAGTACTTTTCGTCCACATTTTCCTCCAAGACATCTACCAAATGTTTCTTCAGCTTTGTCTTTCTCGGAAAATGATAATCTATCTTATCACCATCATTTCGTATAGAGAGCATGAAGACACGCTTTCTGTTCTGAGGAACACCGCAGTCGGCTGCATTTACCACCTTAGCATAGTTAACATATCCGTAGGATTCCAACTCCTTGCGCCACTTGTTGAAGAACCCGATAAACTTTGTTTGAACCAAAGCCTCTACATTCTCCATTAAGAGGTATTTCGGCCTCTTGGTAATAATGGCGTTTCTTGTAAACCAAAGGATAGAGGAACGTGTATTGCTTCCCTCCTCTATTCCTTTCTGCTTTCCGGCTTGCGAAACAGACTGGCAAGGTGTTGAGTATGTCAACAAGTCAAAGTCAGCAACCTTGCTCCAATCTATCTTGGTCATATCACCAAAGTTCTTGCCGGACAGACTAGGAAAACAAGCGTTATGCAATGTTATTGCGCTTGGCTCTATCTCAGACCATCCGATGCACTCGTAATCGAAATCAGAATGTTTCTTCTTCAGTCGCTCCAAAGCCATCAGTTGAGAGTCATATCCGGCACATAGTTCGAATGTCCGTATCTTCATTTCTCTAAGCTTTTGAATTAACTCTTAACCCTGCCTTAATCTCGGCAGCTATTCTACCTTCGTTTGCCAATCTGTCGCAAAGCTCGTTATATTCAACTCCCGAATGGCTCTTCACCTTGCGCCAAGTGATGTGTGCTACATGAGCGGAATGTTTTCTAAACTTCTCCATCAAATCTAAGTTCTTGTGTGCAGAATAAACACCGCTCAAAGTTTTAAGTGCATATTGGCTATCACTATGAACCGTCACAACCGCACCTTGTGGGCAATGACCAACACCACAGATGATAGCCAAAAGCTCCATACGGCTAATTGTCGTGTCTATAGTTCCGTAGTTTCCCTGCTTATATACCTTGCCTTCGTGTAAAATCACATAGGCAGCACCACCAGTGAACTTTCTTCGCTTGGTATCAGTCCTCAGTACTGCAGAACCATCTGTCCACACTTCGTAGCAGTCGTGCATCTTCTCTTCCTTGGTCTTGAACTTGAAACCATGCTTGCGGTAAGTCTGGCTTGGATTTTTCAAGGAATTCCATTTCTTGACCAAATCCTCCCATTTCTTAGGGACTTTACCACTTGGAAGCAACCATCCGACATCATCGAAGCGACCATAAAGCCACTTTAGATTGTCTTTCATAAAACCTGCCATCGAGCAATATATTGTAAACTCTTCATAAGTTGGCTTTGCAACGCTTCTGTGCTCATCCCCCTTCGTTTGTCTTCTTTCTCCCATAGCTTCTTTCTTTTCTTAGTTTCTTTAATCAACCTCACACACATACGAGTAGTTTACTATACGTAAGTGAAATATACTTCGTATATTCCCCTTACCTTTACAAACTCCCTTACGAGTGCAGGTTATTTATTGATTCTCTCGTCTACTATTATTACGTTCGATTTTTTACCCACTTCATCTTTCGCTCAATAATTTTTGGGTTCGTTCCACTCTTCGACTTAGATACTTGGCTTTTTAGGACTTTGTATTTGTTAGCGCATCGCAGTTGACCCTTTCGATATTTTGCCGAAATGATGATAAGATTTCCAAACGCATCATAATAATGCCAATTGTTAGTACAAGCACATGCGTCTATTCCGACTTCTGTACATTGGACTATTTTTTTTACCGCACCAGACTTAACAAGCTTCTTGATAGTCTTCCCAACTTGGTATCTAGTTGAACAGGTATCTTTCATCATGCTGGTGTATGAATAACTTGTGTACTTTTCATTGAATGGTCTTTCCAACATACGAGCTTCCGTTTTTTTGGCACTACGTACACTTTTAATCGTATTCCCATTGACGGCTCTACAATGCGTATTGGAGACATCTTCAATGACATTGATTTTGTTACTCACAACGACATCACACAAAAGACTTCTCAACTGAGGCAAGGTCAGTTTAGTTATCTCGCATCGTCTTGTCTTGTAGCTGTACTGGAAACTGTCATACAACCTGTTCGCTATGATTCTCTTCACACCGAACTTGTTAGTTTCAATTCTACAATATCCAAATTTAACTGATAAATCCAAATATTGTTTGAAATCTTTCTTGTTGTAGCCCATCACTTTAGCTGCTTGGTTTGTAGATCTAAAATGAAGGTCTGATGCACGGAATAGAAATTTTATCTTTAAGGCAAAACAAAATCCCACCAAGCGATTCTTATCGCCTAGTGCAATTTTAGCTTGCTTGATACCAATTCTAATCTGATGCATAATAACTCGTTTCCTTATTTGTTTAACTTATCTGTGTTTCGCCTACTCCAACAATTATTGCCCATTGCTAACCTAGAGCAATCTAAGAATGTTTCGACTCAAAACAAGGATTCTAAAAAGAAATCCTTACCCTTCATTCGTCTGACACCGAAATCTAGGTAAGGATTATCGTGATGTGGCTTTCGCCACGGAAAATCTTATTGATTCTTGTAAGCGTGTCAGCACCAACAAAGCACGCTGCAAAGATACTAATTTATTTTCAAACTGCAAGGGTTTTAATGTGTTCTTCTGCTCTTATTGCGCATTTTTAACACACAACACAATTTTAGTTACGTATACAAAACTATAAATACATTAAACCGCTTGCAAATTTGACATTTAACACTCTAAGGCATTTTCAAGACAAAAAAAAGAGCAACCACCATCACTGGCAGCTGCTCCATAAGTTGTTACCTTAAACCAATCTAAAACCTTAATAACTAAAAACCAACCTAATAAAATAACTTTTTCTTATATTTTACCGTGAGAAAGAGAATCATTGTAACCAGCATCAAGGAAACGACCCAAAAGGAAATCATACCGAATTTCCAATAGAACAAATCCCATCCCTCCAAGTCTTTCTCAATATATTCCTTTTTGGTCTGGGCGATACTCAATTCTCTATTTAGGCTATCCCTCTGAGCCTTGTATATACTCGCTCGCTCTGCTATCTCCTTATAATGAATAAGGCTATCACGAACCTTGGATAGTTCCTTGCTGTCCCTGTATCTAATCTCTATATGAGTAGAATCCTTACCTAGAACCTTACCACTCTCATCTACCCTTGTCTTGACATCATCCTTGATGTAAGTGGAATCCTTAACCTGCTTTTCGGTCTGCTCCCAATGATAAGATAGCAAGCTGTCCTGAATAAGCTTGACCCTTTCGTTGATAATTGAGTCCCAATGGGCGTAAGTAGTAGTGTCTCGCACCACCTTTTCCACTTCTACATATCTTGTTGTCCGGCATCCGTACATCATCAGCATGATGAAGAAACCTACCAATATGGTAACGAGCCAACGCCACCAATCAAATCTAAGCTCCATATCAACCTCCTTTTTGAGTGCAAAGGTACAAATAAAACCAAAAGGAACGATTTCTTCGCCCACTCTTTCTTTTTCAAAATTTCAAAAGTGAAGAAAAAACCACCACCCAATTAAGAATGATGGTCTTACTAATGCCTTAGTTGAGCCTGTGTCTCGTAAGATTACCAAGTGATTATCTTTCCGTTATTACATACGAGCTTTCCGTATTGTATATTTCCAACCCTGCGAAGCCATCCATGCAGGTTCACACTTTGCTTTGGGTCATTGTTTACAATCGCATTGAGAAAGGCAATTCGTGACACCTTCAGCTTATCGAACAACGCCCATTGACCTTGTTTGTATGAATTGATAGCAGCTAAGGTCATATTACCCATGATGCCATCAGCTTTTGTTCCTACGATAGTTTGAATCTTTTGTACGGCTCTGCTTACTCCACTATTATAAGCAAAGTCAACCAAGAGATTAGCCACTGACTGGTTGTTGATTTGGTCAGCCTTGCAAGCATCCCAATAATATTTCTTGAATATGTGATGCCATTGTTCATCGGTTATCTTCTTCAAGTCCGATGCGGTCTTACTAGCACCATAAACTTTACGGAACGTCTCTAGGGTCACACCTTTCATCGTTGCGCCTCCCCTGTCACTCTTTTTGTTAGAATATCCACCCTCGAATGAGAGAATGAATGGTTTTAAAATACTTGAGTCTGCCATAGTCTATTTATCTTTTTCGCTTTGATGTTCGCCACGTTCCCCTATAGTCTTGGTAATGCCAGCCGTGACGAACAAACTAGCCACACTACCAACAAATGCACTTAACCCCATCAAATCGGTCTTGATAGTCCCATAAGTTACCACTTCCCACACTAAGATAAAGCAGACAACCAGGAGCATCAAGAGACCTATCAGAGTAACGGACACTAAGAAGAATGCCTTGCTTGAATGTCCGCTATTAACTTGTATGAGTAATTTCAGATACTTAACCATATTTTAATCCTCCCTGTCACGATATATCTCATTTTCTTCCTTTTCAACCAACGTTTCTAAGGATTCTCGCTTTCTTGGTGGGGTTCTAAGTTGGCATCCATCCTTGATGCATCTGTTCCATTGTGCCTCATGCAAGGCAAGCTTCAAATCGTTCTTCTCATCCCTTAGATTGCGTATGGTAATACGATACTGATTGATTTCCTCATACAATTCATCTACTTTACTATTAAGATTAACGACCGACTCGTTGGAACGTTCATAGAGAGCCTTCCACTCATCGGCATATGATGAAATAGTCTTATTCTCTTCCTGTGATGCGAGTGCCGCCTCCTTTCGTTTTCTACTATTATAGTACAGCAACGTGGAGATAACTCCCGATGCGCAAAGAAGATTAATTCCCGTCTGTATTAATTGAATAGTTTCCGCTGTCATTTCCTTATGTTTTTTGTTGCAAAGATAGCTATTTATATATAATAATGTGAAAATAGCCGAGTCAGAAAACTACACAATTAATTTTTGTGCAAATAATTAAATATTTCCTTAAACAAAGTTATAACACATTAAATTATTTGCTCTATCAATAAAATCTCATTACCTTTGCAAATACAGGTGAGTCACACCATAAAAAACTGAATAAAAATGAAGATAATAGAACAAGATACAATAGACATCATTAAGGCGCACATAAATGAACGACCAAGATACAAGTTGGCACAAAGAATGGGTGTCAGCGTGAAATTCTTGTATAAGATTCTACATGATTGCAATTGTAAAATCGAACATAAAAGACCTGTTCCGAAACCCAACAAGAAGCGTGATGAACAAATTGCAAAGCTTTACACCAACCATTCAGTCAAAGAGATTGCCGAGATTATAGGGTGTCATCCGTCTACAGTAGGAAAGGCGGCAAAAAGACTAAAGCTTACTCATTCGAATGAAACTATCGAAAGACTTAAAAAGAACAGTTTGGCAAATTTAAAGAAAGCGTATGAGAAAGCAACAATAAGTAAAAGGGTAAAAAGCTGGCAAAGAACCATGCAGATGGAGAAATTCAGAGTTATATCCTGCATTCCGCAACAGACAAGATTCAAATTTGCGGATATGCCTATAAAAGCATATCATGCCAAGTACAATCTCATAACAAAACATGGATATTTCGCTTTCGAAGGTGAGCCATACATTTTAGGTTATGACCGGAATACTCATAGGATGAATGAAGAATACTATAAGAACAAATATGGATTTTCTTTTGAGGAGGATGAAGAATGCCAAGAAGATTAACAAAAGAACAGATAGACTATATTAAAGTCCACATCAATGACTACCCACGAAAGGAAGTAGCCAAGGCTGCTGGTGTTACACTACACACCTTATATAAATATATCACTATTTTAGGTGGCACAAAAATAGACAACAAGTTGAGTAAAGAAACCATCAGCCAAATTTCCGTCATGTACCAAACGATGACAGCAAGGGAAATTTCCGAAGTGTTGAATATTCCTCAATCTACAATATTAGGACAAGTCAGTAAGCTTGGTTTAAAACACAATGTAGAAACGATAAATAGAATTCGTAAAGAGCGAAACAAGTCTCTAAGAAACTATTGGAATAAAGAAAGATATGCAAGTAAAGGAAGAAAACTTCACATGCAATACAAAATGGATGAACTTAGAGTTATGTCGGGCAAGCCGCAAGAGACAAAGTTGAGGATAAGAAAGCTCTCCTCAAAGGCTTTGAATGCTAAGATGTATTTGCGAAAGTCTTATAACTATTTCTACTCTAAGGGTGAGCCGTTCATTCTCTGCTATGACTCCGAGACAAAAAGACACCCTAAAGAGGAATACTATACTGAAAAGTTTGGTTTCAAGTTCGTGTGTGCTTAATTTCTGTTTGCTGTTCCGTTTGCATTTTTCGTTTTCTGCAAACGGAATTTGCAAACAAGCCTTTGATTTCCATGCATCCGGAAGTATGATATTACCTCCTATCACCTTAACTACTTGATTATTAGCGATTAAAAGAAAGTTTGATAGAGTTATTTAATCTTATCCTTATTATTCGTAACTTTGCAGCCGTAACGTTACATAGAGTTAGTTTAATTAAGGTTTAACACAAAAAGATTATTCTTATGGAGACATCAAAAACTTATGTTTTTAATCCAGAGGGTTCAGGTAACAATGGAGGAATGATGAGCTTGATAGCTCCTTTGCTCCAACAGAGAGGCGTTGATCCAAACGTTCTTCTTGCGATGAAGGGTAATAACGGATTCGGCAATGGTGATGGTTCTTGGTTCATTTGGCTGCTCTTTATCCTTTGCTTCTGCGGTTGGGGCGGTAATGGTTTCGGCTTTGGTGGCCGTGGCAATGGCGGAGGTCTTGCTAACGAAATCAACAATGACTATGGTCGTTCCTTGCTTATGGATGCTATCGGTGGCAATCGTAATGCACTCAGTAATCTCGCTACTCAGCTCAATTGTACTGAAGGACAGATTCAACAAGCAATCTCTGCCTTGACAACCCAAGTTCAGAACGTGGGCAACCAAGTAGGCATGAGCGGAATGCAAACCATCAACGCTCTTCAGCAAGGTAACATGCAGATTGCATCACAACTCGCTGATTGCTGCTGCCGTGTTAATAACAATATTACGGCTATGGACGGAAACGTCAAGTTGGCTATGTGTCAGCAGACTGGCACTTTGCAGAATGCCATCAACAATGTAGCCGTAAGTCAGGAACGAGGCTTTTCTAATGTTGCTTTCGAAACCAAGGGTCAGACATGCGACATTTTGAATGCTATTAAAGATAGTACTCAGACCGTAGTTAATGGCCAACGCCAAGCAGAACTCAGAGATATGCAGGACAAGATAGACCATCTTCGTGAAGAGAATGGAACTTATAAGTCTTCTGCCATGACTTCGCAGATTGTAGGTCAAGCTATGGCACCTGTCAACGCGATGTTGGCTGGCTTGCAAAAAGAGGTAGATGGTATCAAGTGTAAGCTTCCATCAACTGTCACAACCAGCTACAGTCCATTTACTGCTGTTCCAAATTGTGTTGCTTGGCAAACAGGCTTATATGGTCTGAATGGTGTCAACAATGCAAGCTTTTGGGGTTAATTAGGAAAGGAGGCTGCTATGTTATGGATGAGACCTTTTGCATGGGTTAATCGTAACGGCTCGGCAGCTATCGCATCTACAGGCGTGGTGGTGAACACCGAAAATGTCGTTTTCTCGTTCAGAAACCACGCCTTCGTGAATGCTAACTATAGGGGAACTATCTTTGTGAACCTACATCAAGCTATTCCGACTGGTACGACAAATACGCTGCCAATCCTTTTCGAGACCAATGGCGTAACCCAAGCTGTAACTAAGTTCAACGGCAATCCTTTGACGGTAGCCGACATTGCAGGAACTGGAGTTTATCAGTTTTGGTTCGAGCGAGATACTAACACCCTTCAGCTAATGACGGGTATTGTTTAACAATTAACATTACAAAGCTATGTTTCAAGGACTTCGACCTAACAGCATATTCTATGTGCTTGACAAGGGTGAAAACCCAAGTCTTAAAATCGGACAGGTTGTATCGGTCAGTAACCCACAACCTAAGTTCCCAACATATACTCCTGGGCAATTCAACCCACAACCAATGGAGACTACCGTTGATGTTGTCGTAAAATTGCCTAATGAACAAATGGAGTTCAAACAACTCCCATCCAATATGCAAATTGCAAATTCGGAAAACCTCGTGGTTTCTGAAAGCCGTGAAGCTATGGATGCGGAAGTTGAGGCTATGTATCGGCATTCTAAGGAGATTGTGGAAAGCGAGCCATACCACAAAAAGGTTATGGAAGAGTGCGCAAAGATGCGTGCCGTATTGAATCCACAAATAGCCAAAGACAGACAACAGGAAGAAGACATCAATAACCTCAAAAGCGAGGTTAGCGGAATGAAGGGAACTTTGACCGATATTAAGTCTATGTTGTCAGTGGCTTTGGAAAAAGTTAATACAAAAAAGTAAATCATTATGGGATACATGATAGAAATTACCGAAAACAAGGTAAATGAAATGTCTGAACTTGTAGAGAAGATGCTTAAGTATGGTGGCAAACTCATGCACTGCATTGATGAAATGGGTGATGACAAGTATGGAAGAATGGGTCACAGAAGCCCAATGCCGGATTACCGAGACAATTGGGATGACGATGATGACCGCTATGGTGAAAGACATGGTGGTCGCAGAGGTGGCGGTTATCGCTATTAGTATTACACTTTGAGGTGGGGAGAAATCTCCACCTCCTTTAAAAGCTTTTATTATGGGAAGATACAAAATACCACTTGACGCATACGATATGAAGCCTGAAGGGATGATTGCATACCTTCGCTACAATGGCTGGCACTTCAATAAAAAGATGTGCGATTGGGCTATTACCTTAATGCGCAAGACAAACGCAACAACTGGTAAGCTCGAAAAAGTTGAACCGACAGAAAAAGATACAGTCGAGGAACTTCTTAAAGTCAACAACGTAAAGTTGGAGAATGCCGACAATTACGATTTCGTTTATGTCGCAAACATGGCTAGAGCCGATTTCTTTAAGTCTTCTTTAAAAGACGAAGCTGCTTTGGCTCAATTCATTAAGGATATGGTGGATGACCCAGACCAAGCGGACGGATTTATTTTCAATAGATTTTATGCCGATTGCAACCATAATGGTATCGGCATTCCATGGGATGATGTATTATGATTAAACAAGAAATTTACTTGGAGAAATACGATTGGAATGTGATTGTATGTCATGTAGCTAATCAAGAAGATGTTGACGAAGCTATGGACTTACTAAGTTCCATTGATTGTAAGGGGCAACCATTATTGAATGCATACGACCACATTTCAACCGATTCTTCAAACAAAGGATTGACATACACAAATGTTTCAAAGAAAACAAGTGTTGTGCTCATTTGCAAATCTACTTCTGAAGGTGAGTATATAAATAGTCTCACACATGAAATGTTTCATGTAGTAGCACATATATGCAACCATCTGGGAATAGATATGCAAGGCGAAGAACCATGCTATCTTATGGGATGGCTCTGTCAGTCGATATTATAGAAGATTTCCTTATAAGTTTAACTTGGTGGGCAGACCTTGGATTTTTCCATCTGCCCTCCTATAAAATTACAAGAATATGAGTTGTTCGAAAATCAAAAATTACCTTTATGAACGTTTTAATGAGGATTTTAACGTTCTATCTGAGAATGAAAATCGAGTTATCATTACATTTGATGATAATGACTTGTCGGTACTCGTAAACAAGATGGAGAATAAATTATTCATTCTCGTTCCGCTAACTAATATGCATTCGTTTGAACATCATCCGGATTGGATCTTGGTAGATGGCGAACGCATCAATAGCAACCTATTTTGGAAGGAATGCGGCAACCAAGTGATAGAATATCAAGGTGATGCCCCTATAGCTATCAAGCAAGACACCATAGAGAGAATTGTTAATGATTTCATTAAAAACAGATAACGTTTTAAAATTTGCATTAATTTATTTGCAAAGTCATCTTTTTTGTCGTATCTTTGCATTGTAATAAAAATGGTGAGACACACCGGAACAACTGTGTTTTTCAAACTTAATTTTCGTAGATAAAGATATTAATATATCAATATAGAAAAAAGCAAAATTATGACAGAAAAAGGATATTTAATCAAGAAAAAAGTATTATTCATTGATTTAGACGACACGATTATTACAACTATATCAGGAAACACCTTTCCTACAGATGTAACAGATTTCAAAATCCGTAAAGAGGTTTTGGATAAGATTGTAGATGCATTCCCTACTCTTTACTATGTTGAAATAATCTCAAACCAAGGAGGCATCCCTCAATTCGTTGATGAACAGGATTTCATCGGCAAGATTAAGGCTATTGAAAGCTTTATGCAAAAATATCTTCGCAATCATACCGGACGAAATATCTTCGTCAACTCTATGTATTGCCCATCGCATGCAGAGATAGAAATGAGAAAGCCAAATACAGGAATGCTTGAGTCGTATTCTTCTTGGAAGAAAAGTGAGTTGATAATGATAGGTGATGCTAGCGGAAAAGAAGGTGACTTCTCGGACTCCGACAAACAATGTGCGGAGAATTTCGGTATTGAGTACATAGATATAGAAGACTTCTTGAAAATGTGAAAACATAAAAAAGAGAGGCAATCACTTACCTCTCTTACTCAACTTGTAAGGAACACTTACATGTTCAACTATTAGGATAGAAGTAGAAACAAAATTCCCCTATACCACGCCAATAGTATAGGGGAAATATCACATTCCTACTCGGAAAAGTGAAGCTCGATAAAGTATTGCAAAGATAAGCAATAATTCCGAAACCACCAAATTTTTCATCATTAATTTGTTAGATACAGATACAATCCTTCCCCGAACCACATTATCAATATCATAGTTGATGATGTCACCCAAGCCATAAAGAACTTATCTATCGTTTTATACTTATAGGAAAGGTACAGGTAAGCAATGAACGTGCTGTTGATAATTACCAGTATCGCTACTATAATCAAAGTACAAAACATATAATCCATACTCATATATGCTCGCTTATCCGTGCTGCGATAGGGCTTATTAATACGTTATGATTTTCTCTTACTCTTTATGTAGTGTAGTATATCCCACTTCTTCCAATATCGGGTGTGCCCACGTTTCTTGCATTCGCCATGGGGCAAATCGCCCCTAGCCACCATTCTGTTAAGGGTAGCATCAGAAACTCGCAATTTTTCCTTGACCTCCTCGGTGCTCATCATCGGATTGAGCATATCGGGGATGATGTCACACAATCTATCAAGATCCTCATCGCTCATTCCGCAGGCGGTGATTTTCTCACCATTTCGCTGTTGCTCATCAGCTTTAAAGCAAGCATCAGCTAATGACTTAAAAGCCGTGCCGAGTATCTTATAATTCAATATCTTTCCCATTATGCACAGATTTTACGTCCTAACTTTGACCTGCTGATAAACAAATCAGTAAAAGAGTACAGATAGAATATTGCCGTTACTACCATGACTGTAAAACAAGAATCTACCATATCTTTGGTGGTATACCAGCTCCATTCCACAATGTGAGCCGCATTGATGCTTGCAAAGTAGAAGAATGGAATGCGGTATCTCCAACACAAGAAGGAAAATCGGCTTGCTAATATCAAAACCATTGGCAGGACGTACACCATAAAATATATGTAGAGATAGCAAGTTGCATTCTCCGCATAAGGGATGAACATTTCACGAGGATGCTGAGAGAATTCATAAATGCCGTATGCATGAAAGCACATAAGCGTGATAGGAACGTACTTGCAAAACCATCTGAAAAATTTCAGAATCCTTCTGCTATACCGATTACCGTGTCGCATCAGTAAGTCCATAACCTCACTGACATCTTTGTCTTTCAACCACTTTAACAGGTTGTCTTCGTCTTCTTTATTCATAAGCGTTGATTTTAATTAAATGATGGTGCAAAGATACACTCTTTTGCACAAAACCAGCGAAAATGAGAATATTTTTGTGTTAAACTTTATAAAAAGTAACAATCTGAAAGTAGATGGCTGCAAAAATAGCGTTAGAACGGCTTCCTTACCAAATTCTAACGCTATTAGTGTTTATCCTATCACAACCTCAAGGCTCTCCATATCAGCGAACTTCAAGCCGCAATCTTTCGCTGCCTTGAACAGCTCCTTCTCGTCAACGTCCTCGATGGCTACCTCTACCTCGGCATTGGCAAGGTCTGAGAAGTACTTCTCTGTCTTCTGCTTCTGATTGAAGAAGTACTCATTGACCTCAGCGAACTTGGCTGAATCGTCCTTGGTGTATTCGTAGCCCTCATCGGCGTGCTTCTGCTCTAGCTGCTGGCACTCCTGGAGCTTGCGCTGCATCTCCTCGAACTTATCGTCCTTCATGCTCTCCTGTGCTTCCTCCACATCCTTGTCGTAGGTATCGGCTACGTGGCGCAGAGCCTTCATATTCTTCCAAACTCGCATAGCGGCATCATCGCTCATTGATGATGTCTTCAATGCCTTCAATGTCTTGTAGGCTGCAACAGCCTCGAATGTCTTAATCTTTTTCATAATTGTTTCTTTATTTATATGTTATACAATATTCTTCTCCAGATTGCCATAGCAGAATACCTTTCCTATTAACACTGCAAAGTTAAGAAAATAATTCCGAATAGCAATGCAGGAGGAGCAAAATTTACGAATTTTAAAAATCAGCTTCCCCACGTTGGGTAATCACTAGGTCGCAACGTGTCTGCTTTCTCGGTGAGAACGTAAACCACAAATACATTTCTAGTATATTTGTTACATTAATAATATTTACGTTTTAACGCATAATATAACTACCTCCTGGAGGAACTTGTTTCCATCCACCATCTATATTAATTTCAAAAGATAATTGACATCTTTGTCCATAATATCCTCCTTCATAAACATTATCAAATCTTATATATACTTCAATATAATCTGTTCTATCACCTTCGGGAATAGTTACAGAGCCTGTACCTTGACCAGAGCTATTAGACACATAACCTCTTCCGTATGTTGTCTTATTATTACCATATGAGCAAACACTTCTAAATATACCATCATTAACTGTAAATGTAACATCAGGAAGTTTATATATTCTAGCTTTACAAATACAAGTAGCACCAACTAATTCTCTCAACGATGAGAAATCAACAAAACCACTAGAACCACTTTTAATACTTTCCATATTAATTTGTCTAGGATAATATTTAAAACTAATAGCACCCGGAAGAGATATAAAAATTATTTTTGTGTTATCATTTAAAGTTGCATTACGAGTATATGCTAAAAAAGGCACAATATAAATAACTTTATCTCCACTACCTATATCAAAAGTTATTTCTTTACTAGCGTATACATAATCTGTTGGTTTTTTGCAATTACCAACATAATAATTTTTATAAATCTTATCGGTATCATTATATGGTGAATCATAACGAATTTGAATCCAAAAAGACCAAGCTAAAGATAAATCAGGTATTATATCATCCATAGTAAGATTTGTGTTATTATCCACATTTGTATTCATATATAATACACAATTAAATTTAAGAGTTGAAGAATAATAAACTTCAACGGTATTATATTGAGGAAGAGAAGTCAGACATCTATTGTCTTCTGCTTTACTATTATAGTTTCTAAAATCACTTAATCTATAAGGAGAATTAGCACCGCCTTTTGGAAAATGTTTTCCTGATACCATTGTAGTTGTATCAGCACTAATACCACCATTTCTTCCATATATATTATCTACATAAAGGTTGTAACAACCATTAATTGCAAAACCTTCTCCTCCATAATTATTACGTAAGTTCTTATAAGTATCCATAGGTATATTCATACCACAACGAACAACACAAGTATATTTACTATATGAAGATGTTACTATTTCATCAGAGTCTTCTCTAATAGGATATTCTTTAAATTCACCTTTACAATTAATAGGTTTATACTTACTCCATATATTTATATTTTCACTCTTACAAAGAGTAGCAAGGTCATTGCTACTCTCTCCAAGAGCTCGTTTAACATCATCAATGCTAACAGGAGCACTAATAATTCCACTATCACTATTGTAAGACATAATCTTTATTTTTTAAATATTCAACTTCAGTTCCTTATTCTGTTACAACTTCTTTAGTAACAACTCGCTCTACTGTTACATTGAACACTTTCGCAAGCTATAATATAAATCGTTTCATACGCTTTATCTTTAGAACTTAAAACACTAGGCAAGGCAGCTCTATAAGAGCCACCCTGCGTTAATGCTTACTCTGCTGCCTCGCTTGCCATATTAGCGGCGATAGCGGAATTAACCTCCTTAATCAATGCTGATACCTCACTGAGCTTGCTCTGCGGAACACCGCTGATGTTGTAGGTCAGCTCGCTGCCGTTGGAGCTGGCGTTCGCATTGCCGAGATAATTACCATTTGGGTCACCATAGATACTCATATTGATGCTCTCAATGTTGCCACCCGTCTTGTCAACATTGTAGGTGATTTCTACTCGATAGCCGCCCTTGGTGTAAGTGGCAGCTGTCTGTTCACTTTTCTTGTTAATCTTTAAATTCTCCATTTTCTAATCTAATTTAATGAATTAATATTCTTGTTATCTAATCTCTTCTTGTTATTGCCGTCCTTATCTCCACTCAATCGCTGAACCTCTGATTCGAGGAAGACCACCCGAGCCTTTAACCTGCTGACCTCATCGCCCACCTGCTCGATAGCACCGAATGCCGTTGCAATCAGCTTCGGAGACCAGTAGTTAATCTTGTAGTAGCCCTTCTCGTCCGTCTCCACGATGTCCTTTAAGTGAGGGTTGCACAAGACGTGCTGTGCAATCCAACCGATAGACCTTGTGTTGTCCTTCTTCCAAGCAAAGCCGAACGTGCCACCCATTGCCTTGATGATGCCGAAGTAGTCCAGCTTCCGCAAATCCTGCTTCAAGCGGATGTCAGAAGATTGATAAGCTGTAACTCCACCTTTAGCAAGAATACTATTAGGGAAGTAAGTATTCATATAAGCATCATAATCATATATATGACCAGTAGTACTAATTGTATATCTGTCATTAGGATAATTATATTTAGTTAAAGCTAAAGCTCTAATTTTAGCAACAATACCATTACGTAAATTAGTATTATTGCTAGGATGACTAAATACTAATCTTACATAACGATATGTATCATTACCAACATTTACACCTAAAGGACCAACACAAATATCACATTTGTGTGACCATCCAGATATTATTTTAGAAACATATTCTTTATAACCACCAGTACTACTTCCAAAGTATACTTGACATTTTATATCAACTCCATTATTTACATCAACACTTATCCAACTAAGTTCTTGATATGTTTCATCAGGAATCTTAACAGTAACTCTAAGTTGATTTTTCTTTATTTGAGCAAGTTTATCAGCATTAGTATCACCAAGCATATTATTAGACCCTAAAAAATAATTAAATACCCTAGCGTTATCATTTACAAGATTAAATCTATTTTCAGGATTACCATAATATGTATTCCAACTAGCACCGTTATCCATTGAATATTCTACTTGTATATTATCCTGAGGAATACCGTTAAACATATTAGTAACATTAGCAGCAATACTACCATCCCAATTTTTTACTTTAGTACCAAAAGCGTTTACGTCAGCAGTAGTAGCATTTATAGCTTTAGCTGTTAATAAGCTGTTAATAGTAGTAGAACCATTAATACGAGTATCACCATTAATAGTAATGTTATCGCAACTAATAGCATTATTTACATTAAGAGCTTTAAAACTAGCACTACCACTTTGTGATATTTGCCAATAAGTACTACCTATTTGACTACATATATCTTGAGTACATACCCAACCAGAATTATTAGCATTACCTAAATATAAATTACCGCCACTACCTCCAATTCTAGCTCCACTATCAGGAGTTATAGTTGTAATACTTGCGAGTCTAAGTGTACCATTACTTTGTGCATTATTAGCATTAAACACATAACCATCAGCTATACCAAGATAAATAGTTTTATTAGAATGATTATATCTAAGTCCAGCCCATTTATTCCAATCCCAAGCAGTTTCACCAAAACGAATAGCATTACCTGTATTAAATATTACTTGGTCGTCTATAGCTGATATACGAGCATTAGAACTTATATCACTATTTAATCGTATAGCTCCGTTACTAGAGTTACTATTATTTATGTATATTGTTCCGTTCACATTACCTGTGCCATCAAAACTTTGACCCCAAATAGTTCTAGGAGTTTGAAGTTTAGTTGCAGAATTAGCATGACTTACAGTACAAGTATCTGTACCGCTAACCGTACCTTGGTACGCAACATTATACAAAGCGGTGGCGGCAGCAGACAAACTAGTATAAGCCTCCGTGTTATAAGTTGAATTAATCAAACCGAAGCTATTATTTATGCTACCACGTGAATCTTGTATAACACGAATCACAGTTCCTTGATATGCACCTGTAGTTTTGAGGAACACATCAACATAGGCATTTTTCAGATGTATGTAATATCCTGCTTGAATGCTATCGGTAGCATACCCTTGGCGTATTAACCAACGTAGGGAAACACCACCTCCTGCGGTATCGCTATTTGCTATATCATTAGTTCTAAATTCCACTCTACACAAACCGAAGTTTCCACCATGATATCCTTGGCTGATATAAAGTAAAAGAGCGTTATCGTTCCAGCTGTGTGCAACTTTGATATGAGCAATACGCTTGAATGGATTAGGGTCGGTATTACCAATATTGATAGTACAATAGTTGATAGCTCCATTAAGAGACACATTTCCTGTACCATCAAAATTGACATTTCCAACAAAATCTCTTCCAGCTATAGATATATTGCGAGCAGTGACAAGTTTCGTCGCCGAATACACTTGCATGTTCGCCAACGATTTTGCTACCGTTCCGATTGTCATGCTCACACCATTGTTCGTGTTGCTAAGAGCGGTGAATATGCCATTGAGGTGGACGTTATCCAACTTGTCCGCATTGGAGATAGTCTTGCTGTTGATGTAGCCCCATATTGCAGACGCTGGTCTCCTATGTATTTTGTTCTTGGCGTTGCTGTCATTGAATCCATTATCGCTAGCATAGGAGGTAAGAATCTCCGTCTTGTCGGTCACATTTAATGTGCCTATCGATATGGAAGCAATCAAGTCCGTGTCCGCAACGGTCACGTCAGCAGAGCCATTGAATGACTTGCCGAAGACCAAGAGGGAATGGTTCACCTTGGTTGCTGTAGCAGCATTACCACTAATGCTAGCACTAGAAGTTATAAAACCAGCTCCGTTAGTTAACTGATTAGTATTACTAGGTATAACAAAACTTTTAGGACTAGAACCATCATAAGAACCTGTATTATATCCACTCCAAGATAATGAATTTGGAGATTTAAGAGAAGTAGGTATATCAGTCTTCTTAGCATAATCCGCAAGACTTTGATGACTAGTAAGATAAGTACCTAAATTAACAGCTGTACCTCCACTAGCTGCAATAATTTTAGTAGTACCGTTGATTATTACACTATGTGTATGACTAGTTGCCGACTTACCACTAAGAAGTGAATCTACACTACTTTTGGTATAATAGTTAGCAAGACTTTGGTGAGAAGTTAAAAATGTAGCACCTTTAGTAAATGTAATACCCTTTCCGCTTTTAGATACAGACGTGATAGCATTCCCACTTCCACTTACAGATATTGCATTAACGTAACCATCAAGTGACTGATGACTAGTTAAGAACGTACTACCTTTAACTACGCTGATAGTAGTACCATTCTTGGTGACAGACGTAACCGCATTACCGCTACCGCTAACAGAAATAGCAGTAGCACTACCACCTTCCAAGCTGGAGATACGAGAATCAAGAGCCTTGATGGAGTAGGCAGAGGCAATCTCAGACAGCGATTCTGATGTAAGCTTCAAGGCACTTGAATAACTCTTCACACTGCCGTTCAAGCCGCCACCACCGCCCGTGGTAGATGCTCCTGCTCCGTATGCCGTGATACCGCCTGTGGCATAGAAGTTAGCCGCTTCCTTTCCGGCAGCGTCCTTGGATAGTCGAAGGGCATTGTTGGCACTATCATACGATAGATAGATTCCACCAATTTTCAAGCTGCCTTCGGTTGTCACGTTACCCGATACGTCAAGATGAGTGAAAGGCTTCTGTGGGTCGATAGATAATACGTTTGCCAGCTTTGTTGTGTCGGTCGTTCCGCTCTTCCATACAGGTGCGAAGAGAGCAAGCTGTACACCAACATTATTCTTGTTGATAATGAAAGATGTCGGGTCTGCGTGCAAAATACCGTCTGCGTCCCACCAAAGGTTGCCGTTTGCGAAATAGCCAGTTCCGTCAAAGCGTAGGAGGGACTTGGCAGCAATTTTCTTCTCTTCCTCTGTTGTCGTGGAGGCTTGCTTGTCGATAGCCTTTCCACCTAACCAAAAGGCGATGCCATTCTCCTTCGTGTCCGCTCCATTGATACCTGCGGTAACATTTCCCTTATCGTTACGTAAGGCTATCAATGTAGAGAGGATAAGACCACCCTTGACTACTGTGTCTCCATCAACAAGAGCAGCCTTGATGTATTCAAGACCTGCCATATTGGTAATGAGCTTAGTATTGAGACCATCAAACAGATTAGACGTGATATAGTTGTTCGCCACACCCAGCTTGTCGTAGAAAGCCTTATAAGCATTCGTGAAGTTGGTATACTTCTGAGCCGCAGCCGCCTTGATGGTAGCCTTTCCATTTGAATCAGAAGCGTTGTATCTGCTTACGATGTCAGAAAGATAGGTAATGAGTTCATTTTTTGCGCTATCGAGTGTAGCCTTAGTTGAAACCAAATCCGTTTTATAGGTCGTTTCTTTACCATCCTTATCCAACAAGAACTTAGAGCCAACAACATTATTATACGACTCAACGGCTGCATTATAATCGTCCTCCAAACGCTTGCTATCCTGGGCAATAGCCGCAATCTCCGAGCTATCCAAGTAGCCATCAGAGGTAAAAACATCGAAAGCCTTCTTATTGTTAGATACGGTCGTTCCGAGGGTAATCAAATTAGTTTGCGTGTTCTTAATCTCTGCTTGCGCCTTCTCAGCAGCTTTCTTTGCTTCCTCTGCCTTCGTGTCATCGGTATACTTGCTAGCCAATTTCCAATCGGCAATATCAAACTCTTCACCTTCTGCCTTGGAGGTGGAACACTTCAAGATTTCATTCTTGTAGGTACTTCCATCGCTAGGATAGGTGGCATTGACCCACATATCGTTCACATCGTATGGTGGAACTGGCTGAGAGCCGAAGATACGTCTCTTTGATTTTGCATCTTTGAGTGCTTGTCTTGAATCTTCGAGTGCCTTGGTCAGCTCCGTATCTTTGATGATAATCCAATTATAGGTAGAGCCTTCCTTGGCAAAGCGGTATGCCTTGCCCGTCTTGTTGTCATAGTAGAGGTCTCCCAAGTGGGTTTTCTTATCCTTGTCGGTAGTCCACCCAATGGCAGGTGCGTTGGATAGGGTAGGAACACCGTCATAGAACCAAGTCTCAATAGCTCCGTCTATCTGGTTTTGAAGGTCGGTAATCGTCTCCGATTTCTTGATAATGGTCTCAACGGCATTCTTATCCAAGCTCTTCTCGGTGATGTACTTATCCAAGGTCTTTCCATCGTAGGTGGACTTAATATCCAAGTCTCCCTTGATGGTTACTTTCTTCTTGTCGCTATCATACTTGACGTAGGAATCACCCTCGTAATTATTGGCACTAGTAGGTCGGTCTCCGAAGTACATATCTCCGTAGACGTGGAAGAAAGCCTTGTTCGTGGAATGGTTCACGCCATAGTTCACATACTCCTTGTTATTAAATGTGTAGCCGTCAACTCCGTGATAGAGCGTTATGCAAGGGGAATAGGTGTCAACGGCAGAGAATACCAAGCAACTTTGCCTTGTGATGTCCGTTCTATTACCGCACTGATTCAGAATGTCATCAACCATAGGCTCATCGCTGGCTGCGTCCTTGTCGATGTCCGATAAATCCACATAATGATATTTCTTGCCATCTATCTCCACTGCCTCGGAAGACACACCGATGACTAGCCTCCAATAGTAATGGTTGCCTACGTTATGATACTTTCCTGCCGTAAGATTGAAGCTCTTGCTCCTTGCTTGGTCTCCAACCTTCCATTTATTCTCCACCTTTGAGCCATCTTGCTCACCAAGGAAGTAGCATCTGTAAGCCTTCTGACTAACACCATCATAGGTAACATTCACCTCTTCAACCTTCAATATTCGGTTACTGCCTACTGTGGTAATGAACAATTCACCACCCAAGGTGTCCGTATGCAATATCTCCAAGGTCTCGAAGATAGCCTTCATCCTAACATTAAGGTAGTCGGTCGTCAGATGACTTCTGAAAAGCTCGTCTAAAGACCAATCGCCCCCACTTAAAGCCGAATAGTCCCCAACTTGAAGCCCTCGCAAGAACTTAATCAAGAAGTTTGCCGCATCCGTCTTATCCTTATGAAGATAGGAGTTTTCAACCCTCTTGGCTGAAAATACATTGAAGTCTGTAGGTTGAACAGTTGTGTCATAGCTCTTAATGATATAGATACTATTTCCACTACCTCCCTTATTGAGATAGCTTTGCCCATTGAAAACAAGTTCCTCAATCTGTGAGGACATCGCATTGAGCCTAGAGTAAGCTGGTTTCTCACCTACAGTATACTTTACGCTATCAAAGGGAACGTCAAGATGTAACTCATAGCCGATAATTCTAGATGCTCTAAAGCTCATATCATATCCCTTGTTGAATAGGTTCACCCTATCGCCCTCAAAATGGAATTGTCCCTTGCCGTCATTGTATGAGTAATCAGACGCAGCCGTGCAAGTATAGGTCGTAGGGTCTATCATTGACTTCTTCAAGTTCTTGATGGCATCGGTCAAGAGCTCGTTGGCGGAAGATGTCACCAAGGTATTGCCCAACTTCGTTGAGTCCCAATTGTAGAGTACAAAGGTATCTCCGTCTTTCGGATGCAGAACCGTGTCTGGCAAGAATCGTCCGTAGTCCTCGTTTGCAACAATCTCAAAGACCTGTGCCGCTGGATTTATCTGTTCCTTGCCATCCTTCAATATAGGGCTACCATTAGCATCTCTCAAAATCTCGGACTCACCATCGGGATTGAACTGACACTCGAAATCCATTCCATTCAACGAACCACTTTGGAAGATAATATGCAAGGTCTTTCCACTGAGGATGTAGGAACTTCTGAAAGCCATGTCCCCTGTCTTGTTTCCGTCTGCGTCTACGATGGTCAGTCCCTTTACTCGATAGAAAGTCCTCTTGATATAGTCGCCCTCCTCGGGTGTGCTCTCGTCCTCAACATCCTTCTCATAATAGGTAACATTAGAAGTCTTGATTAAGTTCCTTGGATAAATGTCATCATTGGTGGTAACGCCCTCTACATACTCGTCTTCGGTAAGTCCCTTGACTTGCAAGCAACCATTCTTCAACTCAAAGCCGTTATCTTCCAAGAGTTTCTTGTTCTCAGCGGAGCACTCTTCTAAAGTAGGGAGCATAAGCCTCTTCTCCACCACTCCGTTCTTTGTAACGTCAGCGGAAGAGTTCTGCTTATATCCACTAGGTAAGTTCCTAGCCGCTCCAAAGGCATATACCCTGTTGGCATAGCTTGCTTGGCTCTGCGAGCTTGACATTGAAACAATGTTTTCGCCATCCTTGAAGTCTACAACCTCATTGGTATTCTCGCAAGTACCAAAATGCACGAGGTTTCCCTCTACCCACCATTCGCACTCAAAGGTCTGTGCGATATTAGCGATAGCATCAAGAATGCTAGAATTGGAATAGGTGATTACCTTGGACTTAGTACTGTCAACGCTAGCATCCACCACGAATGTGTAATCGCTACCTTTTCCCGTGTAATTCGGGTCATAGAGATACGACTTGCTAGCCTTAGCCAAGAAATCCAAGTTATCCTTGATGATGTTTGCATGTGTAATGATATTCGAGGTAAGCGTGAATGTGCCCTCTGGAGAACCAGAGTTAGGCATATATTTCAGTCTCTTGTTCTTCCATTTCCTATAGTAAGCATCAAACTCCAACTCATAGGAATATCCAAGAGTGCCATCGTCCTTTGGCTTTACGTTATCAACCAACTCAAACCTTCCATAGTCAGTAACGATGAAATCTCCCATCTTGAAGTATATCGCACTGCCAAGCTTAAAGGATAGCTTGCAATAGTGGGACTGCATCAACTCGAAGTGCACCAACGCATCCTCCGTTACGGGAACGGAGCACCTTACGTGTACGTCTCCCTTTGTGTCGTAATACTTAACCTCTATATCCTTGTATGTCCTCATTGTAAATCCTCAAATTCCTTCATGTTAAACTTCTCCATATCATCGCTTGTGAGCGCACCCCTGTTCTTCGGGTCATACTCAACGAACTTAATGCTCTTCTTCCCGATAGCTCCTCCCTTTCCTCGGGAATAGCTAGTGGACTTCCTAGAGCAGAAGAGCCTGTAAATGTCAGACTTGGAAGACGGAACTTGTATAGTTACGAATCCATTATCCATCAGCGCATCGAAAGCCGCCAACCTCTTGTTATAGTCATTGTGGTCTCTGCCTACAATCGTAAACTCCAAGGTTACGTTCCGCTCCGCCTTCTTCGGTCGTATCAGTATGACCCTCGTTCCGTCCTCTGTGCGCACGGAGTTGGTGATGTAGTCCTTGTTGTCAGCATCCGCTTCCAAGGCATCAAGAAAACCGCTACCCATCTTGATACGATATGTAGCCCATGCGTCTTGTCCGTTTATGATAAGTTCATTCGTGTTCATGCCAACAAAGTTAAAAACAAAATGAGGAATAATATTATATTATTATCATAATGCTTTCACTTAAAATTTAAGTGCAAAAAGGGCGCAAATCCTAAAAGGAAATGCGCCCAAAAACAATAAGCTTTTAAAATTATGAAGTTGTGTTTTCGTTTCCCTTTACCTTTGCAGCTAACGCTACTTTATCTTCTGCATCCTTGCGTATCTTTTCAATTTCTTCAGCAGGAGCGTCAGTTAGAGCCAGCATTTGTACAGCAGTCTCTAAAGAAAGTACGCCTTGATTATATAGTTCCGCTATTACTTTCCACTTATCCTTTTTGTCATCCTCGAAAGGTTCGGCAAAATCGAATTCGACCTCCAACTTATCCAACTTGCTTCTCATCTCAGGATATAGTTCCTTCATTACGGCTATAATCACATGCGATAATCTACCGACAAGTTCTTCATAGATTTCCATTCGGTTCGCTCGCTTGATGTAACCCAATACCAACGCTCGTTTTATGCCGACACTAGTAAGCGTACTCATAGCTTTCATCAGTTCCGGTGACATATCCGGTGTAAACGTATCAAACAATATAGACTGAGCCAAGTCTTCTTTCTCTGCCTTGCGGATTTCGGAATTCTGAGGTGGGTTGATATATTCAAACCTAGAGTTCTTGCTTGTAAGTTGTATGAGTTTACCTGGCTTGTTCCGCTTAGGGATTGATTGTATCACGTCAGCAGTAGCAGCGGCAATAGGGTCAGCAAAGTAGTTGTTAGTATCTCCAATCTTGGAATCAAGCATCTCTTCACGTTCCATTCTTGGCTCTGCACCATCCCATGCTTTAGGTTGGCGAAAGTAGATGCCGTTAATCTTTCCTGTCGGATTAGGATACTTATACACTTTCCACCCAAAGCCACCACGTTCACAATGATAGTTAAAAACGGATGTCAATATATCCCAACATTCGATAGTCTTTGACTCTCGCTTTAAGGAATAGCCTACAGCAAAAGCAAGCATGTTTCCGTATTGGTCAAACAACTCTCTCATCTTATGTCCCTTTGAGCGAGCTGCAACATACACATCAACATGCATCTTTCCGTTTTTTTGCGAAAAATTAAAAACAAAACCGCTTTCGGTTTCTGCTCCAGCAAGTCGCTTGCATTGACGTAGCTTGGTATTGAAGTATATATCCTTCAAGTATTTTTTATATAGTTCAAAGGCTTCATCGTCACCTTCAGTCTTCTTCCACATAATCGGATTGCCTAACAAGAAGAACAATTCTACCTCATTTATGTATCTTTGTCTTGTTCTTGCCAACTTCTCCGTCCTGTATGGCTTCTCTCCCTTTACCCATTTATCTTCACGGCTCATCACCTTATGGGTTTGTGGATTATATTCCGAAATGGCATTATCCACATCGAAATCATGTTGTTCCATCATATTTACGACAGAATCAACATCATTATCTTCCAAACGTTCGAAGATGCTTCTCTCCACACCCAATGCATTGAGCGTGAGGTTTCGAAAATATGTCTTTATCTGAATAATTGAATCTACAAACATCCTTATAACTTTTTGAAGCAAAGGTAATAATAAACAGGGTTTCTACATACTTTAATTTACGTATGCCTTTCACTTAGTTTTTAAGTGAATAAAAAAGACTATTTACTAAAGAATCTATTTTTATTTAGTAAACAATCTTTTTTATTTACATATGACTTTTATCTACCCTTATAGCATACTTACACTAACAATCTAATAATTAAACACTTGTATTTTTATTACAAAAGTAATTATATTTGTCATTTAGTACACTCCTAAGTCTGATTTAGATGCTTTTCTTGGCTTCATCACTTTACCGAGCAATACGGCAAGAATATAATACCTAGCAGCATCTATCAAATGGTTATCATGGTCTTCGGGAACATTGATGTAATTACTATCCTTATCCTTTGACCACACATATTTACGGAACTCGCTCTGTAAATGGACTGATTGCTTAGTTGTGAAGATTTCGAATGTCTGCATCTTGTCAATACCAGCCAATATAGAGCCAGCACCCTTTTGTGCTCCATATATAACTATTCCACCAAGAGCTACCTCATCTATAAGTCTAGGGTCAGCACTATCTGCATACACAAACAAGCCTTCGTTCGCATAAGGGCGCAAGAATCTTATGATGTCGCTAGATAACATTTCCGTTCTATAGCAAAGTTCCTCTATGTATAGGCGTTTGTCTACGATGCCACACTTCACAATAGCAGTATAGTCTTTCGAATATCCCCAGTCTACTCCGATGGCTACTTTCCTTGCGTTGCTAGGGAACTTGTCAACGATGCCTACATGCTTGAATATTGCACCCTCAGATACGTCAGACCATCTACCTATCATTATATGAGCATATTTCTCCGGTTCATTCTCCTTCATCTCTAATACCTCATTAAGGAACTCAGGTGAAAGATGCTTTATATTATCAAGATAGGTCGTATGTATATGAAGTACTCTAGGGTCTGTACTGATCTGGACGGGAACGCCATCAAAATACACCTCTTTATGTGTCTTTTCGATGAAACGCTTATATACCCAATGATTTGAATCACAAGGGTTCATAATGATTATTACTCGGTTGTGCAAGCCTTTCTGACGGATTGAAAGCATGATGCGCTCAAAATCCTCCTCACTCGTCCATTCCTCAGCCTCATCAACGACAAACGTAGTCACACCATGAATAGACTTTAACTTCGCAGTCTGATTACCGCTAGCCGTATGAATACCACGGAACATGATTTCAGCTCCCGTCATTTTGTTGACTATATCCGTCTTCGTGTTCTTGAAATAATCCTGTGTGCCATCTATCTCTATTTTCTCTTTAACCTCTGGAATTACGGAAATAGCGGCACTCACCATTGTATAACGTGTATAAAGAATCTTATGTGCTATCTTTCTTTCTGCATTGTATTCAAAAGTAAGTCTTTCGATAAACTGAGAAGCAGAGAAACTTTTTCCTGACGCACGGCTTCCTGTTATAAGGTAAATGAAATGCGTCTTGTCATTATATAACGGATAATAAACGGAATGTGTTTTTGCCATTATTCACCCTCCCCTTGCTCTTCTGCTTCCTGCTCAATCTCTCTTTCTATCCACTTGTTGACGGATATACCTTTCTTAGGGTCAAAAGGAATGCCCTTTTCCTCTTCATCCTTCTTACCTCTCTGTATCTCTCTCCAAGTCATATCGTAATGGAATAACCAAGTAGAAAGAGCTTGTACGTTAGGTGGGGTCTCCTGCTCGGTTTCTCTAGTTTCCACTACTATATCATCTGTCATAACTCCATCTACAACCATATGTCTTTTGGTGGTTGTCTTGCCTTTTACCTTGACACCTCCAAGGGCGCATTTAAGGAATCTTCCACGCACGATTGCATTGATAAACTCTCTGCCACGCACGAGGGATTGAGTTATCCTTTCGCCTCTTTCCGCATTTTCGTCTTCATTCCAATTCTCGTATTTTCCGTTTTTCATTCGGTTGAAGACCTGTGGATTTAGGTCAACCCCAAACTTCAAACCAAGGGCGTAGGCAATTTCAGAATCCTTCTGACCTTGCTTTGCAAGCTGTTCTATCTCATCGTAGAAAGCATCGCCATTGTAATCAAATTTCGGTTTTGCCATTTTCTTGTATTTATTATTGTTTCGCTATATATTGGGCAGATGGGATTTATACCTTGCCTCTAATTTTGTTATACATATAGATAGGAACGGCTAGTAAGAACATTGGTATTGCCAATATCATAGTTATAGCCAAGTTCGCAATCTTCATTAATCTTTTTCCGTTTGCCTTCATAATCTTTCGATATTTATGAGTTGACCAATTGTCCTACCTTGTTTATCAAAGGAGTAAAGAGACACGACACCCACATATTGAATGCGTTCTTTCTCCTCTTGCCAAGAAACATAGAAACAATCATAAATGGAATGAGCATACCTATTGTTATTGCCGCTATTATGTACCCTAGTAATATTCTTATAATCTTTTTCATTGCTTATTCGTTTATATTCGTTTTGCTACTTTCATAAGCATTTCTCCCTTGATTACCTTGTCGGTTTCGATGAAGCCAAAGGTGCTCATAAAACGTTCCTTGTTCTCTATATTATCAAAGGAAAGCATGACGTAAGACTCGGCTTCTAAAGCTTTTTCCGCTGCCTTGGTATTTACCTCTTTCTTTACCTGTTGCATACGTTCTTTATTCGCTTGATATTGAGCCTCTTGCTGCTGATTGGCTATAATTTGATTTTGTTCTATCTGTCGTCTCTGCTCTTCTTGCTCATCCTTTGATACTGGTTCTTTTCTGTTTTCGCTTTCTTGGGCAAATGGGTCTAGTAAGGAATTGAGTTCTTTGCCTAACTCGTCTTCTCCTTCAGCCTTTACCATTGCATCATAGCCGAACAAGGACAGGTCTTCTTCCGTTAATCCGGCATCCATATAGTTTATGTCCGGCAGTAATTCACGGACTTTCATGTCATCCCATTCTCCATGAGCATTCTCGGAATTAAGCATGAAGTTCAGTTCAACTTCGGTCTTGTAATCCACATTTACAGCCTCAGCCAAAAGAGTATAATCCTTTTCGGGATAGCCCATAATCTCATCCATGATGGTTACTTTTTGGTTGCCGCCTACGATGGTCATTGTTGGCTTATTGACGGTTATACCACCAACAACGCCAAATTTTCTTATGGAACGTTTCAATGTAGCTTTCTGCTGCGGTGAAATCTTCCTTGGATTATATGGTGCTATCTGCACTTCGGAGCGTTTGAACTCTTCTTGCTTGCCTGTGAAATAATCTCTTGGTTTCGTCATCTTATCAACTCATTGTTTCTTGCAAAGGTATGAATAATAATTGTTTAAGAGAAATGTTTACTTGCGTGTCTTTTCACTTTGTCTTTTAAGTGAAATAACATATCGCAGCAATATATTAATTGGCTTGCATTTTGGTTAATTTTGCACAAAAAAGATATGGGAGACGTTGGTAATAATGGGGCATATGCTAGGCTGAGAGCACAAGCTACCTCTATGCTGAGAAAAGCCGAGTCGGTTGGTAACAAGCTACAAGCTATAGCTGAAGGTATAGCTAAGAAGTATGGAGCAAGGGTCACTCCTATCAATTACAAGAGTGTTGACTCCATTGTACGCAAGGCTAAGGGCGAGGCTAATGGTATTAAAGACATTAAGGACTCGTACAGAACAACCATCATCGCAGATAAAGGGTCAATACCGAAAATAATAAAAGACCTTAAAGGCAAATACAAGGGCTTTGAGTTCGTTAGACTCAAGGAACAGAAACTGGATACTGGCTATTCAGGAAACATCATCAATATTCGGAACAAGAAGACCGGACTTATTGGTGAAATACAAGTTAACACCGCCAAGATGATTTACGCCAAAGAGAATTACTCGATAGCCTACAAGCTGTTGGGTGGGAAGACCATGCGAGAAATCTATAAAGAGACCAAGAAACCATCCGGTTGGGGACATGCATTATATGAGCAAAGTAGAACCGCCAAGAGTAACGGAGGTAAGAAGCAAAGGTCGGTATCTATGCAACAAGCTTACTATGCAACATTTCAATAATTAATATATTTAAATTTCAAGTAATAAACATTAATTTGTTTGCAAGTTTAATATATTTTTTATATCTTTGCATTGTAATAAGGAGATAAAGACTATGAACAATAAAGATAAGAACAAAATCAGCCACCTCCTTAAAAACGGAGAGTCGGTTTATGTTTACTATTGGGAGGATGACATCGTTGTCCGTTATCAATATGTAAATAAAGAACTTATGTGTTACCCTAAAGGTAAAGGACGTAAGCCAAAGGAGTTTAAGTTTAATGAAAACACCTATGCACAAGATGCTCTTGAGTTAGGTGAGCTAATAACGAAAGAAGAATATGAAAGATTCTGAAATGATAGAATTGTGCCTTGGTATCGCTTGCAAGGCGCACAAAGGACAGATTGATAAGGTTGGATTGCCTGTTATATTACACCCTATCCATGTAGGAGAAATGGGTAATAGTACCGAAGAGATTTGTGTCGGATTTCTCCATGATACGATTGAAGATACGGATATGACCTACGACAAGCTGTTATCACTAGGTGTTAGAAAAGACATTGCCGATAGTGTATGTGTCCTAACCCACAAGAAAGGTGTTCCGTATTTTGACTACATACAATCAATCATTGACTCAAAAGATATGGTTGCAATACAAGTCAAAATCAACGACCTGCATCACAACCTAACGAGAGCTAAAAAGTACGGATTTCAAAAGCAATATGAAAAATGTACTACGGCATTGTCAATGATGGGAAGGTTCTTCCCACATGAAGAGGGACAATACTACCCATCGTTCGAATATATTCCTTAAGATGTACGCTTACGTGTTAAATTCCATCCGTATTTCTTTGCGTATTCTTTCATAACTTGATATTGCGCACCAACATTACCTCTATCATTAGCTTCCGTGACACGTTTCTGTATTTCGTTTGCTTCACGATTATAACTAGACACATCACTTGCACTAGGGACTTTTCCTCCTTTCGTAAAACTAGAACGCTTTCTGTTTAAAGCTAGCACTTTCTCGTTTATTCGATTTCGTATTCCGCTCTTTGAAAGATACTCTGTCTGTTTTTGCTGAAGGGTTCGTCTCCATTGCGAATTTTTCTTACCAAAAACATCCCATGCATCCGATTCTGAAAGTCCCCACCCTTTACTTGGTCTCTTCAAAGAATACGTATAATTCTTTGTAACTGCTCGAATCTCGGAAGCGTTATGTGCTATAGTTGTAAAAATGTCAGCTCCGGACAAAATTGTGCCAACTCTTCCAGCTATAGTATCTCCAATACCTCTATTAGGATGGTTGTGAGTAATGATGGCATCTTTGTAGTTATAGCCAAAAGGTAATTGCGTACTATGTGCCTTTCCTGTTTGGGAATGCGCTATTTCTTTTCCGTCCTTATTAAAGGCATAAATACGTTCCGTCTTTAGCTTTCTAATCTTAGCTTCAGTGTCAGACAAAGCCGCATCCAACCCACGGCTATGTCCGGCATTGATTTGCCTATCCGCTCTTTCGCCTCGTTGAGGTCTGCCTCTATATCCTCTATCTGCCATATATAAATCTCCTTTTTTATTTGCAAAGATACAAAATTTGCAAGGGAGTACCTAAATATCAAAGGTTTACAACTTCACTTATCTATATTGTGCAATCATTCTTTATCTTTGTTGTATTTAACCTCAACACCAATCAACGTTTGTTTCACAAAAACCGCCTTACAAGACAATAACTTTCCATTCTTAGAGAATTCTTTGTCCTTGTACCTAATATCATATTTGCCAATATGGTAATCGTAGCAAGCATCAATACAACTCTCTACAAGCTTCTTCTCTGCTTCGAAGTATGGCATTTCCTTCTTGCTCACTTTCGCAAGCCACCCACCACCTTGTATTAGGTCGAATATTCTTGAATACCCATCACGCAAGCCATTGCAATATGCGGCATAAAACTGCACTTTCTGAAGAGGAACTTTTGTACCTTGTTCCAACAACTTGACAGCCAACGCCCTAGCCTCATCATCTTGGCTCTGCTCTAGTATCTTCATTGCATGGTTTACAACTCTTCTTTCCTGTTCCGTCATGTTATTTAAAATTTAAGTTTTTCAGAAAGCTCAATCTACCTTCTACTTGTGTAAAGGTTTCGTCCAACTCATCGTCACTCATAGAGGAATAGAAAGTATAACTGCATGGACGCATAGTAAATCCATCAATCAAGAAGACAGAGAACCACATAATGCGCTTTACACTACATTGTTTCAGATTAACTTCTAATGCTCCTTGCTCTACTTTTACGACAATATTATTGGTTGATTTAATGCTTAACGCCTTACCTAAAACATCATTATATACTTCATTCATTACTCTTCTCTTTAAATCCTACATATCTCTTCATTTCACTATAAGCTCTCTTCATAGCCTCAGCCGGAGAAAGATTATACTTTTTCTCAATATCGCTTGTTATATCCGCAAGATGCTTTCCAAACAACTCTTCAATATAAGAGTCATCTTTCATCCGCTGAATACCCCTTGCATATATCTTAGCCTTATCCATGCCCCATTCCAATCCCATTTCGTGAATAAAGTCATCCAATTGCATAAGGCTTTTCTTTCCGAAGTTTCGGAATTTTATCATATCGAGCTTGGAATATTGTACCAAGTCTCCAATAGTATCTATGTCGGCTGCCTTTGTCACATTAAGGACACGAACTGGTAAATTACAATTAACTAATCTAATGGAGAACAATGAAGGGGGAACATCTTCAGGTTGTTCTTCTTCTTTTTTACCCTCTTGCATAATAAACTGCATTTTTACATTCTTAATTTCCTCTTTCAAGGAATTGTTCTCCATCTTCAAGTCTACAAATTCTTCAATCGCATAGTTGAACTTCCGGATAGCCTTAATAACAATCTGGCGCACCCTTTCTCTTGAAAGTTCAAAATTATCGGCTATATCACTAATTCGGTCTCCATTGAAAAATGCTTGCATAATCTTTTTCTCTCGTAATCCGTATTGTGCCGTTAACTCCAATAACATACAAAGTGAACTACCTATTTTGTCATAGCTGAAAGAAGAAACGTTCAACGCATCATGCATTAACATTTGTATCTTAGCATTTACCTTGCGCTCACTTGCCAACAACTCTTTCCGCTCTCTTTCAAGTAAATCCTCTGAGACAGATAACATCTTGTATTTCTCGGAATACTTCTTAACATCATCGGCATTCACCCAAAAGCGTTTACTGCTTTTATCATTGTAGCCTCCAAGCAAGCCCTTGTTAACCCAGTTCGTAATCGTCTGAGGGTCAACACCTAAATAAGCAGCGGCATCATTTCTTGTCATTCTCTCCATACGAAACCCTTTCTTTTATTTTTTGTTCTTAAAATATTCACCATAGGCATTAACCAAATCTTTTTCAGTAATACCTCTTCTCAAACAATCATTAGCGAAATCTACTCGTACATTATCATTCCTTTGAACTTTATTGTATCGTTCTGAATACTCTTCAATTAAGTCCGCAACAACCATATACGCTTTAATTTGGGAGGTTTTAAGCATGTCAACACTAACAAAAGTCTTGCATATATTGATACCTCGCCTTTTGTCAATCTTTTGCAGATAAAGCCCCATACTTGTAGCAACAACCTTACTTGTATCATTCTTATAAATAAGTACCGTATAGCCTACTTCTCTTTCGATGTGAGCAAGCACCCTATTAATTGGCATGTTCTCTATTCCCAATGCTCGCTCGGCATATCTCCGCAAGAAATGAGGCGTATAACTGAACTGCTCTGCACTATTCTCTTCGTCCAACAAGGAAGTAGCACATACGTAATCGTCCGTTTCCTTGCAATAGATAAACATGTCAAAATAGAATTGTCTTATGTTCCCTCTATCTACAAACACGCATACTTTGTACTCGGTAGCGTCTTTCGTCTTGAAATCATAACACTGAGTTGTGTATCGTCCCATTCCTTTACGAAGCTCACGGATGAGTTTCTTTGCTTTTTCGATAGCAAACTTTTCTAGCATAGGCTTATCTTTCTTGAATATCTCAAAAAGTTCACGCCCCGTCATAGAGCCTATAATCATTCTTTTCCCTCCTCTTTCTTATTCAATTCGTTAGTAAAAAACCTTTTTAACCCATCGTATTGATTTACCACCTGTTCCAAAGCCTTATTCTTCTCACGCAACTCATCACGCTCTAAGAGTAACTTTCTGTACTTCTCTAACTCACATCTAACTTCTTTCGAGTGAAGCCTCTGTAGCTGATTGTTGAGTTCATTAAGTTTGTAGCCTTGTTCACGTGTTTTCTTACGAAGGCGACACAATTCTTCTTGCATTTTGGAATAATTCTCCAATACCCTAAGAGTTATTCGCTCTTCTGGTATATCCTTATTCATATCATTTTTTCTTGCCTTACTCATGTTTAAAACTCCTTGTCCTTTAAAAATAAAACGCTCCCAACCAAATAACTACCTTTCCAGCCAAGCCCCTTCGCTTGTATTGTAGCCAAAGTATTTATAGGTTTATGTTTGAGAAGTCCTTCTTCATCGCACAATAATATGTTATTATCATCAAGATGAACCAACTCGACATAACCACCAACTAAAGCCTGAGCCTCCTCTAGAGTAATCTTTACTCCATTCTTTGGCTGCACCTCTTTGACGATGCAGCCTACCTCGTATAACTTCATGCTCTATAAATTTAAATAAGACATCATATCTTGAACGGCATCCATATCTTTTTCGATACGGTCATCATACATGCTTTTAATACTCTTAGAAACCTCTAATATTGTAAAGCAGTAGTGTTTACCTTTAAAGTAAAAAGGTAACTCATTACAATTCGACTTGTTTGCCGTGAAATTATAAGAACTCCCATGATGAAAGTCAAACTCAAAAGAGCTGTTGTTATCCTTGCATCGCTCTACGACCTTACTTCTCCATTCTGCAATATGTGCTTGCATCTTTTTCTTATTGTTAGAAGCTTCTAACCATAAGGTAGATTGCGCAGCTTTCGAATGATAATAGTTTTCACTATCTAATATCTCCAGCTTAATGCAAAAAACTTGATTTACTGCAATCGGTTTTAATGCTTTTAATGCTTCATCCAAAGCGATAGCCAAAGCTCCACTTTTACAATTATTTGCCCTAAATTGGCTTATAACTTTATATGCAGTCTTCTTATCCATAATCTCAAAGTTTTAAATTTCAACACCAAAATTCTCTGCAAATATCTGAAGCATTGTCAGCTCCAAAATAACTTTCTTTGCCTCGTCTTCACTCATACCATAGCATATTGCAAAACGCTGACGTAATATAGCACAATCCATATCGTGACGCTCATTTAAGAAAGCTATCATATTTCTTACTAATTCTTTGCTATTCATTCTCTTAAACAGTTTTTGTGGTGTGTCTCACCATTTTTATTATTTGTACTTTTCAATTGTATTAAAGACATTATCTAAAGCCTCATCGCAATATGCCGTACTAGTTACACATACGCCTCTAGAAATCGCCTTGTAACAATCCCTAAGACCAAGCAAACCACCAATAAGCTTAGATGCATCATAGCAAGTAAACTTATTCAAGTCCAATGCATCAATAGCATTAATACCATTTTCTGTAATAACACCTTTAATATCATTGATGAACTTCTTCTGCTTTTCGGTAATCATCTTCATAACAATTGTGCTAGTTTTTAATGTGCTCGCTCTGCACTATCTTGCAAGAAACTTGTCTTGCGGCAAATCTTCAAGTACCTCTTAAAGACATTGCAAAGTTACGAAATAATTTTCTAACATGCAAATGTTTTATGGTTTTTCTTTATTTGTTTAACCTTTCTTTACTTATAATGTTTCTATATTGCATACATTAACAATAAAGGCAGACTTTCACAAGCCTGCCAATACATATAAAGAAGATAATACATTATTATATCCTCAAATCCGCAACCTATAGGGTTTAGTGGGATTTTGCTTGCAAAGCGACAAAA